CCAGGCCAGCATGATCAGATTTCTCATGGGAATTGGGCGGATGGAAAAGGGGTTGTCAATTGGAGAGAACGAGTTGTACAGAACGACGGAAAAGCTGTTGGACATCAAATCACGACCAAAGATGAGTTGGAGCAAGTTCTTAGAGGAACAAAAGGTCTTTGGGACCCAAACCCCAACAAGCTCCCTGTCTATATCAATCCTCCAGGATCAATAGATGACTATCTTGAAAAGCTGACCGAGCAGCATAGCATAGAGGCTATAAACGAAAGGCGTTTATTTGTTTTTATGGTAGACAACAAGACTAGAGCTCTCGTCCTGCCAAGTGATATCACTTGGCAGGATTCCCACTGGGCACTTGCTGACTCTGTCTCAGGTCAGATACGGGGAGGACAGCCAGGGTTCCTTTTAGGAGAGCGGGGAAATGTTTCAGATCAGGTGAATAACCTGTTGGATGGCTCAGTGCATGGGCGTGTTTATTTCAAAGAACCGTCTACGGAAGACTTTAATCTTAAGCTACAGATTGAAAGAATTGAGTTCAATATTGACTATGCTGGTGTTGTGAACACAAGAAACGAAAATTTTGCGTTCAATCTCGACTATGGGGATCCCTCTATCGGTGTTCAGTCGGGGGACGCTCGTGATAAGGCCTATGATAATATCTACGCTGCTATGGAGCAGCTCTCTAAGTTTGGGCTTGCCGATGATACTCAAGTTTTGATCCGTGATTGGTCGTTATCAGACGGTGTGCTCACAACTCTCAAACATCTTCCAGGTCAACACGATCAATTCTCTCATGAAAGTTGGGCAAGGCAGGGAGTATTGTCAGGGTTTGAAGACTTTATTCAAGAGGATTACAGAGGACCCAGACCTGAGAGTTCGAGTAAATACGATGAGATGAGGAATCATTATCTACTCCCTCCGGAGGCAGACAGTCCGATCATGGAAGTAAATGACCTGGCCGGAAGTGCCGCCGTTGAGGGGACAAAGAAATTTGTTCAATACCTATACGCTCCGGATGATCCAGATAAATGGGATGAGGACTACTGGTATGAACTCTCGTGGGATGCCGCACAAAAGATTGGAGAATCTTTTGATCCAGAGATTATAGAGGGTGAGTGGGGAGCTGACTTTTTCAGTGATGGGTACTTTACCGGAGACAAATTCAAAGACCGGGTGGATGATCTCATCAACGGCTGGAATGAGCGCATGCCAACAAGTAATCTCACAGGTTTGTCTATGATGGAAGTAGCATCCGACCTTTTTGGTGTTGGTGAATCTGAATTCCAGAAAAATGAAAAGCCGATGTATGCCGGGGAAGAAGAGGGTAGTGAGAGGAGTGTCGCAGTTAGGGAGAGCCTGCCTCTGGGAGATGTGAGATATTCATTTCCGTTTGAAGAAGCTTGGAGAGATATGGAGATTCTGCCTCTCGGCTTTCCGACTGACTTCGAGTTTGCAGATGAGAGTAGAGCTGCAACCAGGTACATGCTTGGTAAGATGTATGAGAATACTCAAACAGAGTTAGAGGCCGCAGGGGTAGAGAGTGTTATACTTTTCAGGGGGGTTCCGGCGCACAGGTTGGGAGATACTGAGACAGGGGCTGTCATTGAAATTGAGTCAAATACTCTGACAAGTTGGACAACTAACCCAGAGGTGGCTGCTCAGTTTGGAAGACGGATCGTAGCCGTAGTTCCAAGGGATCGTATTTTGTCTACCGCAAAAACAGGATTTGGAACATACCCACAGGCAGAGGTTGTGCTCATTGGCGGAATGGGGGGAGATCAAGCTCTTGTTTTGGATACACCTGAAGCTGAGAGGATACAAGGTGGAATCTTTGGGGGTGCGTTCAAGCATCTCCCTGGTCAGCATGAACAGATTTCACATGGCAATTGGGCGGACGGCAGTTTAGAAGGCGATCCTATCCAGACCTCCGACATGTTTATTGTCGATGGCCGTGTGTGTGCATCTATCTTACGGGAGACTAGGGGCTACCATTCAGTTCATCCCAATCAAATAGGAGTCTATATCAATCCAGAGAGCTCCCAGGATTATTTGGAAACTCTGAAAGCCCAGAATGGCGACTTGGAATACTACCCGAAGTTTGAAGTAAGAGTGCTCTATAACCCTAAGACAAGAGCTTTGATCTTGCCCTCCGATCCGATCTACCAAGACTCTCATCAAATGCTCGCTCAGGCCGTTGTGGGGCGTGATTTGGGGAGCATTGAATTTGATGAGTACGATTCGGGTGACTCCCTAGAAGCATCCTATGTGGGCAATGATTTACTGGACTCTTCGGTGCATTTGGTATTAGAGATTGACCCAGATGCGGGGTTTGTATTTACAGAGGTTGGAGCAAGTGTTCCCTTTGCCGGAGCAAGTGGAGAAAAGGCCTGGGATAACATCTATGATGCCTTTGATGCTCTGCACAAGTGGGGCCTGCCAGCGGAAACAAAGGTTGAAGTCTTTGGAGGGAGTTCCTTCAGAGATGTATTGAATACCACCCTCAAACATCTCCCAGGACAGCATGAACAGGAATCTCACGGAAACTGGGCGGATGGGCGGCCTTCCCTTCCGAGAGGTGCCATCACTGATATTGAGACAGTAGACAAAGTTTTGTCGAATGTGACAGGGCTCTGGAAGGCAAATGATGAGTCGGATGGGGTGTATATAAACACTCCCCTTGACCAGTATGTCGAAGTCCAGAAGGAGTTGAAATCATCTTTTGGGGAACCAATGGCATATTTGCCAGCTCTATTTGATCCAAAAACAAAGGCATTGATTTTTCCGAGAAGCCTCGTCTTTGACACTCGACATGGAGGGATTGCAAAGAGTGTAACAGGCAATGATGGCGTCACAGAAAAGTACACGACAGATAACCCGCTATTCATTGATTTGATTGATACTGAGCGGGAGCTTTTGGACAGGTGTGTACATTTGGAAGTTTTCCTTCGTCCTTCAGAGGATGGGAAAGTCTTGATTCCGGAGGTCACAGCTAATATAGATTATGCCGGGTTCAAAAATGCCAGATACGACAACAAGAACAAAGCATACGACAATATCTACAAGGCTTTCGATAAGATGACCACTCTCGGGTTTCCTGAAGGCACGAAAGCCAGGATTACGGATAACTCGTTGACATACCCTGTCACGGAAGTTGACACGACCCTCAAACATCTACCAGGCCAGCATGAACAGGAATCTCACGGCAATTGGGCTGATGGAATGGTGAAATACGAGAAGCGATTGGGATATGTTCAAGCTCCAAATCCAACCACAAACCCGTTAGATTATACAGACTCGGAGAAATATGCCCTCGATAAGTTGGGACGATCTTTGTCTACTCTGCACGACTTTTACGGAGAGTTTGATGATTTCCCCGAAGATATGAAAGAGGAATTATACTCCGTGATGCATGATGCTAGAGATGCTAAAAAGGAATGGCAAGTTGCCATCAAGAAGGAAATCAGCGTAGGAAACATTAAGCTCACAAAAGGGCAGTATAGTGGGAACTACGGAGATTTTACTGTCGAGGGCGGTCCTTGGAAAGAACCCGCTGACATATCAAGGAATGATCTTGACCTGAGAACTGGTCCAATTGTCCCTATGTCAGAGTATCTGTGGCATGTGACAACAGCTGCCACCCAGCTAGAATCTGAGGGCTATATATTGAAGTCTCGGGATGATCTGGCTATGCAGCAAGGGACAGGCCTTGGTGGGGGGGATGATACAACTATCAGTTTTTCCGATGACGAAGCGGTAGCAGAGGGTGTATACCGGGCCATGATTGAAGGCAGGGCTGTAGCCAGGGGTGACATCTCATTTCGTGATATGTTTGATGCCGCAGCTGAGGGTATCGAGGCAGATGAGCCGTGGGCTGGCAGATGGCTTGCATCAGTCACAGGCAGAACGAAATATGTAGATGAGACTCTTGCACCTGGGGATGCTATGCCACATGAGTTCGAGGCACTGGATGATGGGTATAACGCATTCGCTCTGGGGGTTATGTCTCAGCCCATGACTGTTGAAGAAATCAACAGTTTTGACCCCCGTCTCGCAGATGATGGAACACGAGCAGAGGAGATCATACTAAGCCGCGCTGGGTTTGGTGGTATATTGGATGAGGTAGAACGAGCAAAAAGAAATTATGATGACTTCGAGTGGTCAGGGGTTGAACCTGACCTGTCATTTGAGCCAGTCGATTATACAGATGACGGAGAGCCTCGGTATAAGCACTTCTTGAGAAAAGTATCTCCAATGGAAAAACAAGATAAATACTTCAGTGCTTACACGACATGGCTGGGCCAGCGAGAAATTGCAAATGGTCCGATGAACCCTTTGTTCTGGAGCACTGATGTACAGTTTCTGGCAAACGCAGATAGGAGCGATATCCAGATACTCCACTATCGGTCAAAGCCTGAATCTGTTGGACAGAGAATGGGGTCTCTCGCAGAATGGAGAACGTGGAACGGGGAGGCAGTTGTGTTTGACTCTCCGGCCAGGCAGTCAATGAATTATGTGGAAGATCAACTTGTCAAAACAAAGTTTGGTGAGAAGGTGATAGAGTCGCTCTACTTAGAGGTATACGACTGATGAGATATAGAACTGGAATTATGCGAAGAATGGTATCAGGTGGGGAGCCGTCGCCGGAAGATGATTTGAGAGATGTTGAGTTGGTTCCCGAGAGTTGGGAAGAGGAGACAGAACTGAAACATCTCCCTGGTCAACATGACCAAATCTCTCATGGAAGTTGGGCTCAAGGTAGTGCAGAGGAGCCCGTGAGTCGAACACCTATCACAACAGTTGAACAAAGAAGGGAGCTCTTGGCTCAAAAGGATTTGTATGTCGAAGGCAATTTTCAGGATGGGCTGATGGGATATGCTCTGAATCCATCTAGTTTTGAGGATGTCGTTCAATTTTGGAAAGGGGGCAATGTGGCCCCCAAAAGAGTTCCTGTCCTATATCATCCCAAAACCCACACACTTGTTTTTCCAGATGAGCCAACAGGACATCATAGAGAAGTCTACCTGGGTTTGTTCAATGTTCCCTTTGTTTATCCCAGTGTTCCATCAGAAGGAGTGCGTGAAGCTCAAACCTACGCAGAGGGGTTTTCTGATTCTTCAGTCCATCTCTACTTGAATCTTGACAAAGAATACAACATTGTACGGGTGGATGCTGATATAACATTTGCCGGAGAGGGATTTGGCGGATACGGTATGGGAGAGGACGAAAAAACAAAGGAGAGAGCCTACAAGAAAATTTACGAGTCTTTCGATAAACTGAAGGAAATAGGAATCTCTCCAGAGACATCTGCAACTATCTCAGACTACACACTCTCCGGAAATGAACTCTCGACAACTCTCAAGCATCTCCCTGGTAGGCATGAGCAAGAATCTCATGGAAATTGGGCTAAAGGCAGTTCAACAAGTCTGCAAGAAAAATATACATCCAAAAGAATGTCGTTGATCGAAATTGTTGGAAAGTTGGAGCCCGAGGTTGTTGTCAGGGTAGCATCCAACCAGATTCCAGAGGGCTTTGGAACATACTATAATTATGAGGGAGAATCTGATTTTTGGTCCCCCCCAAAAGATATTTTGTTTGATGTTGTTGCCCAGTTCAAAAATCCAATCTTAACTGAGATGTCTGAAAATCTCATTGAACCTGAAAGTCTCGTCGAGGATGCCAGGGCGGCTATGCAAGAGTTGGGCGGCGGCGGAGAGGATGGATTGGATAACGCTCTTGCTCAGGGATTTCGAGTTGTAACTGTACGAAGGTCCACTAATATAGGTGGATGGACAAGGAGAGATGACGAGCTATATATCGTCAAAACAGAACCGTCCAAGTGGTTGGAAGTGCGAGAGAGCCAGGGAACATCTCCAAAAATTGAATCTTCTCAAGGGCAAATTCCAGAAAACATTAAGTCCATGAGACTTCGAGACATTGATAGAGAAAATGGACAAATGAATCGGTACATATCGGGCGAGCAAGACATCGACGACCCCCTTGCGCTGAAAGTTGATTCTATCCTGGCTGGGGATAGCAAGGACAAGATAGCTACTAATCTATCAAAGGCAGCTCGTATTTCGTATGATGATGCAAACAGTCTCATTAAAGGATGGGCACAAACATCAAATGATGGTGATGGGCTGGCTTTGGGAGTCCAGCAAGCGGTGTCCGAAGAGTTTGGAATTCCCATGCAAGATTGGCAAAAGGAACATATGGCTCGTGTTCAGAGTAGTAGGGAAGAGCATTTTCCTGGGATGATCTATGAGACGGATGCCTATCCTTTTGAGCTAGGTTATCATAAGGTTCTGTCTGCCGAAACTCTTTTGGATAAGGAATGGAGTGAGTTCGGCAAAGAAAAAACAAAAACCATGCTGCGCGTCATGTATGATCAGACACAGACAGAGTTGGAAGCAGCCGGGATTGAATATGTCACAGTGTTTAGGGGCGTTGGGTCCTCTATTCCGGAAACTTTCGAGGATTCTCCGTGGAAGAGTATGGACAATCTGTCAATGAACCCGATTTCGAGTTGGTCAACATCTCCTTTAGTTGCCTCAGGATTTGGGAATACTGTGCTCGCGATGCGGGTTCCCAGAGAGCGTATTTTATCGACTCCCCAGACGGGTTTTGGCTGTACAAATGAATTTGAGGTTGTCCTTCTCGGAGACCCCAAAGGTCAAGATACTGCTATAATTTTCCCAGAATATTTAACTCAGTCATATCCACATGGATCACCCGTCAAAGTCTATGACCCAGATGACAATATCATCAAAGTGGTTGATGACGGAGAAGTGATCTATGTTGAAGATATGACGAATGAAGAAAAGATGGAATACGGGGTGTGGATAGAGGGAATGGGTTGGACAGTCACATAGTTCTTATTGCTCAAAAATGGGCCTTTGAACGTTATTTGTAGTAGGAGAATTGTATGAATGTTGATGATCTGCACTATTTGGTGCAAGGCTATCCTGGAAATAAGTGTTTGACTCATATCGTTACGAAAGATGGAAAGGCAATCTGTGGCCTTGGTGAGATTCCTGGGGTTGCTATGAAATTTTCGATTGATTGGGAGACTGCAATCTATACGAAGTTGTGTACAAAGTGCGCTGATCTGGTAGATATACATGAGTTGAACACTTCCCTCACATGTCGATATGAGTCATATCTGAAAGATTTTGGCATTGAACCCGCAGAGGGCTGACAGAGCCGTTTTAAGACGGTTTTGGTATGGAGATACACAAATAGAGCATAAAACGCAACAGGGGCCGTTCTGGGGCCTTACAGAGGACGTGGGAGGAAACGATGGCAGACAAAAAGAAGAAAACTGGTGGTGTGATCTTGGATCGCTCGTTGCATATCAATCCCTACACTGAAGAGGGGAAAAAGGCGCATGACCAGATCATGCGTGAGACGCTTGAGGCCCTCGGGGCAGAAGTGCCAGAGGATTTGAAAAAGCGCACGGATGCGGCAGGGCATATCGATATTGATGCCATGATCGAAAAAGAGCGCAAGGAAAGAGAAGGGGAGTCAAAGGTAGATGTTGGTGATCTGGCAGAGGCTGTGAAAGAACTTGAAGAATCTTTGGAGGAATAATGCGAGCCAGTAACTTGATTGCTGATCTACAAACTACCCTCAAGCATCTTCCAGGTCAGCATAACCAAGACGATCATGGAAGTTGGGCTCGTGGGCGTCAGTTGCCGTTACCAGGGATGAACCCGCCTGGGTCTGAGTTCCCCAAAGTCTTCACAACTCACGGCAGTCAAACAGCAGATGCCGTGATGGTTAAGTGGGCAGAGGAAAAGGCTTTGCTTACTCATGAAGAGGGTCTGGCTATTGATGACTCCGGCAATGTGATATTTTCTGTTGTCGGAGAGAAGGATGTGATAAATCTCACAGATGACCAAGCATCTCAGATGCGTGATGCAATCTTCATTCATAACCATCCTGGAGCTGCCTTGACGTTTTCTGGGGAGGATTTGCTTACCTTTTCGCAACAAGAGGTATTGGAGGGGCATGTGATTGGAGTAGATCACAATGGTCAATACAATCATTACAGTGTCAGTGCTCCGGAAGGAGACCCTGATAATTGGCCTGCTACTCCATACATTGCGGCTGCTTTGGATTCTGCTCACATCTCAGGGCTATACCTCTATGAGGTCATGACTGAGGACCTGGGCATTGATCAGTATGACGCCCAGGAACTTTGTGCGTCCTGGGAGAACGAGACGATTGGGAACTATTTTGACATGGACTACAAGGCTGAGGGAGTTAGGAGCAAAGAGAGCTTTGCCACAGAACATTGGGAGAGATTGAATGCCGCCTTCATTGAACGAGGCTATGGTCCTATTCCTCCGGCGGATGAATTTGCGATTCCCTTTGCATTTGACCCAGTTGACGCAGTTGATCAGGCCAGGATGCAATCTATCTTATCTGGAGCATTCACACCATTCTTTTAATTAAACGGAGGTATAAATGTCATCAATAACGATGATCCCAAGAAGGGAGAACTTCCCCCAGCAGGGAGGGGTTCGAGAGCATTTGATTCAGTTGACCAAGTGTATTGAGAGTTCAAACAAGTTCAACATTGTTCCATTTGGAGGGAGCCTCACTCATGTTGAGTCTTCATACAACTCTAAAGACAATATCAGACCGGACATCTATGTTTGTCACGGCGGATTTGAGCCGGAGCCCATTCAGGCTGTCTTGCGGAATCTAAGAGATGCCAAATTGATAGTGAGTGTTGCCAGGTGGATGGTTCCTGCTTACATGAGTGCAGTAACATACAAAACGGTAGTCATACCGAATGGTATTGATCTCGATGATTTCAAGTCAGAGTATTTGCAGAGGGTCGAGACCAAGCCTGGGTATGTTTTGTATCCGAAGGCTGTCCCATATCATATGGATGATGTATTTGATATCGCAGGGGCAATGCCAAAAACAAAGTTCCTGACAATCGCCAGGATCGAGAGGAACAAATATCCAAACAATATCCGGTGTATTGGTTTACAGAGTCATCGGTGGATGAAGAATTACATACGAGATGCTGCCTGCGTGCTACTGACCGGGCCTGAAGTCTGTCCAACGATTATGTTGGAGGCCTGGGCAGTTGGAACTCCGGTAGTGTTTCACAACTATGATCGAGGAGCCTGGGAGCTGACAACATGGGGACATAGCCATCCGATTTGTGTAGGAGCTATTCCCTATAGGACCTTGCCAGAGGCAGTTCGTGCAGTTGAAGTTTGCAGGGACAACAAAGCCTATTATGGGGAAGCCGGTAAGCAAATGGTTGCCGATCATTTTCAGTGGAACAAACTTTTCAAACGATATGAAGGTGCATATGACGCACTCACGTATGGGGATATTGCCGTGCAAGATTTTATCAAAGCCGCGCAAAAGTGGTACACCACGCGACCCTCGCCGTTGCCTGATTAAGAAAAAGGGGTATGGGCCAGACTGGATCAGACAGCGCAAGCTGGCTATGGAGCGTGATAATTACACCTGTCAGAAGTGTGGATACGTTGGAAAGAGGCGGAAGAGTAAGCCACGTAGATGGAGTGTGTCTGTGCATCATATCACAAAGATCAAAAACTTTGCCAACACCAAGACTGGAGAGGTTGACTACAAGACAGCCAACGACCTCTCCAATCTTGTTACTCTTTGTGATCGATGCCACAAAGCAGCTGACGGTCATACACCACTCAAGGGATTTTCTGGATTTCGAGGGAAGATATGAGCATTTTATCGGATGTTAAAGAAGCCTTGACTTTTGTTGAGTTGGATACAAGACTCAAACATCTTCCAGGACAACATGACCAAGCAAGCCATGGGAGCTGGGCAAGCGGAACTTTTCGGAATGTCACTCAGTATATTGATCCGGACGAAGCTCGCAGGGCCAGGGCCTACAATCCATCGGGACAGTCACTCACCGATATGTTTGCTTCCCAAGAGGATGAGGATGATTGGGTATGGTCAGAGGATGAGGGTGATTGGGTGTGGACAGGGGAGGATGAGACTCCGACTCTGGATAAGCCTTCCGACTGGAACAAGGCTGCTATCGAGGAGTTTGGGCTCACATATGATCTGGCAGAGGCCGGATATGTTCTCACCAATGGAGACATGCTAGATTTCAGTGGAAAACGTGAGGGAGGTTCTCCAGGTGTGCGCTCATATGACCATAGACAAATAGGTGTGGCATTTGAGGATTACGACATAGAGACACTGGGTGGAACTGACGGCATGATGTACTTCATGCAGGAATCCGGTGCTATCAGAATTAGTTACTATGGGGATGATGTAACAATAGACATTGCTGCATATCCAACCACAAAGCAATTTGATTGGTTGAAAGAGATAGATGAGCAATATCCCATAATTTGGGATGTGACCGATCCGGCTACCGGGTACAGACTGGATTCCGGAGAAGGGTTTAGGGATTTGAGGAGTGCGATTAGTGATGCCTACAATGACCCAAAAACGGGGTTTAAGCATCTCCCTGGTCAGCATGAACAGATTTCACATGGCAATTGGGCAGACAGGTTGTCCTATTATAGAGACCAAAGACAAGAAATGTCGGATCAAGAATGGTCTGAGTTCAAACGCATTGAACGAGAGTGGATGCGCGGTCAATCCTCTATGTTCACTAAAGAGGAATGGGAGGCATTGAACGAGGCCTCCGATGATAAGCCTCTGCCAAGAGTAGGTGAATCAACCAGTCCCCGGGTTGAATTTGATGTTGAAGATACATGCAGTCTGAGAATAGCACTCGATGAGCATAATATAAATCTGGATGATATCCAGGCAGTCGTTGATCTCAATATTGATGGTCTTGTGAGTCAGACAGAGGTCAGTGCTGACAACTCATATGATGATGACATTCGAGTGAAAAGTGAGATTGTAGATTCCGGCGGGAACTCCGTAGGGAATATTGAATTCAACATTACTTCATACTCTATTCGATTTGGTTACTTTAAGCTCGATAATCAGTATGGTCGCTCGGGGAACGCCGTAGAAATCATCAATGATATGGTGAGCCTAGGCCAGAGGGCTGGTATTGACAGAATTTCTCTTGAGGCTGACATTTCAATCGGAAAATACGCATGGGCAAAGCTTGGTTTTGATTACGACGGTTCCGATTATTCTCCGGAACAGGCGTCAGAAGTTTTTCAAAATTGGTTTAGTGATATGAGCTATCTCCATGGGTTAGATGAGCCTCCGGATGGATGGCCCGAGTTTGAGTCAGCTATGCATGTAGCTGAATACGATCCTGGAATCTATGTCAAAGGGTCGAATATATCGAACAGAGATGTACCAAAGGATATGACTTTACCACTCGGAAAGGCTTTCATGTTGGATGATAGAGGTCATGGAAAGTGGCACGGAGAGCTCTACGTCTGGAACTAAGGTGATATGCAAAGATAGTAAAAAGGTGGTACAATGATCTCAATTGTTTTACCAAAGGGACACGAGTTGGAAGATGGAGAATCAGATGCTGAGTTCTGGTTTCCGTTGCTTGAAGAGGATGAGAATTTGGGACAGTTTGAAATCAAAAGGGGGAAGAAACCGATGACAGACCTTGGAAATCTTGATAAGAGTTTGAAGACGTTGGAGAGCTTGCTTGTACGAGAGAAAAAGAAGGGAATACCTCCGCTTTCGATGAAAATCCGCAAAGCGAAAACAGCTCAAGAGGTAGCTGAAAGAATTCAGTCCTCGTGGCTGGGCTATGGGGTCAGTGATCTGACACCTGTTGATGGTGGTGTGCAGATGACAATCACCAAAGGCGGGCAGGGGGGGACAGAAGTCAACGATGATACGTTCAAGAATGCAATGAAATTTCTCTGGTACAAGGATTCCGGCTCAGGGACCTACACCCTGACAGGCTCTCCTTTTCCAGTCAAGGCTGAATTTGGCAGTAGCGATATTACGGTAACAGTAACCGACAAATAGACGGGCCAGGTAGGTCAATTGAATAGACCAAAAGTGTCGATTGTAATCCCTTGTTACCAGCATCAAACAATAGTGAAGAGAGCTGTAGCAAGTGCATTAGCACAAAAAAATGCGCCCAAATATGAGGTCATTGTTGTAGATGACGGCTCTGATCCGCCAGTTGCGGCGATGAGGGGAGTTCGTCTCATACGGCACGAAGAGAATAAGGGGTTGGCGGCTGCTTTGAACACGGGTGTACGTGCATCCAAAGCTAGCCGTTTTGTGATTCTGGCCTCTGATGACGAGCTCGATCCACTCTACATGAACGAGATGACTAAGCATAAGTCCGATATTGTCAGCTGTGACATGATGATATCTGATGAGCATATCCTGATGAGATCTGGAAATTTATACAGGCTCAAGAAGGGGAACTGTCACTCATATGCAGCCCTGGTAACTAGAGATATGTTCAACAGAGTGGGTGGGTTCAAGAACATGAATCCATCCTGGGAGGATTATGAGTTTTGGTTGAATTGTGCAAAGCATGCAGCAAAGTGGAAGCATGTAAAGAAGCCTTTGCACATCTACTATCACACAAAGGATGGGCGTAACGAGCAAGCTCAGGGAAAGGATCGCCTGCTAAACGGCCTGCTGCACGGCTACCACGAGGACCTGTATGGTCTGGGTATGGGGCTCGTTGGAGTGGTGATCCCCTGCTATAAGCATGAGGAGTTTGTTCTCGAGGCCGTGGAATCCTGTCTACATCAAAGCTACCCTCATGTTCAGGTTGTTGTGGTTGATGACGGGTCCCCTGGTGATGTTAAAGGAGCTTTGAAGGGAGTGAGTGACCCTGAACGGCTTTCAATCTTGAGGCAAGATAACAGGGGCCTATCAGGGGCCAGGAATTCAGGCATACGCTATTTGATATCAAAATTCTATCCAGAATACACAATGATGCTTGACGCAGATGATATGATAGACGAGAAATTCATCGAAACCACAATGACTGTGATGCAGGATAATGAGTTTGTGTACACGGATGTCCAGTTCTTTGGGGATGCTTGGCACATCTATGAGCTACCGGAATGGGATAGGAATTTAATTCTCCGTAAGCATTTGCATCCGTGTACATTTCTTGCACCGTCTAAAATGTTCGATAACGTGATTGAAAGTCGTGGTTATTGCTATGATGAGGATATGAAGGACGGCTATGAAGACTGGGAGTTCAGCATTGCATGTGCGATGTGTGACTGGAATGGAAAACGTGTGCCACAGCCTCTTTTTCAGTATAGGCAGTTTCAAAATGGATCAATGAGAACTGAGGCAAACAAAAAGAACAAAGACCTTGCCAAGTATATTCGAGAGAAGCACAGTTGGATTTCGACTGGAGGTTGGAGACAAATGGCTGGATGTACATCTTGCGGAGGTAACAGAATGGCAAAGACAGGTCCAGGAGCTCTCAAGGTTATCGTTCCAGGAATAGGTGAGGTAATCTGGGACACCCCGTTAAGTGTGGAGTACACTGGGATCACAACCAGCACCGTTACCAAGATTGGTCATGGAGGCCAAATCTATAAGTTTAGCGGTGATCTCGAAAAGCAGGCAAGGGGGTATGGACCCCGATTTATTGCGAAGGCTGTAGACGCCCATCTCTTCTCAGGCCCATTTGAGCTGAATCCAATCAGTAGTGAACCCGAAGTACAAAGAGATGAAGAGGCGGAAACACTTCAGATCGAGAGGGCTCCGGTTGTTCAAGACCCCAAGGGAACGAGGCTGGTTGATCTGCGAAGGCCTTTGACGGAAGAAGAGACTGAAAAGAAAAAGGAACAAGAGTTCGAGGAAATTCAGGAGCGGGCGGCTGCGGTTGTGATTGCCTCTGATGACCTAACACAAATCAAAGGTGTTGGGCCAGCTTATGAGGAAAAGCTAAAAGCTGCTGGGTATACTTTCCTTGTCGATCTTGCTGGGGCACACTCCGATGAGTTGAGTCTGCTGCTGGGGATCAAATCTGAAAAGGCTGAATCGTTGATTGCAGCCGCTCTGGCAGTGATGAATGAATCTTAGCTGGTTGCCGTCCTGGTTAAGGGTTGTTATATACGCTCTGGCTGTATTCAGGCTGACTCATTTGGTTTTGAGGGAGGCGGGACCCTTCGACATCTTTGTGAGATTGAGAGCCTTGCTCGGAGCTTACGAAAGACTGGAAGTGTCAAAGAATGGTGAGGTCATAGCCATACAGACCTCGAAGGGCTTTTGGACTGATTTGTTTTCCTGTCCTTACTGTCTGTCTGGCTGGTTTGCCATCATTGCAGCTGTCGGGCTCGCCTCAGATTTCTTGTGGCTCGATCTGATCGCCCTCTGGCTTTGTGTGTGGGCAATTGTATTCTTTGTCTTTAGGGCATTAGAGAGGGGTGAGGGATGAGAATCCTGATAACAGGAGGCCTGGGGTATATCGGGGGCTATCTGGCAAAAGAGCTAAAGAGAGATGGACACGATGTTATCCTTCTTGATACTCTGTTCAATGCGGCATGGAATGCCAATGAGTTCAACGAGTTTGGAATTATGAGGGACAGCGTTACAAACATTGATGTCGTTTCAAGGGCGTTGAAGGGTGTCGATGTTGTCTATCATCTGGCGGCCAGGATGGATTGGTCACAAGCCTTTAGGCACCCGATCAAGCTGTACAGGACAAATGTACTGGGGACAGCCAACGTTTTGACAGCTGCCAGGGATGCCGGGGTTGACCAAGTTGTTGTGGCCTCATCAGCTGCGGTCTATGGAAACGTGGATTATGCAGATGAGGACTGCCTGCCGATGCCCATCAATTCCTATGGCTGTACCAAGTTAGCCATGGAGGCTGTCTGTCGTGATTTTGGTATCATGGGGCTGAATGTTGTTGTTCTCAGGTTCTTCAACGTTTGGGGTGGCATGGTATCCCGATCTGTTGTCAATAAATTTGTAGATGGGCACTCGTCAATCTATGGAGACGGGGGACAAACACGAGACTTTGTTTACATTGGTGATGTCATTTCTGCTCTCATGCAAGCCCGTCTCTGGGACCCCCTAATCTACAACATTGGGACTGGGGTATCTATCTCAGTTCAGGATTTGTGGAGCATGATAAGAACTGATAAACCGGAGCTTGAAGGGTTAAGGTCTGGACAGCCTGAAATCTATATGTCAGGAGCTGACATGGATTCTACCTACCGTCGTGTACCTTGGAGACCAAAAGTAATGATCTCTGAGTTGAAAAAGACAGACATCATTAGACTGTCTTTGTCTGAATCGCTTGATTAGAGTCCGGCTGGGAGGCCTATATAATGCGAGTAGCTGTGTTTGGAGCGGGTTACTGGGGTATCAACTATATCAGGGAGTTGGGGAAGTACGTTGAATTTGTAATAGAACCAAATGCTGAGAGAGCTGAGGTTGTGCGGAAAAAGTATGGAGTTGCAGTCTATCCTGACCTGCCAGAGGTGTATTTTGATGCAGCCGTTGTAACAACACCTCCCGAGCATCATGTCAGGATTGCAAAACCAATCCTGGCCTCCGGCAGGAAAGTATTGATCGAAAAGCCGTTGGCTATGTCAGTCAATGAGGCCAAAGAGCTTCAGCCCTACGCAGAAAATTGCATGGCCGCTCTGGTCTACCTCTTTCACCCAACTGTCGAAACTCTCAGGAAAGAAGCTAGCGCGAGGATAGAATTCAAGCAGCTGTCTCATATATGTAGTCGTAGGACAAATGCAGGTCCTGTCAGACCATGGCAGACTGCAATGCACGACCTGGCTCCTCATGATATTTCCATTTTCAATTATGTACTGGAAAGCTCTCCGAAGTGGGTAAGAGCGGCAGGAAACAACGACTGGACATTTTTGAACCTTGGCTATGAACTCACCTCGGGGGAAACATACGATGCCATTTGCTATGTATCATGGCATGGAGGGGAAAAAATCAGAAGAATTGAACTTGTGTACACTCCAGAGCACTCGGAACGGTTTGTATTTGACGATGTATCCATTGTTCTGTCAATAACCCCCTTGAGACGTATGCTTGACTCATTCATGAACGGGCAATGGGAAAAGAGCACTTTTGACGATGGAATGGCTGTTATGCAGGTCTTGCAATCGGCGGAGAAAAGTCTCGCTATGGGTGGGCGGGAGGTAAAATTGTGAGTACCTTACTAGGTCCTGATCTTCGTATTCTTGACCCAAAAATTCTCGAAAGAGTTGAAAGCGTACTCATGTCAGGACAGTTTATAAACGGTCCGGGGGTTGGGTTCTTTGAGAAGAGCTGGGCGGAAGTGACTGGCAGTGAGTATTGTGTTGGGGTTGCTTCTGGGTCGGCTGCACTCAAGTCAATACTCACCTATATCCGACGCAAATCTCCTGACAAGCAGAATGTTATCTTACCCAGGATATCCTTCTATGCGACGGCGGAAGCTGTTGTATCCGCTGGGTTTACACCCTATTATGTTGATGTCGGGCCAGATGGGGGAATACTTGTTGGGGACGTTAAGAAAATCTTGGAAGGGGGAGGTACGATAAGCCCCCAGAGTATTGCAGCTGTCGTAGTTGTCCATCTGTATGGAAAAGCCCTTCAAATGAACACTCATATTCAAAAGCTTGCTCGGGAACTTGGAATTCCTTTTGTAGAGGACGCATGCCAAGCTCATGGTGTATTCAACAAGGATTTCCCGCATTACGGGATTGCAGCAGCCTATTCATTTTATCCGGCCAAGAATTTAGGGGCAGCTGGGGACGCAGGGGCCGTTGTAACAAACGATATGGAGTTGGCTGACTTTGTACGGGCATACATCAACTATGGTGATCCAAAGGGCCAGAAGTTCAATCATTCCCTGCTGGGTACAAATGAGAGAATGGACACAATACAGGCAGCTGTGTTGAATGGGAAACTAGAGAGTCTGAAATCTTGGAATAATCATAGGAGCCAGGTTGCTGGATATTATGCAGCCAGTGGACTGAAGTCAATTGCTTCCCGGTCTGGTCTGGAAGTTGTCTCAAACTGGCACCTCTATCCAATATTAGTCAAAGAGCGGGATATTGTGATGGAACAAATGAGAACGGTCAGAAGGGTGTCTACGGGCAACCATTATCCATACACCTTGGATAGTTTGTTCCCTGGCGAGAGGGCTTTTGAATCACTCTGCTTCGGAGATTCCTACTCAAAAGTTCTTTCCGAGCATACAATGACTCTTCCCATAGGAACTCATGTTACAATGGAGATGGCTGCACAAGTAGTCAACGCCTTCCAATCAATTTGCAAAAGAGACAAGACATATACATGGAGGTTAAAAGAATGATACGTGATGATGTTGTCATTGAAGGCGAATGTAAAATCGGAGAAGGCCTGGACACCGGATATTTCGTTGTGCTCCGGTCATGTACAATTGGGGACAATGTTTGTATTTGGAGCCACTCTACAGTTGATCCAGGGGCTGTAATTGGGGACAACGTTAAGTTACACAATCACTCCTACGTGAGTCAGAATGTGATCATCGAGAGTGGTGTTTTTGTTGGGCCTGGAGCCATAATCCTGAACGACAAATACCCCCCTCGGTATAACCCGGATGTATGGGAACCACCGAGAATTTGTACCGGGGCTGTAATTGGGGGAGGGGCAGTTATCCAACCTGGGGTCACAGTCGGAAAAGGTGCGATCATTGCCGCCGGAGCAGTAGTAACAAAGGATGTTCCACCAAATCAGCTTTGGGGTGGAATTCCGGCAAAGAGGATGTAACATGAAAGCTTTGGACAATGCTGCAAAGGTGTGGAACGATCCTGAGCCTCTTGAGAGAGCCTGGGAAACAATGGATCAGAAGAAGGAACTGGAAAAATGGGTATCATCTGAATGGGTAGGACAGGCCGATAAGATTGCTGATCTGGAGTGTGGAACTGGCAGGTATGCTGATGTACTTGAATATTCCTGGTACAAAGGCTTCGACACCAGCACCCCTATGATCAAGTTTGCTGAGGCAAAGGCCAAGGACAGGGGAAGGGAGAACGCTGAGTTCACCTGTGTCGATGTCCTGAGTTACCAATCGACTGAGGCCTACGATCTTGTGCTCATGATGGATGTAGCCCAGCATATTGATGAGCCCTTACAGGCAATCATGCAGGTTCTCAATCACTGGGTTGCAAACAGGTATATTTTTTCTGTTTTGGTTGGCCCCAAACGAGAACAGTTGATGAATTCTACGGTGATTCCATATGTAGAATTCGCAGACTTTTTGGTTGATATCACAGGGAAAAAGAAGAAATCTGTCTCTCTTCGGGTGGATCAGGTTGGGGGAGAACAGTTCAGAGCGGCGTATTTATATGTAGCAGGGGGAAAATAATGCTATCACATACGATGGTAGGAGCAGTAACTCCAGGCCTTCATATCCGGAACGAGGAATACTGGATACATTACGTACTTCGAGATATTCTGAAGGTCTTTGGTCGGGCTGTTGTAATTGATACGGGAAGTACGGATCAAACAACAGCAATCGTGAAAAAGACGTTTGATATGTATGGAACACCGGGTGAGTGCATCCTGGTCGAAGAGGACATGGGGACCGACGCAATAAAAATCGGTCAGTGTTCCACTCGATTACGAGGCATGATAAAGACCCCATGGATGCTGTTGGTAGACGGGGATGAGATATGGAGAACAACACAGCTCAAGAACTTTTTGGATGCTTTGGAGGGTTTGCGAGTTGAAGATACCGAGGTTGGTCTGATAAAAGCTCGCAATATCATAGAGCACAATGATGTATTTGTAGAACGTGAGGGCTTTTCGGCAGACCGTCTTTTTTCTCCGGTAGTGAAATGGAGTAAGAGAAATGACTACCCGTTCCAAAGCCATGATCTTGAAGATAGAATCGATAGAGGGAAGTCATTTTACTTTTTGGGTGATGTGTTTTTCTGGCATGTTAGGCATATAATCAGGTCAAGCAATGAGCAAGTTGCCTACTTCCGCCAGGAAAAGAGGGATTATTTCCCATGGGATGGTCAATTTGAGGACCTACCCGAAGATTGGCTGGGCGACGTTGATCCAGCATTCCTAAATCCATATTTGAAAATATGAGGTAACTATGTACGGTGTTCGAGCAACGCATTTGTCGCTAGAAGAATACTGGGAGTTCCTTCAGCTTGATGAGCCCTTTGGGTATGGGATAAGAAATCATCCTGATCTGACCCCAACAGGAAACGTAACCTGTGGGACATACTGGGATCAAAGAGAACGGGTGTATCTAGCAAATGCGATTGCAAAGACTGAGAACCGTCTCAGGGCTGACCGTTGGCTGGGGTTCCCCGTCCGGAGGGAGTATGTAGGCCCCCGAGAGATTGAGTGGTCTGTACCATTGTGTTTTGGGAAGTATATCAGGCAGATTGGGGTAGAAGCAGAAATCACAATCCAGGCCGGACAGACTCTGGACCTGCAAAATGGAAGTATCAACGACCCAGTAGAGTTCACAGTTGCTGTTGATTTCACGGATATTGATGAGTTGATCCTTTACTACCCAGACCAGACAAAGTACACAATACGGCCCTCAAGTGTGGTATTTGCTGGCGGGATTGCTACAGTTCAAGTGCCCAGGTGCAGATTGTTGAAGCCTGCATATTTTATCAACTACGTGCAGGACACTGACAGGCCAGACTACACTGATGACGACAATTTTCTGGCGACGGTGGATGTTGTCCGGAATTATGTGGATACCACGACTGGAACCAACGTTGTTTGGAACAGGGACCCATATCAGATACGACCCTACTCTCCTGGGCCTGTCTTTGATCCGGTTTTTGGGACGTGCAAGCCAACAGGGCCTGTGAACCAGGAACTCCAATTAGCCCGAGGTGCTGTTGTGAACCAGAGAGATGGAGAGGTTTTGGTTGAACCTGGTGCTTATGCTGATGGTGCCTGGACGCGCTCAAATTATACAATTTGCCGGAATCCTGACATGGTTCAAACCAATTTCATGCAGGGCTATTATGATCGGTATGACGAGATTGATGCCGATCTCACCAAGGCAATCATATCTGTGGCCCATAACAACATGCCACAGGACCCGTGTTTTCGTTGTGCGACTACTCAGCAGTATTACGAGCGAGATGTTTCCCCGCTTGAGCCCCCCGTGAGTCTAAGGCTTGGTCCAAGTACATGGGGAATTTATGAGGCAGTTCAAATTCTCAAAGAGTTTGACGCCAAGCTCAATCCATATCACGGAGGTATGCTGTGAAAGTGAATGTTGTTGAGGTGAATGAACACTGGGTTGTAGTCCAGTTCATTGATACTTTTAGCAGTCTACAGAGACGCATGATACCGAAGGCGTTATCGCCTACTACCACGAAAGGGCCAGTCACTCTTTCACGGAATCTTGTGTACTCTGGGATGGAATACTCCAACGTTGATTTAGAGGCTGAGTTGGGGGAAATGTATTTGGACATTCCGGTCAGCATCCTACAAAACAAACTTCGAGAGAGGGGTTTTTGGACTGCGGCGGATTATCAAAAGAACCCTAGAGATGTACAATGGGTTGTGCGACAGCTGGCAGGAGCAAATATCAGCATAACCGATATTCTGAATGCGGCAGCTCGGCACACTTGATCGAAGGGAGTCATGAATGTCTCAAGAGCTATACTATGCTGGTGAGGTTGCTCTGTGGTTGCAAAGAGATTGTGGCGATGCATGGGAATTTCTGGGATGCCATAATCTGACAGGTGTCTCCGTCCCTAAAGGAGACACAAACGCAAGTTACTGTCGGACAGGCAAGAACGTGTACGACATCAAGCGGACCTGGAAAGGAACACCCGGACTGGGATCGGCAACAGTCGTTGCGTATGATACGGTCCTGAATCTTATTCAGGAGTTGCCTTGCCCGTTTTACCTCTTCGCACTGCACAGTGCCTGTGGAGCTGATGATGACCCCAAAAACTACGACTACCTCTACATGTATGAGGGCATAGAGCCCACATCAGAAGACACAGACACCCATGTTTCCGGGATGTCCGCCGATGACCAGACGGAAATCACGTTAAGCTTCCCGGTATCATTCAAAAAGCGGTACAAAGTAAAGGGCCTGACAGCCCAGACCAGAGAACTTTCTGTAGCAACAGACCTTGAAAGCGTCTGGTTCTGTGACGAGCCAGAGTGTGGAAACCTCTGTGGCAACAAGTCAGTAGGTTGCCAGACTGGGTTCTTTGTTGGAGACAATGGAGTTATCAAACTGACGGAAGATGGGGGCGGATCATTTTCGACTGTCTCCTCACCGTTCACTACTGGAACAGACCCAATCAGTGTGGTCAGATGCTCCGGTGATCTGGTCATCGTAGTTGATGGCACAGCAACATCGTATGCCTACAGCTGGGATGGTGGAACAACCTGGACGGAAGTCACGACACTGACCAAACTGATCAATGACGTGTTTGTGATGGGCGGAACCAAGATTTGGGCGGTTGCCCAGGGTGGATACGTGTACTTCAGTTCTGATCGGGGAGCGTCGTTCTCAGTTCAGGATGCTGGGGCGGCAACAACCTACTCGTTGAACGCCGTCTCATTCTCTGACTCGTTGAAAGGTTATGCAGTAGGTGATACAAATTCCTTTATCCGGACAAGTGACGGCGGTGAAATCTGGGAGGCTGTGACAGGGCCTGCCCCGGCTGTTGTCAACAACGATCTATATTCTGTGGCTGCTGTCTCGGGGTCGGACGTTGTGTTCATCGGAGACGAGTCTGGTAATCTCTATCGGTCAGAGGACAATGGAGACAACTGGACAACTGTTTTTGCGAGTGTCACATCTTCGGCGGGTGGAGTCGTTGGTATTGCAGCTCCGCATTGCAATATCGTAGCCATCATTATCAACGACGAAGACCCATACTGGTACTCCGGCGCAACCGTGGACGGACTGATGTATCAGACAATCGACGGTGGAAATAGCTGGAATTCTATCGAATTGCCTGCAAATGACGGCCTGAATGCAATATACGCCTGCGACCATAACAAATACTGGATCGTGGGTGAGGATGGGTTTGCAGCTGTCGTTTCCGGACCTTCGATTTGATTGAGTCGAAAGACTCCTTAGACGTGAGGGAAAATTATGAATAGCTTGATAAAAGCTTGGGGGAAACATGGCTACAAAGAAAAAAGACACAAGAATTGTTACACTTCCGACCTCTGGTGAAAAGATAACAGTTCACCAGGTCCCAACAGCTGTCTTGAGCGGGGTTACACCTAAAGAACCTCGCCCGAGACGGCCTGTTGTCGAAATGAAAATTGCAGGGGGGGCAATCCAGAAGCGTGCCGCAAAGCCAGGGGACGATGAATGGGATGCCTACGAAGAGGAAAAGACGTTATGGGATGAGAAGCGTTTCAAGCTTCGTGATGACGTTGCTCTTTGCCTTGCACTCCGCACCTATGAGTTTCCGGATGAGTTGACCTTCCCAGATTACATTGAGGAGCTTTTTGATCTTGGCATGATGGAAAAGCCAAGTGATCCTTACTCTCTCAAGGCCCTTTGGATCAAGACCTTTGTCCTCTCTGGTATGGGCGATGAGTTTGAGGTTGAAATGGCCTTGCAGGCTCTGACAGGAGTTCCGGAGGAGTCCATCGAACAAATGAAGGCCGACTTTCGATCTAAAATTTTCGGGCAAGTCGATGGAGGAGTGGGAGAGGATTCTAACGGCTCCGACTCCGGACAACCTGAAGAAAATGTCGAAGTCGGGGACGTTTTGGCGGGAGACTAGAGCTGCCTATAAATCCGGCTACATGGACGTTTGGAACGATCTGGATATGACAACCAAGGCATGGATAATTGCAGCTACAGAGACAATTGAACTTCTGGAACAGGCGTCTTACCATGAATCGTCACAACCGACTGAATAATTTCCGATAGGAAAGGGAGGTATCCCATAGAGCATTGAGAGAGCTTATGGCTACCCACGTCAAATTTATAGTCCCTGGACCCTATAGACCCTCAAAAATTCGAGAGGCCATTGCCTTTGGTCTGTCTAGGACTGGAGAGTTGGTTAAGGTTGACTATGCTCTTGCAACATCCACCTGGGAGGCAGGGAATGTACCAGAGTGGCAAGAACAAACTCCAAGACTGGAAGGGGGTGCTCTCGTTTGGAAATATACAACAGAGAGCACTCCCTTTGTGTATGTTGACAATGGGACAGTTGGGGGCTATCCAATTGTTCCCGTCAACGCAAAGTTCTTGAGATTCACTGAGGGATTTATACCAAAGACAAAACCTGGGAGATTGCTGCCTGGGCCAGGGGCAAGATTTGGTGACTATCAGTTCCGGAAAAAAGTGATCCATCCAGGAGTTGAACCCAGAGACATGTCAGGTGAGGTAGCAGATCGAGCTGATATGGTTTTGGCTAAGTTCATTCTTGAGAGCTTGGGAGAAATTTGATGGCTACAGATACCAAAGGTCTACGAAAAGCAGGAGTCATTCTAACTGCTGAGAACTACGAAGACTACATGAGAAAACTTCGGGCTATCAATCAAGCCAATCAAGAGGCTTTCAACAAAAAGCCCATGGAGGAATACGTCGCAGGAGCAAAAAAAGCTTCTCAAGCTGCGAAGGGACTCAGTTCTGATACCATGAGTCTGGGTCAAAAAGTAGGACTTTTGGCAAAAGGCGGAATGCGAGGATTATTTACCAAACTGGTGGGTTCATTTGCAGCCCTGCCTCCGCCCATAGCTGCAGCTGCAGCTGCAATTGCTTTTCTTACAGTCAATCTCAAAAAATTTTCCAAAGAAGCTCTCAAGGTTGCGGAGCGTAATGAAACTCTAGGTGTTGTCCTGGGGCAAGTTGGCAAAAACGCAGGCTACACGTCGGATCAAGTCGAGGCAGCAACCTCGCAAGTCAAGGCCATGGGCATTTCAACCAGTGCTGCCACTCACTCACTCACTCTGATGGCTCAAGAAAGCATTAAATGGACGGGAGCAACCAAGTTAGCTAGGGTTGCTCAGGATGCTGCTGTCATTGGCATGACAAACTCATCTGAGGCATTCAATCGGCTGATTTACGGTATCAAAACGGGTCAGGTCGAGATTCTCAGAACGATTGGGCTGAACGTCGATTTCCAGCGATCTTATGCACAGCTGGCAGTCCAGTTGAACACGACTGTTGACAATCTTACAGATCAGGAGGAAATGCAAGCCCGAGTTAACGCTGTTTTAGAGGCAGGTACAAAGATTCAAGGGACCTATGAAGCCACCCTGGATACGACCAGCAGAAAAACTGAGTTAATGGCCCAATCTATCGAAGAGGCCCAAAACAATTTTGGTCAAATGCTCTTGCCAGTAAAGAGAGTATCCGTAGCATTAAAATATGAGTTTTGGAAAGGTGTAGAACAATCATCTTTAGGCTTGAAGAATATGGGCGTCCTGATAGATATGATTACTGATGATTTTCTCGGGCTGTTTGGTACAGTCCAAGAGGGTGAAGGATTTTGGGAGCATATGGGTTTAAGCTTGCATGAGACAACGCGAGCTTTAGCCTACTTCATGGCAATGGTGAAAGCCACTGTACGGTCTGTCTTGAACGACCTCAATATTATGGGGGCTGGCTGGAATTCCACGTTTGATCTGATCACTGGCAAGAAATCATGGGAAGAGCATGTCAAGTTTATGGCACAGGTGTCTGTTGATCTCTATGAATCGGTAGTCCAGGGACCAGCAGGAGAGCTTGGCAATGTTATGGATGAGATGATAGCCAAGAACGAGCACGTTTTTGAATCCTGGGATGAAATGAAAAATAGGATCAAAAGCGAAGCCAATGTTGATCTTACCCTCCAGCCCTCTGCGGGGGACAACTACATCAAAACATTGGAGGATCAGATTCAGGCAGTGCACGCCTACAACCAAGCTCTTCTGCAAGCTGAGCGTATTGTAGAGAACTACAATGCAGCTCTCAGTAAAGCTTCTGAAAGTAGACAAAAGTCGATAGAAGCTGAAGAGGCCAAGCATACTAAGTCTTTGCTCGCACTTCAGGATAAGGCCCAAGAGAGTTTAATTTCTGCCTATCAAAACTATGAGGATAGACGAGCAAAACTCATTGACGATTACAGTTATCGACAGGCAAAAAATGTTGAACAAAAGAACCTTCAAGAGGCCCAAGAACAACGTAGATTTGAGTTGGGTCAGCTCCAGAATTTCCGGAGATTCAAGCTACAAGAGAAATGGCTCAGAGCTGAGGGCGATGTCCTGGGTGTTATGCAGTTGAAAGAGAGCTATGCGCTTCAGAAAAAAGAAGCAGAGGAAAATAGGAATGAAAACCTGAAGTCCGCAGAGGAAAATAACACTGTACAGCTGAAACTGCAAGAAGAGGCACTCCGGCGAAGCTTGCGACAATTGGACATCGACCTAGCTAAACGCCGAGATGAAATAGCAAGTAGCTATGTAGATGAACAAGCTGAACTCGAAGAGGCTCACTCAGAACGTTTGGCCTCAATTGAGCAAGCCTATATAGAACAACTCAGGCTGGCAAAAGAGCAAAGAGATGAGCAACTTACTCAATTAGGGAAAGCTCTTCAAGACGAGAAAACACTGACAGAAGAGGGCATGTCAAAAATACAAACTGCGATTGCAGAGGTCTTTGGGGATGAGGCAGCCGGAGACGCGCTGATTACAGGGTGGAAAGATAGGTCGAAATCTGAGATCGGTATAATGGTGGATGAGGGCATAGCAGAAATCAAGCGACTTCAGGCTGAGATAGATAAGATCAGTGCCTCTGGAATTGTTCCAACAGGCAGGCAACCTAACTTTTTTGCTCCTCCGGAACCGACATCTATGCCTTTTGGCCCAGGAGCAGCTACCTATGGTCTTCCCTACTTACCATTTGGGCGAAGAGCCCCAGCTGCTACCTACCCGATGAGAGAGGGTGGAGTTGGAAAAGTGACGGGTCCTGCAATGTTTGAAGTAGAGCCAGGACAAAAAGAATACTTCTCTTTCATGCCTGAGTCTAAAGCAAATCGTGCCTTGAATGTCAACGCAGCTGTCTCGGGCGGAATTGATGTTAGAGGCGCAGGCAACGCATCTTCCGGAACTGTCGATGCAGCTGTGGAGTTGACAATGGAAGAGCTGAGACAGGCAATCAAGCGGATGGCCGGGAGGTAAGAAGATGGCTAGTGGTGGAATATACAGAATTGCCGGGGTTGAATTTCCAGCTCCTGTCACAGAATGGCAGCAACAGGTGATTGGGCCTGGTTTGGATGGGTACCCAATACTTTGCAGTTATTCGATTCATGTCTGGTCATGGCCGGGAGGTGGTCTTGAGAGCTACTACATGGAGATGCTCTTGGACAAATTCTTTGATCAGGCAAGCACTCGTGCTCAAGTTGGACCGATTGAGACAGACCCCTATGACGCATCCGGCGGGTGTGAGGAGTATGGGACAACGACGTATACAGATGCCATACTCCTGAATGTAACTCCGGTGAGACGAGGATTGCCCCATTACGATGATCCCGAGGTGACTTTTGAGGTCTATGTCGGATAACCTGGTGAGGGAGTGATATGGCAACACCATCAATTCCAAATTCATTCCTGACAAAACTTAGAGCCACAAGACAGGCTGCAAAGTTCTACATGACCAAGCTTGAACTTCGACAGTTCAGAGCTTTTTGCTGCGACATTGACAGCGAGGTAATTTCAGATGTTGCCAAGAATCCTGTTGTGATTCTTGACATGCCACAACTCATCTGCCTGGGAGACACCGTTGACTGGGACTTGAGTGATTCATATGCGCCAGGCTCAACAGTCACTGCCTATTCGATAGATATGGATGATTTAACCACCTATGCAGTAGCCTCTGGGAATCATACTTATGCAGCTGTGGGGACCTATACGGTCGAAGCGACTATCACAGAAGGAACCGGACTGACTACAACGATTGAATTGGAGGTCATTGTAGTTGATTGCTCTGTTCCGCTCATGATGGGCTTTGCTTATATTGCCACAGATGGGGGGGGCGTCTACTTTGTAAACTGGAACGATGCCGTTCCTGCCTGGGAGGCCAGGAACACTGGCCTTGAGGGAAATGCTCTCTTTGTTCGTGATCTTGAAATCAGGCCGGGACACAAAGACATTCCTGACGCATATCATGAGCTTTGGGCTGCTACAGCTGATGGGGTATATCGCTCATTCACTGGTGGGCGCAGCTGGGCAAAGATGATTTTAGACGAGCCTGTCAATTCAGCTGGGGACACTCCCGCTCCGGAGATGGCCGATTTGGACTTTGTGAGTGTGGAATACGATCCTGCTGTGCAGGATAAGGTGTATGTTCTTGCTACGTCACCCACCAGATCATGGGTCTACTACACGACAGACATCGGTATAACTTGGAATAATGAGCAGGTAGGTTTGTAATGGCGACTCTTAGTTGGAATTGGTTAAGTGATCTGGAGACCTGGGCATTGCAAGGATCGTCTATGGGCTCTCCTAGTGTAATCTACGATGGAGCAGATGGTGACCCTGCAAATGGTTGTATGGAGGTAGAAGGTATCTCATCTGTGTTTATGGGTACTGAATACGTAGATTCTGAAATCGACTTTGGTGGTGAGGGTGATGGCTATGTTGTTGGAGCATTAGGATCACAGATTCAGTTGAATGTAAAGATGACCTCTCTATTGTCTGGCTATGTGTACTTGTATGCAAACCTGAGAACAGCTGGTTGGGTCAACCTTGGCTACATTTATAGGATAGCAAATCCAACACCAGGAAAGCCTGATGGGACTTGGAGAACATATTACGAGTCTATTGGTGCTGTGTATGCTGGTGATATTTTAGATGGGTTTCGTATTCGGCTTCAGCATGGGTCTCTGACTGCCACGGGAACACATACGATTCACATAGACACAATGTCCATAGACAACTTGACGGCCGAACCGTCTGGCTACACCGTATTTTTCGATCCTACCCTGGTGACAGGAACAGGAATTCCTTCCTTGTCTATGGACATTGCCCCCGACGGAAAGGTCATCCTTGGATTGTGGAACGTAAGCTCTCATCCTATCGTTTTAGTTGGGTCCGGACTTCCGGGATGCGCGTGGTCAACTGTATACAATCCTGGAGCAGGGACATGTGTTCATGTTCTAGCCGGAAGGAAAGACTCAGAGAAGTTTTGGATTTGTGGAGACTTTGGAACACCAAAGGTTCGAGTCACTGAAGACTCTGGGGCCAATTGGTCAACGGTTGATCCGGCATGGGCGTCTGTAACAGCAGTGTACCCGATGCACTTGTGGGCGGAAAACGATGATTCTTTGACTGTCATGACAGGGGATCAGTTGCAAGTCAAAGAGACAAGAGACATGGGAGCGAGTTGGACAGAGAGGAACGGAGCTTTGCCATTTGTGGTCAGTGCCTTTGATTTGCTTGATGTTTATCCTCAAGAGGGGATTTTTGGTCGGATTGTAGCCAATGCAGATCGAGTCAGGGCAACAATAGATAACTGGGCAACAACTGTCGATATTTCAACGGGAACTCCAAATGCAGCTGTGACAAAGGTGATTGTGGGCTAATGGCAGAAGAATTGAAAGACCTTTCAATTGAGAGTATTGAGGGAGACGCCGAAGTCGGAGGCTGGCAAGCCAACCTCGGATTCATGAATGACCAGTCTCAGGCAGAGTATGGTCGCCGGGGGAAGATCACTTTTCTGATGGAGGGAGCTGGTGTTTTCTCTAGCCCCAAATCAGTCGGATTGGTTGGAAGCATATTCCCCCGACAGGTAACTTACGACAAGCGTCAATCAAGGTCTGAAGTTATCCTGGGTACTACGCATCTGTACATGGAGCAAGCTGGCCTGCAAGGCCTCTATTTTAGCGATCAGGCCGTGCCAGCAAACCCGCATCAGATGGTTGATCTTAGTCTGGCTAAGATTGTGCAGCATATCGTAGAGCAGCATACTAATATCAGTTCAACCGCTTTTATCCAAGAGTCTGATGGATCTTACAGTGCAGTTTTGCGCGGGGGTTGGGTAGACACAACGGGAATAAACACAGCAGATTCCACAACGGTAGATGTCTATTCTGTTAAAGAGACTCGGTCCATGTGGACAGCAATAAAAGCCATTGCTGCCAATGAGATGGGAGTTGTCTACTTTACAAAAAATGATGAACTTATCTATCAGTATCACCCCATGTTTGCCCCTGTCCTTCCAGACGTTACCTTAGATATAACTCAGAATATGGTCATCGACCAACCGCTCCTGAAATTCAATGAAGAGGCAAAGCCAGATCAAGTACAGTTGTATGCCTTCCAGGACCCTGGGGAAGAGCTTAAATCGTTCTATCCAGAGGAAATGGGAGCGGAGGGACGCAGACATCGTATATCAAATATGCGGTGCAATACTCAAGCACGTTTAGATGTTTTGTCAGCTCGTCTCTATAACCAATTACACCGGGATTGGATTGTTGTTCTAAAGCTCCCAGGAGCGATTGGTTCGTTGTTGGAGTTGTTTGATCGGGTATCATTTACCTATACTGGAACAGCTCAAAACGGAGTCGATATTGATTGGGACGAAAAAAAGTTCTGGGTCTCAAAAATCCGAGTCTCTCGGGTGCATAACTTTGGGGCAATAACTGAGCTGAGCCTGGAAGAAGAGCACGTAATTGTAGAGGAATAGGTAGAATGACAGAACCTAAACACTCAAGAATTGCTGAATGGACCGACATTCTGTCAGGAATCACAGGAATGGGCGGGAAGGATGAAAGGACAAAAATAATCCCCAACCTGTTGGTTGTGGATGACAGTCCTGCTGATCTCCCGGCAGGGTACGTGATTGTCGAAGATATTGGAGGATACAAAAAACCTGCTGTTGTGGTCTCTGGGCTAGTTGTCAACACAAATGACCTTGTAAATGTTCTGTATATTGAAGGGACGGAGCCGATTGTCATGCAACAGGGCTCCGCATCTCCAACAGTTCCAGCAGGATGGCCGTATGATGATGTGTTCACTGTCGATTTAACTAATACGGGTGCAGATTACGCCTCTGTTGCAACAGCTGTTGCTGCATTGACAGAAGGACAGACAGCTTTCCTCGGTTCTGTTGCGGCTTCATCGTATACAGAGGGCCTGATTGAAATGGGGGATGACTATACCTCACTGATCGGGATCGACAAGCTTAACGCATATCTGGTGACTTCTGGCAGTGATGACAGCATTCAAGTTGACTATGGAACATACTTTGCCAATTTGAAGATTAGGAATTCAGCATCTGTCGCAACTACACTAGCAGGATTTGTGACTAACCCGCTTGAGGGTGGGTGTGAGGTAGATATAGAGCACGTCACTTTGGTTGTTAGTAACACCGGTGCGGGGGATGCACACGGAGTAACACTGGTATACAGAGATGATTATGAACTGATTGATTGTAATTTCAGGGTCAATATAAATTCTGGTGATGGGTATGCTGCCTACCTCGAAGAGGGGGCTGAGCTGTATGTACAAAGTGGGTTTTTGTTAGGGGAGACAGCAGCAATCTACGCAGAGGTTGATGCTGAAGTTCAGTTCCGTGGGATGCCTACACTCCAGGGGGGAATTGACGGGCCAGGAACTTTCAGTGGTGCCTGGCAAGATGAAAGAGGCTATGTCCATGCAGTTCCAACATACTCAGATGCTGCACCTGCTGTTCCCCTTAATGGCATGATTTGGCTTGACACAAATTCTGATCCAATTGAATTGAACATCAGGAATACAACCAATGATGGTTGGCATACTTTCACAGCAGGCGGCAGCGCACTGAGTAATGTCACGGTAGCACCCGCTCCCGATGGTGTTACAGCTCTCTTTACTGTCACTGGTGGGGAGTATGAGGCAGATTCTTTGATTGTGACTGTGAACGGTCAGGTTCAAACAGCTGGTATCGACTTTGTTGAAACCGCACCAGCTGCTGGGACGTTTACATTTCAGGCTGGCTCCATTCCAGAGACGGATGATATTATCAGAGTTTTCATTGGTTTGAATCCAGGTGCTGGTGGTATTGCGGCTGTTGGAGCTAACCCCACTGGGACTGTTGGTCTGTCAGTTGTAAACGGTGTGCTCACTACCTTCATGAGATCGGATGCGGCTCCTCCACTCAGTCAGTCAATTGAACCTACTTGGGATCACGACCATATTTGGAGTGATGGCTCAGTCACAATGACAGTTGATGTATCCGAGCAACAAGTTCTGTTCCCAGGGACAGGCAGCGGGGCAGGATTGGTTATTGGCGGGGATACTCAATGGTACAGAAGTGCTGCTGACATATTGAGAACCCCAGATACAGTGGTCATAGATACAGCTCTTGGTATTGGTATTTCGCCGTCTCCATATCATCTATATGTCTATGGAGATAGTGGGCCTACTCAGGTTATCATTGATTGTACTGATTCTAGTGGAAGTGCCATACATAATGTGATGAATGATGCGGACAAAGGCGTTTCTGTTCGAACATTTGGAAGTGCTTATGGCGGCTCATTCCATGGAATTCCTACTAGCGACCTTGGAACAATAGCATTCACGAATGATAATGCCTTTATTTACACTGCACCTGCTGCTCCACTGTACCTTGGCACTTATGAAACTATCAGACTGGGGATAGCAAGCACGGGGGCGATTACATTCAATACTGCTTATACTTTCCCAACAGCAGATGGTGCTGCTAGTGAGGTTTTGGTTACTGACGGTGCTGGTGCACTGACTTGGGAACCACACTATACTAACCCAATGACTACTCAGGGAGACATCATCTACGGTGGTGCGGCTGGAGTAGCGACTCGACTTGCTGGCTCTGGAACAGATGAGTATGTATTGACATATGACACAGGAACAGGTGCTCCTACATGGGCCGACATTCAAACTAGAACTTTAACTTGGACGGCCCAGCACATATTTACCAACCAAAATGTAGGTATCGCGGTGAGTGACCCAGACACACAACTAGAAATATTCAACGCTGGCGACCAGCTCAAACTATCATTTGATGCTGCCGATAATGCAGTATTTGCAGTAGATACTAATGGGGATTTAACAATCACTCCAAGCGGAACGTCAATCATTGCACCTTGCAAGATAGCGTTCACTCAAGCTGATTTGAACGAGTACATAGATAGCTTAGCTGATGGCTATTTGGATATCTATGCTACTACGGCAATAAGAATGGAATCTGCACAAATGAGCCTTAGTGGTACTGGTGCATTAAGGCTTGGACCTGATACTACCTATGAGGCATTTTATGCAGATGCGGGTGACATCTATTCTGAAAGCGGTAAAATGTATATGGGGTCTGGCATACAGACCGTAGCCGAGAGATATGGAGTTGGGCTACAGGTAAGAGAGACCGCCCTAACAAAGACTCTGGTGTACGATATTGATGCGACCTTCACAGCTGCGACAGCTACAATCCTAAAAGCGGGGGAAACTTTTGTAACAGACGGAGTTGTGGTTGGAGATTTTCTTATCATCGCCAGTGCTAATGACACTTCTTACATCGGCTCTACTGGTGAGGTGGTGGGCCTTACTGAGACTACCATTATTGTGAGTATAGCAGCAGCTGGGGATGCTATTCCTGCTGACCTGACTTCTGTGGATTTCGTAGTCTATAATCATCCGGTGGCCGCCATATTAGACAATGGAGACATTCACTTTTTGGTTGGAGTCAGCCAGGACGCTTCATTCAAAGTGCTTTCACCAACTGGGAAAAATGTACATTCAGCTCACTTTGATATAACCGCAGGAGTGGCTGGTCACCATGGAATCGGTATTGACTTCGACGCTCATACTTACGGCGGGTGTGTTGCAGAACGTATAAATTATGACGCGACTGCTTTCGTTGCTGGCATTACTGGTGTTGGTCTTGATTTTGTTTTGTTGAACACAGGTGCAACTGGAGGTGATCTCCATGCCATTGATGTTGCTTTATCCGATCCAACCAACACCGACATGGAAAATGCAGCCGTAGCAACTCACACAGGAGTAGATGTAATCCATCAGCATTTGGGGACACAGGCTGCAATTGCGGCAGCTTTCACTTACGATGATAGTGCAGCAACCTACACAGATGTGACAGCTGCTTTTGCGGCAGCGGGCGTTGACGTTCAGTTGTTTGCTGAAGACGATGATCAGGTTTTGATAGCTTCTGCTGCGAAGTTCGATCAAGTAAATGTGCTGCTTGAGATTTTAGCCAGTGTCACTGTTAGTCCAACGTTCCATTTTATAGAGGATGACGGTGACTGGATAGCATACACCCCATCTGATGATACTAATGGATTTCAGCAAAATGGGTCCATTAGATGGGATAGCGATTCTTTAGCAACATGGGGACAGAGGACAGTAAACGAAGTGACAGGTGAAGCTGGAGCAGTTGATTATTACTGGATCAAGATTACAAGAACCAGGAATATTGTTGCAACTCCTCCGACGGAAGATACTGTTAAGGTTACGGTAACTGGAACGTTTCATGAATGGGATAGTGCGGGAAGATTGGCAATCAAAACATACAATCAAGCGGGAGAGCCGGACACAACAGACCTGCCTGCCAGCAAGTTTTGTTTTTGGAGTGACACAGATGACTCCAAGCTATACCTTTGCTATAATCATGGTGGCACTATCAAGACGGTAGAAATGACATAATGCCGGAACAAGAGGTAAGTGAATATGGCACAGACTAAAATAACCGAGAGACTGATTGTAGAGGACCCAACGTGGCTAGGCGATCACACCTGGCAGCCGTCTGTAGATGGTGTGGTCTGGACTATCAACGACAATGCAGCCACTGAGCAATTGACATTTGATACTACTACTGGACAGTTGGCAGTGGCTACTGAGGGGGTGGCTGCTGGTTTATTGCTTGGTGGGGATGCACTGTTGTACAGAAGTGCTGTCGATGTTTTATATACACCTGGTGATTTGTATGTCGCTGGTGGTGATTTGTATGTCGGAGCTGACCATACGCAAGTGGGTACAATAGAATTTTTTGGGTCCGCCGGGGGCTCAGATGTCGGCGGACGTGTGAAGAAGTACATGGCCGCTGACTATGACGGCACAGACGATCTTTGGTGGTCTGAAGTCTATCAAGACGATTACAGATGGCGTCTTGATGATACAGGCGTGAGAATGACGCTCACCTATCAAGGCCAATTGCAACTGCCAGTGCAAGGTGATACGGGTGGTCTTCTCATTGGCGAGGATGTTCATTTGTACAGAAGTGCGGCGGATGAGCTTACAACATCAGACCAGCTAAAGGTTACAAATGCAAGTTCTGGCGCAATTGAAATAGGCGCATCTATCGCTAATGTGGACTTGGATTCATATTCCCATTTGACTATCAATAATGCATTCACAGCCAGGCTTTCCATAGTGTCGCCAGAGCAAGGCAACTGGGAAGGAGGCATTGTTATCACAAATGTGTATGCCGACAATGACATGAGGAATTGGGGCATTGGGCAAGCCTCAGTAGCATTTGGTGGTGCCTTGCACTTTGGTTATCTCAGGAACACAACTGGGGCAGCAGTCGATACATTTGCTTCTATGTCAAATGCGCTTGTTATAGATGATAATAGTAGAGTTGCCGTTGGTCATACCGTCCCAGCAGCTATGCTGGACGTATTACAAACAGAAAATGCTGGTGGAATCCCTGTACTTGAGTTGGACCAAGATGATATATCTGAGGGCTTTATCAATTTTGTCGGAGAAAACAGAGGTAGCATTGATGAGACAGACTCAGCTGCTAGTGTCAGGGTAGAGTTGAATGGTACAGTATACACCATAGCACTGTATGCTAACCAGTAAAAATAATATGTGAGGTAACAAGTGGCACAAACTAAAATGACAGCAAGACAGATAGTCGGCAATAGTACCAATGTGGCTTGTACTCCTGCGCCGGATGGAGCGGAGACCGTATTTACCATGTAGCAAAAAGAGACACCATGCTTGTTCAATACAGTTGTAAAAGGAGAGTATGATTATGAAGATCACAGTAGGTACATTGGCAGAATCCAATGAGGCTTTGGGCTGGATGTCTGAGCAAAAGACATTGAAGTCCAAAGACAAATTTGCGCTCGCATTATTGCTTGTGCAAGTTAGTGGGTATTTGAAAGCTTTTGAAGAGACCAGACAGGCAGCGATTAACAATTACGGGGTGGTTGAAGGCGACAGGTTTCGTATCCTGCCCGAGAACCTTGAGGCGTTCACTACTGAGATGGGAGAACTGACATCACAGGAGTGTGAACTGCCAGACGTAAGTATAGACGTAGAATCATTGATTGATGAGATGACCACGGCTCAGCTGGTCCAGTTGGATTGGTTGTTGATCAGGGATGAGAGTGAATGAAAATTTTATCTGCTTTGTACGAAAGGTGAGACCAATGCCAGCACCCAGAGTTTTGATAGTTGATGACGATGATTCCGTTTTGCAGTATTTGAGTATGTGGTTCGAGCAGCAGGCTATTATGCATGAGTGCGTTTCGAGTTGTGCGGATGCCCTAGGTTTGTTGGATGACCATGTTTACGATCTCATCCTCATGGATATCCGCATGCCGGAAGAAGATGGAATTTCTTGTCGAAAGACTATTCTATCATTGCATCCCTCTGCATGTATCCGGATGATCACAGGTTTTCCGGATGACGCTTTTGAGGCTGGCATACCTCCAGTCCAAGTTGTGCGAAAACCTTTCGAGAAGGGGCAATTGTTTGATATGTCTGTACTGGCCTCTCAAAGGTATAGACATCGGGTAGGGGGGAGGGTAGTGAACTGTGCGTAGGCCTGGAATGTGGACCTCAAACGGTTGGAATGATCGAGTATCAGAAATGCTCTCATGGCGGCCTGGAAGTCTTATGGGATTCTACGCTTATCTTGGATTCAATGGAGTTGCAGAATACAAAGAGCAATACCCGGAAGCCAGGATAATGATCAGATTTCAGCACCCTACGAACTGGCACGAGAACCTGATTCAGAGCTCTCAGGATCATGCCAACAACATTGCGAGCAAGTGGCCTGATATCAAGTCTTTGGACCCAGATGTGATCATATGGAATGAGTTGAACCTGCACTATGAGAATGGGGACCCAAACGTAGGAAATCAGTGGAAGTATCAGACGCCAGAATGGTATGCCAAGGTCGCAGAGTGGACTCAGATGGTAGCTCTTGAGATCAAGGATGTCGTTCCAGGCATGCGTCTTGTGCTTCCACCTTTTGCGTTTGGTCATAGTGAGGATGGGTCTCCGGACAATACAGGAGTTCCAAAGGAAGGATGGGCTGGCTATGACTTTTTTGAGGAGCGAGGTTTGTTTTCCCTTTTTGACAACATCGTATGCATGCATCCCTACTGGGGGGATGCGGGGGGAGAAAAACTTGATAGGCTGTACGATGAGGAACTGGCAAGCTGGTATGCGTTTAGATGGCAGCGTGTTTACAATCTTTGCAAATCTCGGTATGGAAAGGACGTAAGATTCTTGCTTGACGAGTGTGGGAACATGCAAGCCGGATCGGGAACCTTTACAGACCAGGTAGTCTACTATGCAACACGCTGCTTGAAAGACAAAAGAATTCTAGCACTTGCCATGTTCCTCTGGTTTGACCCAACAGGATCGCTCGGAAATATCATGAACAGCTGGGTCAACAACATGGTCATCGGAGGCGATGAGTCCCGCCTTACTCAGCATGTCGAAACATTAGCCAACATGCCAGACGTAGAAATTGAGGCACCTCCCCACGAGGGGGATAATTGCATTGATGATGAATTGGTGAGAGTCCAGATGTCGGACTCTATTTGGGAGGGGACCGTAGAGGCAGCCCTCAAGCATATAATCCCTGCTGAGATCAATGTCCATGACAATCAATGGGCATGGCCTGATGAGGCAGTTAAGGCCAATGTTACAGAGCTCAGAACTTACATTGCCCACCGATTAGAACACCCCAGAGATGGTGGTACTCACTACGATCTACGAGTGAGCGATGTTGCCTGGAAGGTGTCCCCCAAAGACGAGGAACTTAGACGGACCACGGCAGCTATTGAGGCTACTCGGGGGATGGTTGTTACCTCAAACGGGATGGTAGTAGAATACGAGTGTGTGAGTCAGTGCGGCAGAAGGGTAATCTGCAATGATCCAGAATGCGCTGTTGGGAACGGGTATGTGAATCCCGAGCACCCCGAGTACGGTGGCCCAGTCTGGAACACTAGATTTTGTCAGGAGGGGAGCAAGGAATGGGCGGAAGAAGGAAAAGGTTGGGAGTGGATCGTTCTCCGGTATACGGAGGGCGTTTATGAAGATGTCAAATTAGAGAGGAGATGTGAAATGGCATTAAATCCAGGAGTACCTGCCTCTCAGCTGCCAGTGTTGACAATTGAAGAGGCAAATAGTGGAATCTTTGGAGTCCGGCTTGGCCCAGATACCCACAAGTGGTTGTGGGATGATAATGGGATTAAGAGTGGTGTCGTGCGAGTGGTCGATGCAATTACGGCGCATAAGAAGTATGGTCATGATGATGTGATTGGGCCGGATGACCTTGTGTGGATTGTTGACCGCGCTAGAATTATCACTAGTGCCGCTGGTGGTGATAACCATTTTATCGCGTTCAGTTTCATTGATGAGCGTGGCATTCCTGTTTGGAATGTTCCGCTGTTCTCGGCGTGGCCCACTGATCGTCTCAAAAACGCATCTTGGAATGCTGAGATGTGGGATGAGTATCGCCTTGACTATATGTCACCGCAGACAAACCAGTTTGCAATGGGTGGTGGGAATTTCGGCCCGACGAACAACAGCGACGAAGTTGGACCGTACACGTTCATGGTTTTGGATGTTGACCCGACAAGTCCATACGCGCATCCATCTGAAGTTGCTGAAGGTTGGGGAATGCCTGGAAACTGGCATATCCCTGGTGATTGCGCGTGGATGTTGGTCAAGGCAAGGGACGCATACCCATGGATGTTTGGGGGGCCAGACCCCGATCCAGACCCCGATCCAGACCCAGACCCCGATCCAGACCCAGACCCTGATCCTGATCCAGGACCCTGTGAGTTTGAGAGAGCTACAGGCTGCTTGGTTGGAGTTATCGAGAATCTGACTGGGGCAGAGTATTACGTCGAAAAGGCCGGTTAGACTTGAGTAGCTCACATTGTGAGTCAAACGCAATAGCGAAAGGAACCAAAAAATGAAGAAGTTCGTGATACCGTTCACAATCGTCTTGGTCACATTTGTGCTTGCTGGGGCGGCCTTCGCCCAGGATACCGTGGATTTTGTTCAGTTGCCGTCCGAGCAACTGAGTGGGATTTTGGTTTTGGCTGGAGTCCCTCTGGGAGCTGTGATATTCATTTTGATTGAGATGCTGAAATTGTTCGGTAAGGCAATCGGCACCGCATTCTTTGATACCACAGCCGTCTGGTGGAATTTGGTACTATCTATACTGGCCTTTGCCTTGGTCTTTGTCTGGCAACTCGGGTATCTTCCGGAGGGTACCACACAGACCCTGGTTGCCATCTTCACGTTCCTGACAACGTTTGCGTCGGCAGCGGGTATCTACAATCTGACAGCGCAGTCTGGGGTATTCCCATCTCGTAAAGGATAAATTGTTATAGCTCAAAAACTGCCTCGTTTTCGTTCTATGATACGAGGCAGTTTTTTTTTGTGGAGAAAATGCTTACATTTTTGGTTGGAGATACCTACACAAAAATAGAGGACGCTAACCTTGCGGTCAGGTCGAAGATCAAAAAAGCTGTGTCGGCCAGACCCCAGGGTTTTCAGTATATGAAGAAGTTTAGGGATGGGTTTTGGGATGGCTATATCTCATTGCTCAAAGATAGCAGGTTCCCTACGGGACTCTTGCAACAAGTCACAGATGATCTGGATGAGTCCGGCACTGAGTATCAAATATCGAGGGTATCTGAAACTCCCTGTCCTGATATGGATGCAATTGAAATCGAGGGATTTGATCTACGACCCTACCAAAGAGATGCGGTTGAAAAATCTCTAAGGGCCGGGCGTGGTGTTTTGGAAATGGCTACAAACTCCGGTAAGACTCTTGTTGCGGCCTCGATTATCCGAGCAACTGGTATGCAGGCCATTGTCATTGTACCCAATCGTACCCTGCTTTTTCAGACAGCGGAAAGTCTGTCTAAAATGCTTGGTGCTGAGATTGGGATGTTTGGTGGAAACCACAAAGATTTCCTGCCTGTGACTGTGACTACAATGCAGTCACTAAAAAAGATGACAAAAACAGAGGATATATCCAGCAACCAAACTCTCATCATTGATGAATGTCATCATACTCGGGCCGGACAGATTTTTGATACAATCTTCTCCGTTCCAGGTTATTTTAGATTTGGAATGTCTGGGACCCCCATCCGAGGTGATGACTTGAGCGACCTCAAGCTGATGGCAGCTACCGGAGGTGTAATCTGCTCAGTCTCCAACATGGACCTAATTGACAGTGATTTCTCGGAGATGCCTACGGTCTTTTTTCTCTCAGTCGAGGTGCCTAACCGTGGGGGTGAGACAGACTATCAAGAGGCCTATCGAGCGTGCATTGTCCGCAACCACGTCCGCAATGATTTGATTGTCTCAATTGCAGAGAGAGAGTCAAAGAGTCGGGGGCCTGTTCTGGTTCTGGTTGACTGGATTGAGCACCTTGATTCAATACGATCTCTCTACTCAGGGGAAGGAAACTGGCTGTTTTTGAATGGCTCTATGTCACAGGCTGAGATAGTTAGTGGCCTCGAAGAGTTTAGATCAGGGACGGTAGATGCCATGGTTGCCACTGATATATTTGGTGAGGGTATCGACGTGCCTGCAATTTGTACCGTTGTCATGGCAAGCGGGGGGAAAAGTCGTATCAAGGTCCTGCAAAGGATTGGTCGGGGTATGCGTAAAGGAAAAGAGTGCGAAGGTCTGCATGTGTATGATTTTTTGGATGATACCCACGACATATTGCTATCTCATTCCGCTCAGAGATATGAGGTTTACAAGGGAGAGGGATTTGCCATTAAAAGAGCCTGATCTCGTTATACAATATAAGCAAGCATGCCGGGAGGTCCTGGGGGCCTCTGTCAGGGTTGCCAAAAAACACTTCGAGAAATTTAATCTTGTGGAAGGTAGCCTGGCTCGGGAAGGTGTCTCACCCAGGCACTTTGCATTTTCTGTCGTGAAATATTGGAGACCATTCGTAGAATCAAAGGGTTGGCGAAGTCTCCCCATCAACATTTTCCTCGGGAAGAAAGCTCGTGACAGATACTTTGATGAGATCATCGAAAAGCCATATCTCAATCTGGGGTTCTCCGAGAAAACAAGAACTGAGTCCAATGTCCTGGCCGATGAGATATGCGTTGGTCGATATGTGATTGAGAGTTACATCTACTACGATTTGGAAGTCAGCCCAGAAGAAGCCATAGGGAATTTGAGGCTTTCAGAGGACTGGCAATTTGCCATGGAACAAGGCCAGCGACCAGTTCAAAAAGCTGCTCGGGCTCTCTGCTCTTTGTACGGGATAGACAGCAAATCATCTAACTACAATCGATTGGCGGAGGATGCATGAAAGAGCAATATGGGTGGAGCCTTGAGTTCCGGCGCAGGATTATTGCCCTATGCCTCGATCCTACATGGTTCTCAAGTTTTGGTGTGTTAGTTATCAAACCAGAATTTTTTGATCTGGAAGAGGAGCGTGAAGTTGTCACAGAAATTATTGATTTTTACGAGAAATATCAAAGGGCTCCATATGAGGACGAGCTGCTGACAATATTCGATGGAGAGGACGATATATTTTCTGACCTTGTGGAAGAATGCTTTGACCTTCTGGAAGTGGGGGACCTTGAATTTGCCAAGGACAGCTCCCTGCAATTTGCTAAAGAGCAAGCCATGAAAAATGCGATCCTTGCCTCTGCTGATGACATTAAGGGCGGGGACTTGTCAAAGCCAATTGAACGGGTCGAAGAGGCTATGCACGTCGGCTTGGATATCAATGATCTTGGCCTGTCCCTGAAGGATGACAGGAGTTGGGCTTATGAGGAACGGTCAGACAACAAGATGATGACTGGCTGGCATTTGGTTGACATCATGCTTGAGGGAGGTCTTGGCCCAGGTGAATTGGGAGTTATCCTGGGGTCAACAAATGTTGGCAAGACCAGAGCTCTCATCAACATCGGAGTCGGGGCCTCTGGAATTGTAGGTAGGGCAACTGTTGGACATGTGACGTTGGAGTTGTCTGCTCGAAAAGTTGCCAAGAGGTATGCAGCTCGGACGGTCTTCCGGTGGATTGGTACAGAGGACCCCGATGAGTATTTGGATGAGTTCCACGAATCTACTGCGTTCAAGATGCCGGGGAACATTTACATAAAAGAGTTCCCAACTTCATCTGCCAGTGCGCGTGAGGTAGACATTTGGATAGAGCGTCTGAAGATGTCTGGGGTTGAACTTGATCTGCTCATCGTAGACTCTCCGGATGAGATGGCACATGAATCTATCGGAGAATATCGGCACAACATCGGCCATACGTTTAAGCTGCTTCGGGCCATTGGGATCAAGTGGGATATCCCCGTGTGGGTAGCTGCCCAGGGAACCAGAGACAGCCTATCGAAAGAAGTCGTGACCCTCAAGGATATTGCTGAGAGCTTTGACAAGGCTCGGATAGCTGATGTTGTTCTGGCCCTATGCCAAACCGTTGCTGAAGAAGAAGATGAAAAGCTACGTTTGTTTGCGGCAAAGGTCAGGGACGGCGATAAGGGTTGGATGGTAGAATGTCATACTGACAGCGATAGTCATGCAATAATTTCTGAGAGTTTTATAACCCGGTCTGAAATGGCAGAGCGGAAAAACGAAAGAATGCAGAGTAGGATGTAGAGGAGAGATATGAGAGACATTGCACTCAGGCCGATGGTAGGCAAAAAAGAGCTTGGAGTTGACGAGCTGGGAGAAGTCTCCAAACTTTACAGCTTGTGGCAAGGCCTCTGCAAGTACGAGAGGCTGAACCATATGATACCATTTATCATCATTACATCAGATGATAATCCATACGTTGTAGAGTACAAAAATTTGTACCGTAAACTGCACCTGGCGGCGAAGCAAAAAACACAGATTGGCCGCTAAGGCCTGTTTCAATGTGTTCAGGTCATTTCATGCCTATAACAACAAAAAACGTCAGGAACGGGCCTCCAGGGGCCTTAGAAGGCAGGTAGGGGGTATATGATGGGGGAAAAGACGAAAGAAGGAACGAAAATGGCTCTCCATAAGGGTGACAGGGTGAGGATCATGGCGACTGTCGATTCTCAATACATTGGCTACTTGGAGATTCAGGAGCTTGCTAAGAGTGCAGAGAAATCAATTGTCGTGTGGCCGAATGACGCGAGCAACCTGGAAGAACTGAGAAAATTGTGGTTGGAAAATCAGCCCAAAGTTGCTGTCAGAGAAATGCTCTCGAAGCCAGAGGTCGGGATTTTCCTTGGCTGGTCACGGAGAGCTGTTGGTCGGTATATCTCTGGCTACGATGGGGGAAATGGATTGAGTATACACAAGCTGTACCGAGTTGGGGTTGTGGCAATCCTGGATGGGACAATCAGGTATTTTATACCTCGTTATGCTTTGCCGGATGATCTCATTCTTGTTGACCAAAGAGAGGAAACGTGATACCATTGAGTTGGATAGCAGCTTTCGATGTCTTCAGCGGCTGCATCCCTTCCTCTTGCGGGGGACGGGGTACTGACAACATACCCTGTCCCTCGCTTTGATTCAGGGACAGCCCCAGAGAGACAATCTCCTGCGTTATATATCTAAGATGGGGGAAATTTCGATGAAACTTTACAGGAAAGGGGTCGTAAAATGACGAAAAAATTTGATGCACGGATTCAAGGGGAACGAAAAACGATGTCAGTCAGAGAGTTCCGTAAGCTGGGTTTTCTGCAAGAGGTCAACCGCCAAATTCTGCACCCCATTGGTCTGGCTCTTGAGGTCAGGCTGTTGGAGGATGGGACAGAGGAATTTGGCAGGATTTGGGACAGTCGGGATGACCCGGAAGGGTTTGCCTATGTGGATGGCCCCGATCAAGAAAAAGCCATCCCCTATTTGGAGCATTGGGTACAACATGCTCGGGCTCGGGTTAAGAGATTTGGCTGGCTCATTCAGCCTGTCGGAGAAAAGATTGAGGTAAAGGATGAGGGATGACATGTTTCCAGGGATCGATCCCTTGATTGGTGGGGATTCTGCTTTGTACAGAAGCCACATTGCCTCAGCGATAGATATTCCTGAGTACAAATCCTATCTCTATTTGACTGAGTCTTGTTGGGTGCCATCCACAAAGACAATGCCCAACCGATGGATAAGGTTCTGGCACAAAGTCTTTTTTGGGTTCCGGTGGGAGGCACCAAAAGAATGATCGAAAGTTGGCTCGAACAGAACTTTGATACATTGCTGGCACGGGACGGGCAAGAGATCAGGATCAATTGCCCGTTTTGTGCTGGGGGTGATACGGATCACCACTTGTATGTCAATGTCTATGACGCCCCTGTGGCTCATTGCTTCAAGTGTGAATGGAGAGGCAATCATTATCAGTTGCTCATGCAATGCGGGATGTTTGAGACAGCTCGTGATGTATTTGATGTCTTGGAGGGTAGAGGTACTCCAGACGTTGGAGAGTTTTCTTCTTTGGCAGATAGACTGTCTCTAACGGATAAGTTGCTTGATACCCCGCAGGACCTTGAGATGCCTGACTGGTTTGTACCCTTCAAGTATGGTGGGAAGTTGGATACTCATGCGGGTATGGTTTTTCGGTACGCTTGTAACAGAATGGACCTGTCTGACATCCTTGCTTATGGAGTTGGCTATTGCAAAGACACAACGCATCCGGCAGCTTTCAGGTTGATCCTACCTGTCGAAAGAGGGTTCTGGCAAGGCCGCTCGATATCATCTAATTCAAGGGCAAAGTATCTATCTACAAGCAGTCCCAAAGGGGATGTATTGTTCAATGCTGGTGCTTTGGATAGTCAGGGGACATTGTACATAGCTGAGGGCATACTGAGTGCTATTGCCCTTGGACCAAAAGCTCTTGCAATCCTGGGTAAGAGAGCGACACGAGGTCAGATAAAGAGGATGTTGGCACGAGCTCAGGCCCGAGAGGTCATCATAGCTTTGGATGCCGGGGAAGCATACAGTCCTGGGACAATCGAGTTGGCAAAGGCTTTTGCCAATATCGGGGCTCAAGTCAAAATCAGGAATTATGCTTTTGGGGACCCTGACAATTACACGGAATACACAGACATACCATTTACAGATCGGTATGAGATTGAGGCGGCACTGTCTTTTTAGATGCCACACTTTTGTGGTGTGCGACGTTATATATAGTGCAGCTGGCTAAGTCAGCTGTCTCCTATGCGAGAGGCGATCCTTGATTGTATGGGGTCGCCTCTCTGCTAAAATGAGAGGTGCAAGATAAAAATAAAAGTGAGTGGAAAAGTGTACGAGGTGTCATACACTAGCAAGGGAGTATGCCTCGATTGTGGTAGTCATACCACTGTGTACCATACAGTGGATACCAAGTCTTTTCGAGACTGCGATTGCTCTGATGCTCGTAATGTAATTGAGATGGAAAGTGAGAGGCAAGTATGCCACATATTGTAGGAGCCACAATAGCCAAAGTGGATTTTGCACGATTGGTAGCAAAGGCTACAGAGACCGGGGAACCAATCCACACTGTACGGTTCAATAAGCCGTTTGCGGTCTTAGTCAGTTGTGACACTTGGCAAGCCCTGAATGACAGGGTTGATGAGTTAGAGGAAAAATTGAAAGGGGATGTAGAATGAAACGTGTCTTGATAGTTGTGTTGTCGTTGGTGCTGTTGTTGGGATTTGTGATGGCCTGCGGTGGGACTGAAGATACCGGGGGTGCTCAGTTGAGCAAGCCGTGTGAGCCGACAATGCTTGCTGGTCGTGGAGATGATATTGTAGATGTATCCGGCGTAGAGGGCTGCACCCGTGTTGTGTATACCCACAAAGGTGAGTCAAATTTCATTGTCAAACCGTATGATTCCAGCAACGAGCTGATGTCTGGCTTTATCAACGAGGTCGGGGACTACGCTGGCACAAGCAAATGGAACCAGAGAACTGCGTCCCTTGAGATAACAGCCGACGGGAGCTGGACAATCAATATCAGCAAGTAACCAAATCATACTGAGCTGGTGCTCTAAGTGCCAGCTCAGTGTAAGGAGAAATTATGATGGCTAAGGTTATTCCATTTCCAAAAGGCAAATATGATATAATTCTTGCTGACCCTCCATGGAATGAGACAGGCGGGGATCGCCTCCGACGTGGTGCAGATAGACACTACGACCTGATGAAAACAAAGGATATAGCATGTCTCCCTGTGTCGGAGATATCTGCTGACAACGCCCACCTGTACTTATGGGTAACAAACAACTTCTTGCACGACGGCTTGCATGTGATGCAAGCATGGGGTTTCGATTACAAGACAGCAGTGACATGGGTGAAGGACAGATTTGGTCTTGGTCAATACTTCCGAGGTCAACCTGAGCATTGTTTGTTTGGTGTACGTGGGATGCTCCCTTACAAAGTTGTTGACGGGAAAAGGCAACAGGGTGTGACTGTAATCAATGCACCACGAGGGGAGCACAGCAAAAAGCCAGAAGAGTTGCGGACAATGATTGAAAAGGTGTCTGACCGCGATGGATACAAAAAGATTGAGTTGTTTGCGAGAAATAAAGTTGCTGGTTGGGATTCGTGGGGCCTGGAAGTCTGATTGTTGCATAACTGAGAGGAACTCAAAACATGGGAAGAGACAAAAAGGATTACGGAATGGGGCGGATCGGCCTGAGAACTTGCTTTGCTTATTTCCTGATGCTGTCGATAATGGTGGTGGCTATCGGGATTACATTTTACTGCATGATCAAAGTTTTTGGAGGATAGTCCGGTTGGTTCTTTGGTCCTCATATTTCACGAGAGGACTCGGGGACTTTACGGCCCGGAATTGTAATTATATTAAAGCATATTCTCTTCAATTCGTCTCACCTCTAAAGAGGGTGGGTTTCCAGGAGGTTTTAATATGATAGGGATGGGTGTGAACTTATGGACAAAGAGTGGTGCGGGTGCTCCTGCTCCTGACCTTTGGTGGAATTTAGATGGAACCATCGTAGATCCGCAGGTAGCTTATCAGCCAAAGGGGGCATTATCATATGCAGCCAGCAAGCTTAATTTACCAGACCCTGGAACGAATGACGCCAGCGAAGGGACGGCACCAACCTGGGATAGTGTGAACGGTTGGACATTTGATGGTATTAACGATTTTCTACGTACTGGTGCGGTGCCAACTGTCTCAACTGGTTCTATGATTGTGCAATACGCTAATAATCCCATAGGTTCTATCGCCGATGGGCCTTGTGGTTGTCTTGCTTCGCCGTTGACGCAGGATAGATTCTATTTTTATATAGACGGCACCAGCAACCTAACACTCTACGGCAATGGCAAATATTCTGCTGGTACTTGGATGGCTGGTGGAAATATAGCAATAGCCGGATTGAAGGGGTATAAGAATGGAGCGTTTGATGTAAATATTGCAGCTGGTGGCGAAGCGACACATACAACTGTAGCCGTCGGTTGTTTACATTCTGTCTATGCTCCACCTGATGATTGGGTAAATTTTTTTGATGGAAACATTATTGCATTTGCCCTCTATGATTACACTCTGACGGGACCAAACGTGACAGCACTGGCAGCGAGAATGGCAGCGATCTAACGGAGGAAACAATGATGGATTCAAAAACGCATGTGGTCGTAATATTCCCAGACAAAACTCTGACATCGAAAGAAGTGACGTCTGTATATTGGTGGATGAAACAGTGTCTAATTGATGTGTTCCATTCACAATTTTCCTCAAACCCCGATAGTCTGACCAACGATGTCAATCCAGGTGTCCATGATGCTGTGATGGGAGGATGAAATGGGCTGGTGGGGATATATCGTACTAACAAAGTCGGACAGCATCACTCAGAAGGATTGGGAAGATAAAGTCATTCCTGAACTCTGTAAGAAGTGGAATACAGCACCAAAGTCAGAGAACTGGGCGGCCAGATTATGGCCCCCAAGATTCTCGCATGATAAAACTAAGTGTATTATTGAGTCAACCTTTGATGAGAGAGATTTGGATACACAAGATTTAACACGCTTGCCAAAGTACATGGCTGATGCACTAAATGCCGAAGAATCTGTGACAACAGTAGAGATATGCAAGGACGCACTGACTGACAAAGTGACCTGCTTTGATCTGGGTCATGAGTGGTCAATGAGTGGAGACGCATGCCGGGAATACATTGCAAAAAACAACGCAGAATGGGAAAGGCCACTAGAGTTTGAAGTGTTGGATAAGTGATCTCAGGGAAACCCTGAATGAAAGGAACAGAGCATGGGAAGAGACAAAAAGGATTACGGAATGGGGCGGATCGGCCTGAGAACTTGCTTTGCTTATTTCCTGATGCTGTCGATAATGGTGGTGGCTATCGGGATTACATTTTACTACCTGATCAAATTCTTTGGGGGATAGTCCGGGAGGGACAAGATGAAATTCATATCTGGTTGGGGTTCTGTAATTGGTTTAACGATCATAGCCATGGTGGTACTTCTGGTGCTTTTCGGGGTGACAGTCCAGTATGTAGAGGCTTCTCAGGACACCCCAGCAACCTATCTACAGTGTATTTCATATGAGGGCTGCTGGGTGAAAGACATTCCATCAGGAACGGCCTATCCGGTAGCCTATTCTTATTGTGTGCCATCCTACACCTCTGCTCCCCTCAAAGGAGAGTTTATCTGGAAGTATTTCTACCCAGGCCAGTATGCCCCAACAATCTGAGAGGTTACTCTACTGACTAAGTTGACATAACTGTCCCCTTCTCATGAGCTCATGAACTCCTCTATCATGAGCTCTTTTTTCATGAATCCATGAGCTCATGAGCTTATTGGCCCATGGGCCGATTGAGCAAGGGCTCATGGATTCATGGAGCAAGGGCCAATTGGCCCATGAAATCATGAGATCATGAAGTCATGAATATAAGTGAAAACATGAGCTCATGAATATAAGTGAAAACATGAGCTCATGAGCTCATGAATATAAGTGTTTGATGTAAAGACCATGATGTTCTTCTTGAATTTTATTTTTGATGCCACACTTTTATATGTTCTTTCGTTTTATATATAAAAAGCCAACGGAGAATCTTCAGAGTTGCCTACAAGGAGATCGAAATGAGAGAGAAGATTGTAGTGGGTGTATTTGCGAGGTTGTGTTCAGTCTTGATGATATCTGTCTTGCTCTGCTGTCTGATTTTAGGGACGTGGATTTTTGAGGCCTCAATACATAGCCTTGAGGTCCAAGCTGATGGACCTGTATATCCCGGAAATTATATTGACAGCTCGGGTTACTGGGTTTGTGTCCGGCCTCCCTGTCAGTATGCTCTTCCAGGTGGGGGATTAAATTCAGCATATGACCCGTGGGAATCCTATGGTTCAACTCAGATTGTTCCCAGGCCATCAATTTCAATTGATGGTCAGAATGATTATATCGATATGCCATGGGCATACTTACCTCCATATTCTCAATGGTATTCATCCGAGACACAGAATATCCCTCAAGACCAATTGCTGTATATGGAATCTACAATTCCAGGCCCCGACTATGTAACTCCAGGACAAGCACCTGCACCAAACTTGAGCATCTATGCACACCAGGCTCAGGACTATTCTCAGGGTGTCTCACAACCTCAGCAATTAACGTCTCGGGGTTACTTCGGTCCAGGCTATGATTCATCCTGGATTCCCCAATGAGTGATTTTGAGGTATCTCTTATTGATATAGTGGGGGGTGCATTGCATCAGATTGAGAGAGAGAAGACTCCAATTGTTCGATTCTCTGGACTAAGCCGTAGGCAGCTCGTGCATTGGTTCTTTAACTCAATTGTTAGGATCAAGTCAATAGAGATCGAAATCTATGAGCCATTTGAGGATTGTGCTGAATATTTGGTGCATTGCCGGAGTGGAAGTGAATCGTTTTTCTTAGCAATATATGAAACATATGAGCGTAGTCATAATTTGGATACAGCAGATGTAAGAATCACGATTGCTAACATTGAGAATGCAAAGAAGTATCTGAGTGAGATGTGCAGGCTTATAGATGGTTTGTTAGTTGACATGAACTCTGTTCGTGATTTCTATTGTCTTCGATCTGAGACGTGTGGAAAGGAAAAGAACGCATGAACATGGTCAAGATTGATGGATGGTTTGTAGATATTTCTGACGTAGCGTCTACGGCAAAGCCGTGTGATATGGCTGAGTTGCTGAAAGATTATTCGTCTCGATCTGATCCAAGAGAGGTTGCCAAGTTTTTGGCTGCGTGGTCCTCATCTGATCAGGCACAGACTATTCGATTTCTGCGTAATTTGCTTTTGTCATATGCTGAGACGCCAGATGATCTTATTGATGACAATACAGAGCGGGAACGACATTTCTGTCAGCGGGTGGAACAATTTTGGCAGGCAGGCATGTTATGATGGGCTTATTGGATGTGGATAGTTTTGTAGTGAGTCGAAAAGTTTTTCCAGAATTCCCCAAAAATTTTCGATCCCGTATTTGACTTTACATGTAACATGTGGTATACTGTTTGTGGGTAAGGGCTCCCAGCCCAAACCCGCCACCTAGCAAGTAGTTAGGGGGTCAGTAGAATAGAATCTGGATGGGATCACTGGCAATGATGGGGGATGGTAGACGGCCTGAACCCTGAGCTCGGTCCAGATCGAGGGCAGGAAAGTCAGTAGACAGGATAGCCCTCATTGATGGCCCACCAAAAGCTTTTCTGGGCGATCTACACCACACCTTGGAACTGGCACGCAAGGGATGGTCACTGGTAAATTCCAACCTGACTGGTAAACACTCCGACGACAATGAGGGACCAGGGACCAAACTGGAAACGGGGTCAAGGCACACCACATCTAACCTCTGGATCGACTATGAAAAGAGAACTGCCAGGGTCAAGTTTCCCCCCTCACGGTATACGACTTTTGTATCCGTGATTGCACTGATGAGTGACTAACGTCTCATCACAGCGACATCAAACGCAGGCTATCGCTGTACGCCTGAGTGCAATCACGGCTACAAAAGTCTTTTTGATTCAAAGCATAGGGGGTATGAAAATGAACATGGCTAACAGGTCTTATGAGTTGGTCAAAGCGGGTCTCGATAGTATTTCACACTACACTTCTGGTGATTACGCTGCGGTGACCATGTGGCAGGGGATGTCTCGGTTTGCGTTTGTCGATGACCTGATGCAAAAAATGGGGTTGGATTGCTTTACCAATCACATTACGGTTTACGGGGAACGCTCGTGGATCGTAGAGTTATACAGCATCCTGGACAGGGAAAAACGCCTTGATGCCTCAGTGTATCTCAGTTTGGACGTGGGCACAGCTGATGTCAATTCTAAGGTCTGTGTCTCAATAATGATGTCGGACGATGGTTTTGGTCGTTTCATCTATCGAGCCAAGGTAACTCAGAAGCAACTGGAAGCTGAGATTGCTGTCATCAAAGAGGCAGCCATTCGATTTGAAATGGGGGAAAAATGAGCTGGGAAAAAGAGGACCTGATCCAGACCCGTTACGGCTGGTATCGGCTTGATACCAGTCACAAAACAAATGTTCATGAGGACTACCTCAGCACGGAGCTTTTCTGGAACGAGTGGGCGGCATTGAGAGAGTGCATCCAGAACGCTCTCGATGAGGCAGATATTATGTCTCAGTTGCAGGGTGGGGAAATCCACGATTACATTAGCATCAAACGTCGTGGGGAACGAGTTATCCTGGCTGATCGTGGTCGGGGTGTTGACGTTGAGAGTATCCTCTTAATTGGCAAGTCCGGAAAACGTGGGGCTGGCCTTCGAGGGGATAAGGGTGAGGGTCAGTTGATGTCTTTTCTGGTGTTCACTCGTCTTGGGATTGACATTGAAATGTTTTCACGAGACTGGCTGGCCCGTCCTCGTTTCGAGAATTTCAACGGTAGCGATGCCAACACCAATAAGGTGTTGGTTGTGGACTTTTACCGATGCACTGATACCGACAGCCAAAAGGCTCTCAAAGAGGGTTCGGTCTGGCATATCGAGCGGACATCAGAAATTGATGAGATGGTAGCAACCATCGGGGATTATTTCCCTGAAATCTCACCAGCTGCCAAACGACAGGCCAAACGTCGGAAAGAGCAAGAGCAAGAGGAACGCTGGCGGGAACAGGATGCTCATAGCAGAAAACAACAAAGTCGAGAGCGGAATGAAATCCGTCGGAAATCAACGACGGTCAACAAGCCAGTGTTCCGGCCTCGAAAAGGAACTCCCGCTCGGTTGTACTTGAGAGGGATTTACGTCAAGGACCTGACCGACAGCCAAAAGGCTCTCTGGTCTTACAACCTTGTGGATGCCTCGATTGACAGGGACCGCAAGATGGTCAACGAGCTTGAGTTGCTCGATGACATAGCCGAGAAAATGGGGTCTGAGTACGTGACTCCTTCGATGGCTCGGGAGTATTGGGAGCACGCCAAAGCTCAGGACAGGGCGTTGTATCTTGAGTTCAGAGTGGTCCCCCGACCTCAGAACGACGAAGTGTTTGAAATGTGGGCCAAGGCGTTCTGGAAAGTCTTTGGCCCGAAGACTTGTATCTACACCAACAGCTATGCCGCTGGTGACGCTGCGCGTGAGGGGTGGAACGTGATACCCCTTGACAATATTCAGTTGCGGTTTGCTCTTGACTCGTTGGGGGTCAAGACTGATAAGCAAGCCGCTGGTTTCACCTCTGGCGACTTCAAGCTGGTTGACAAGGTGACACAGCGGGAAACCGATATGATAACCAAGACCTTGGAGATTTTCGATCTGCTGGGTCTCGCTCAGAGCTTCTCTCGGTTCCATGTTGTTGGAACCATACTTGGTGATGAGGAGACAGAGGCCTTTGCTTATGCGGGTGAGATATACGTCACTCGTAAGGCCTTCAAGCGAGGGGGCTTGCATGTCTTGGAGTGTGCCCTGCACGAAAAGGGGCATATTGAAACTCTGACGCAGGACTTTACGCGGGGATTTACTCACTGGTTCCTGCACAACTGGGTGCAGGCGTTACGTGGAACCGATCTCAATCGTCAAGTTGAGATCGCTCAGAAAATTGCAGAACTAGAATCAATCTAAAGGAGATTTCAATGCCACGGATCGTAAGAAATTTTTTCATCTCTGGTGAGGTGGATGGACGCAAGACAGCGATTTCGGTCGGACCCGCCTCGAAAGAGGGGGGGTTTGATGTGCAGTTCCTCATTCGGAGTGCGGGTGAGGTAGCTCAGTCGGTGAGGGTTATCGGTGAGGCCTTCGAGGGGGGTGATCTCAAGCTCACTGTTCTCGATGAGAACGGAAATGACATTCATGTACACCGGACTGTCCGGTAACGTCGTTTGGGCGACGTAAAATAGCCGTCAAGCCCAAAGCGTAGAGAGCTCCGAGTTGGAAGTTGGAGCTCTCTGGTCGGGGATAAGCCCGAGCATAGGATGGGAGTGAAAAATGAATGAATTTCTGGAACGTCACATTGTAGTATGTCCGATGGAAAGACCGACATTTGTGGTACGTTGTCCCCTCTGTGGTTTCGAGACAGAGGTCGATGACCATCTGTCGGAGCACATCCTCGAAAAGCATGAGCTTGAAGCTCGTGATGGGACAGTTGATCTCAGCTCTCTGAGTGAGGATGTCAGAGAGAACATCAAAGAGACCCTGGCTGATTGGGATTTGGATGCGTCTCTCTGCGAGGAAAGTACACAAGAATATGATGATTGGTGTCAGGGGATGGCGGAAAAGGAGTGCAAGAAATGAGCAAAGACATATATGAACTTGTTTTAACGGACTGTAATTTCGAGCGGCTGATAGATGCCTATGAGGCGTTTTGTACATTGTTCTTGGTACAGCCTGAAGTGTATGTACGAGGGGTTTTCAAGAACAACGAGGGCGGAGAAATAGTTGCTCTTTCGTCGGATATCAAGGTCTTGAATGTGAATCCTTTGGTTGGACTTGTGAACAATGGGAACCTTGAACTTGTTCCAAGTAGCCAATGTGAGTGGTCTATGTATCTCAATCGAAAGAGAGGGTTACAAAAATGAAATATAAGTGGCTGGCAGAGGCAGGTATCGCTGGGTGCCTGCCTGGGTTTACTTCCATCTGTGATACCAAGGCAGATGCTATTCAGACTGTTACAGACCTTTTCGACCTTTCACGTTATGGACGTGTTGCCAAGGACCTGTCACAGGCTGGTGATACCGTTTCGGATCGTGATGAGTCGGAACATGATCTGATGCGTTTTCAGGTTTACAAGGTAGTCCCGGCTGACCTGAATGTGGAGAGCTGGGATGAATTGGAGTTCAATGATGATCTCTAATCGGATAGACAGGGCGCGGAAAGCTGTCGAGTTTTGCCACGTTGGTACTGAGCGGAAAGGGATCATCCAGACTGTGTTTGTCCCAGGTCACGAGGGTCGGAAATATCGAGTGATCCTCAAGCGCGGAAAGGGATTGGTCACTCTGGAATGTCAGCGGATGTTGCCCTATGACACGTCTGTCCTATGTCCAGGGGGCTGTAAGACGGTTTGTTACCATTGTATGGCAGCTCTCATCTTTACGGCTCACCAGGCTGGATTTGATACCTCGTTCTGTGAGTCGAAAGAGGATGCTCTCAGGCTCAAGAATTTGCACGAGGGTGCGCTGATGATGCGAGTGGTGAGCAAGCATGCACCATCAAACGGATGTTTTGCTGTATTCGGCAAATAGGGTAGTTCCGGCGACTTTGGAAGTCACGTCCAGGGGACAATACCTCATTGACGCTATGAAGCCTAACTAGCAGACGTGGATATGGGGCTGGCATAGAATGGTCGTAAGGAGTCCGGCTAGTGTACAGCCGTCGCCGTCAATCAATTCAAGCATGGGAGATTAAAATGGAAAAATTGTTTCCGACATGGGATGAAAAGCCAACAGATTCTGGGCGTATGATTGCTTATGTTTCCGGACATTTCCGGTACTGGACTGGGAACTCGTGGAACCAATCCACGAGCTACGCGCATAACGTCAAGATTCCGAGGCTGGGTCTTGACAGTGAGACACGGGACAAGTGCTATGCTGCACTGGATATTCCACAGGCTTTTGATGAGGTAAATGAAATTCTTGAAGACTTCGCTGTCCGGCACAACTACGCCTGGAAGATTTCGTTTAATGACCGCTCTGGGGGCTACCTTGTACTCTATCAGGGTGGGGTGAAAGACAACAAGTCATTTGTCTATCCAGTTCGAGGAGTGGGAGAGATGGACTGGGTGGACGGTGATTTTCTGACGGACTTGGTTGATGTGATATGGGATTTCGATGAGACTTGTCAGAGGGCTGTCGAAGTCTTTGTCGAATTTGCAGTGTCACATACCGTAGTGGAAGAAGAGATTATGGTTTCCAAAACAGTCCTTGTGGCAATCTCAAATGAGGATGCAAACCGCAGGGAGTCCAACAGGCTTTGGGAGTCGGCCTGTCAGTTCGATGGGTACGATCCGGATGAAAAGTTTGTATGCTTTTCGGATGAAAATCCGTTCACCTCTGAGTACAACGCACGTATGATCGAGCGTCTGGAATACAGTCGGCAAGGCGACGTTAAATAGCCATCAGGCCTTGCGCGTCAGGCCCCCTCTCGGGGCCTGGGTTGGAACACAAATCAAGCATGGGAGACTAAAATGGCAAATGTGTTGATTTTCACAAAGGAAGAATTTGAGGCTGCTTTGCCTTGTCACAAAGATACAAGCAAGCAGCTATGGACTTATGAGGGGATCGAGAACAATGAGCACTGCTATTCGATAAACATTCCGGGGGGGAAACCTCATCGGGTGTTTATCCGGTCCTCTGTGGGTCTTTCAGGTTTGTCAGCTACGTGTGGAGAGGATAGCATTCGTATCTGGCTCGAAGAGAAACGGCCTATCGGTATCGGGAATCGAGAGGCCTGGGCCGGTGTTAAGAAAAAACAACGCTGGGTGACACGAGTCACAGGCTGGCAAGAGCGTGTTGTGAATGTTTGTCGGGAGACATACCGGCTTGGAGTCAACAAAGTGAATCTGGAAAGTGCAGCTCCACTTTGTCCGAAGTGTCAAACAGAGATGCGGATCAGGTTCCGCAAATCTGATGACAATCCCTTTTGGGGATGCCCTGGGTTCCCAGCTTGCAGGGGGACCGCAAATGTTAAAGTTTCAGCGGGTCTTTGAGTTGTCCTTGATGGATTTTGCGGGTTGTGGTACAATTGACCCTAGACTCAAGTAGAGTTAGCACAAGCATAGGAGAGTGTAAAATGTCTAGTAAGACAATGGTATGCCCCGCTTGCGGAGCAGAGATGGTTCTGCGGAATGGCCGCCGTGGCAAATTCTTTGGCTGTTCCACATTCCCCAAATGTCGCAAGACCGTGGATGCGGCAAACGGAGCATCTGGGATATTCCCAGTCAAAAAAGAGGTGCCAGCTGTAATGCACCCCCCTACTCCTCAGCAAGAGGAAATCTTTCAGGCCATAGCCAGTGATGATTGCGACGATATTGTCATTGAGGCTGGCCCCGGTTCTGGAAAGACCTACACGATTGTCCAGTCCCTCCAAAAAACGGCTGGTCGTGGAAAGGTGGTCGTGGTTGCATTCAACAAGGCCATTCAGCTAGTCCTTAACCGACTAGCACCTGACCACGTTCTCACAAGCACGTTCCACAGCCTGGGGTTCTCAATTTGCCGCAACGCAGCAAGCGGTCAGATTTCTGTAGACCAGAACAAAAAATACGGGATTGCGAAGAATATTCTGTTCCCCAATGATGCCGACAAGGCAGCTAGGGGAGCTGTCGTGAAACTGGCGAGTATCTGTCAGAACACACTGGCTGACCCGACAGACCAGGCCCTGATGTACCACCTGATGGATGAATACGACATTGGGGATGTCTTGAAAGAAAAACACCAGCCAGCTATGGTTGTCGATGCTGTCCCCACGTTGTTGGCTCACAGTGCAAGCTTGGAACTTTTAATCGACTTTGATGACATGATCTGGATGCCTGTCATCAAGGGTATGAAACCAACTGTGTTTGATTGGGTCAATGTCGATGAGGCGCAGGACTGCAATGCGTGCCAGATCGAGTTGATTAAGATGATCACTTCCCCCTATGGGCGGGTCAATGCAGTAGGGGATCGACACCAGTCGATCTATGGGTTCCGTGGGGCTGACTCGCACGCCATTCCCCGGCTCATATCTGAGTTGAACAACACCTCGGTGCTACCCCTGAATATTACTTTCAGGTGTCCAACATCTCACGTTGCTCTGATCCAGCAGCTGGTTCCAGAAATCACTGCTCGGGACGGAGCTCCGGAAGGAATCATCAATGAGGGCGTGCGTTTGCACGAGATGTATGATCAGGCAAAGCCAGGGGACTTGATCCTGAGTCGGATCAATGCCCCTCTGGCTGGGGATTGCCTTGAATTTCTCCGCAGGGGGAAAAAGGCAGTCGTGATGGGTCGGGACATCGGCAAAAATCTTATCACCTTGATGGATCGGGTTGATACGGAAAAAACCGATGACATGATCAAGGGCCTTGCTGATCACCTTGATGTGGAACGTACTCGGTTTGCTTTGGCTGGCAAAGAGCACAAGATAGCTGCTCTTGAGGACAAGGTGGAAACCATTTTCGTGCTGGCTGAGGGGACAAAGTTGGTCAGTGAAATCGTCCAGAAAATCAATGCGATATACAGCGACACTGCTGAGGGCATTGTGCTCTCGACAGTTCACCGGGCCAAGGGACTGGAAGCTGAGGATGGTTACATTCGTAAGCCGTCCCTCTTTCCTCACCCACGAGCTAAGAGTGAAAAAGACATCATCCAGGAGCGCAACATTCTGTACGTTGCTCTTTCCCGGTTCAAAAAATCACTCTCATTTGTCGAAGGAAAATCACCCATTTCGATCTCATCAGAATTAGTGACAACAGAGGCAGCTGATCCAGTAGCTGCCTCTGAGGCGCAGGGGCTGCTATGAATGAGTTGGGTGAAAGAGTTCATGGCGATCTCAAGAATCTGGTGCACTGGATGGGGGCAAACAGCAAGATGTCCGGTTGGCGCATGCAGCCGGATGAGCTTGAGGGTGAGTGTTGGTTGGCTGTTGCACGCTGTCTTGATCGGTATGGGAAGTCCATAGAATACCCAGAGCTGCTCAGGGCATGCCGACAGTCGATGAAATTTGCCGTGATAGACGCCTCACGTTTATCTGGGCGTGAGACTGAAATGTACTTAGAAGACGCATTAGATACACAAGGGGAGGAAAGTTGGGATGAATCAATTCCAGACGATCTCATCTATACCCCTGAGTTACACCTTGAGGCAATGGAACTGGTAACATCTCTGTCTGGTTCTCTTTCAGATACTGACAGAGATGTTCTGGACGCCATTTTGGGAAAGAATAAAAGGGTTCCTATCTATCTTGACCTGTGGATCAAGCGGTCAAGAGCTGCATTTTCGGGTAGGTCTGTGTCGACGAATATCTACGTTATTTCAAGGGCATTGTGCCTGTCGGAGTGGACCATCCGGAGAAGTTTGAGGCGTATAAAAGCCTCGTCAGAGGCGCATAGGGGGAGAAGGAGAAATGGATCTGACAGACCATGTATCGAAGGAGTTTAATCACGGGGAGTTGGTCAAGGTAGCTGAAATGATGGGCCTGGCTCCCACCTCTAGGTGGGGAGAACGCAAGCTCGTTGATTCCATCTTTGCCAAATGCAAAAAGGATGGGGTTCCGGAGCTTTCCCTTCGGGATGACGATCAAAGGCTTTTCACTGATTTTCTGTTCGTTGCTGAGCTCATTGATGAGCCAGAGGATGCTAAGAAATCAAAGTCAGATGAGGATGCGTTTGACCAAGAGTCTAAGCCGGATTGCTTTATGTTTGCAGATGATAAAGACCCGGCCTGTGGTCGGTGCAAGGTCTATAAGTTTTGTGTCGATGCCCGGCTCAGGAACCTCCCAGATTGCTTTGGTCACAGGTTTGATTTGGAGACACCGGAATGTCAGCTGTGCATCTATGCACCTGACTGTAAGATGGCATAGGAGAGTAAAATGATTAGAGAACTGAAGTACACTGTGAAGGCGTTTAGGTCCATCTTGTCGGGACCTTTGGGTTGGGTAGTTGCCACAGAGGATGAGTGGCGACCAGCTGAATTGATGGATTGGTCGTTTAGCTCGTGGTACATCTGTGCTGAGTACCAGAACGGGCGGCACATCCCGTTTCCTGTTCTGGACGGGGTAAGTGGTAGCTGGTTCCAGAGACGGGCCATTCGAGCAGCTGAGTGGTTGTCAGGAAATTCAGCTTTCCCAAGTGATCCCCCAGACACCTCAAACTCCGGCATGTGCGTTGTAAGTCCGGGAGCTTTGGGCCTTGAGTCCAGTATTTTGGCGGGTTTGGTAAGGGACACCATTGCTGAGGATTGTCATCAGCGTGATGCGGGTGTCCGTAGATACAGACATCCAAATATGCAGAGCTTGCATGAGAATACTAAGCTCGGAACAGAAGTCAAAGAGTCTCTGTACAGACATATGTACGGCGGGAAGTGAGTTGACAGGCAGGACAATGGCACACATCCTAAATCGGGTGTGTGCCTTTTTTTGTTGCTCAAAAAATGGTGTGATTCCGTTTAATATAGTAGGAGAGATTGAATGGAAATTAAAGTGAATGTTGGGGATGTCAATACATACCTCGTCGTGGTGTTTGGGGAGGTAGATATCATGACCAATGCTCTCAGGGCTATTGCTCGTTTTAGGTCTGTAACAGGGGCACTCTGGCCGTCTGAGGTTGTGGTGCATGAAAACAATCGCATGTGTTTGTCATTGCCGACAACACAGCGGAAAGCTCCCTGGAATTTGCGGGATGCCTTGTATATGCTCACGGCATATCCCATCAAAGGGGATGAGGAAAGTGAACGAGTTCCCGTTGTTTTTGACGGGGAACGTAAGCCTGTTGGCAAGGCTTTTAGAGACAGACCACTGAGGAAAGGGATATAATGAAAACAATGGGGATTACGAAAGCTCGTGAAAATTTCACACACCTTGTGACTGAGGCAGCTCAAGAATGTCCGGTTGTCCTGACCAGCCTCAAGGTGCCAAAGGCTGTATTGATTAGCTATAATGCGTGGGTCAGATTGAATGATCAGGTGGATGACTTGGAGGATTTGGTCACATATGTTAATCGACGCAATGAGTCATCGACACCATTTGAGAGGTTTGTGAAGGATCACGCAATAGAGGGTGAAGATGCTACCTGATCCCTGCAAAGAGTGCGGGTTACACAAGACTTGCAAAACGCACATGGTGCCGGGATCGGGTTCTGATCATCCGTTAGTTCTTTTTGTAGGGGAGGCCCCTGGAGCGGAAGAGGATGAAACAGGGGTGGTGTTTATGGGTAAGGCTGGTCAGGTTCTCAGAGAGGCTATCAATCAGTTGGGCCTCTCTGATGACCAGTATCGTATCACAAATGTTGTACGGTGTCGGCCCCCCAAAAATCGGACACCTCGGGCCAGAGAGATAGAGCTGTGCTCTGAGTTCCTTTTTGAGGAAATTAAACAGCATCCCCCCAAAGTTATTGTGTTGCTGGGTAACACCCCACTCAAAGCTGTTTTGGGGGAAAACAAGATTAGTGAGTGGAACGGGCTTGCAGTTCAACGGGGAGATTTTGTGTATGCTCCGGCTTTTCATCCATCAGCGTTCAACTATGGGAACCGGGATCGCCTTGAGGATTGGTACGATGCTCTGGAACAAGCGGTGCGTATTGCTCACGGAGAAAAGGTTCCCGATAGGAATGCTGGCTGGGAGTACATCTACCCCAAATCGTATGATGACCTAGTGGCTATGGAACGCGAGCTGGCAAAAAGTGAGACCATCACCTATGACGTAGAGACTCGATTTCTCAATATTCATGATCCGGAGAACACTGTGATATCTGTCTCATTTGGGATGGATGGTGTGGCCTGGTCGTTCCCCTTGTATCACACTGAAGGGTCGGAATGGTGGAAGGGAACTCGAATATTGTCGGTGGTTGGTATGGTTTTGAACATACTTAGTAAGTCACAAGTAGTAGGGCATAACGTCAAGTTTGATAGGTCAGCTACTCGGAAGTTGTTGGGGCAGGACTTTGTTCCATTTGGGGACACAATGCGTATCTCTCAGCTGATCGACAGCCAGCCAGGAATACACGGCCTGAAGAGATTGGCTGGCATGAAATTAGGGATGTTTGATTATGACCAGGAGTTGACTGATTACACCGACGCTCACCCAGAGGCTAATCCCAAAAAAGGTGGGGACTTCGGGCTGGTTCCACTGAAGAAGTTGCTTCCCTATGGGGCCATGGATTCAGCGGCAACTTACAGGCTGTATCATTTGTTGTTGTCTGAGTTGACACCGGAACAAACTGTCTTGTACAAGCAGCTCATTATGCCAGCTGATGACGCGCTAGCTGAAATGGAATATCGAGGTATTCTGTTGGATACCTATATGGCAGAGCGGTATGAGCGGATATATAAGTTTGTTCGGGAAGAGAAGTATAGGGCGGCTATCTTGCAGGACCCCGACGTGCAGAGGTTTATAGCACGTAAGCAAAAGATTGTGGATATTGAGCTCAAAAAACGTCGGGAAAAGAGTACACGTAAGCTCAAGGACAGAAAATTCTCATTCAACGCAAACAGCACAGAAATGATGGGGGAAGTGTTTTTTACGATCAAGGATCACGTCCCCCCCGCACTGACAAAAACTGGAAAGCCCTCAATGGATGCCGGACTGTTGGCTCAGAGTCCAGTTGCGGATGATCCACTATTTCAGCTCTATCGCAAGTATCGGCTCTATGGGTCGATGCTGTCCAAGTATCTTGGTCCTGCCTCTAAAGGGCTAAGGGATTGGCGGACTTGTGTCGATGGGCGGATACACACTCATTTCAATGTCGGGGGTGCAACAACTGGCCGATTATCTTCGAGTCAGCCAAACCTCCAGAACATTCCGTCTCCGGAAAAAGAGCAAGGGACCCTGCTTGAGAGCTTGCCTATTCGTAACTTGTTCAAGCATACCCATCCCGGTGGATGTCTGGCCTCAGTTGACTTTTCTGGTATGGAATTGAGGATCATGGCCTCAATGTCTGAGTGCCTACCCATGATCAAGGTATTCAGGGAAAACGGGGACCTGCATAGGTTTGTTACCTCAGCTGCGTTTTCCATCCCTGAAAAAGATGTAACAAAGACAAAGCGACGTACTGGGAAGTCGATCAATTTTTTAATCATCTACGGGGGCGGACCTGAGTCTTTGCACAGAAAATATGGGGTCCCTTTGAGTCAAAGCAAGCGTCTAATGAAAAACTACTTCAAGAGGTTCCCCGAAGTCCATGAGTTTCACAATAAGGTTATTGACTTTGCAGAACGAAATGGCTATGTAGAGACACCCTTTGGGCGTCGCAGGTATCTCAGGAATATCAACTCTGTGATCTCTTACAAAAAAGAGGCGGATGAGAGGGCGGCTATCAATATGCCTATCCAGTCTCTGGCCTCTGATATATTGTTGTGCTGTATTGCAATCCTGGAGCGTAAGCTGATAAAAGGTGGGTTCAAGTCTCGGATGGTCAACACGGTACACGACTCCATCACCTTTGATGTATACCCAGGTGAGTTGGATACGATCTTGGTTATGGCAAGAGACATCATGGTCAATATCAAATACTATGCCAAGCGGTACTTCCCTGGTCTTGATTTTAGCTGGCTGAAAGTGCCTCTCAATGTGGATGCTGAGGTAGGGTCCCATTACGGGAGCATGAGCGATTATGAGATACCTGGGGTGGTGAGAGGGAGAGGAAAATGAAATCGAGACTTAGAATTGATGGAGTTCCTTGCACTGTGTTTGAGGGATTGTTTCATACGTGCAAGCTAGACTCGGTTGTTGTTGAAGCCGGACAGATTCTAGTTCCATTTGAAGTTGAAACATCAGAGGGAACCTGTCTGACAGGGGATGCTGGTGATTGGCTGATACGTGTTGATGGGGAATTGTACCCGTGTACGGACAGCAAGTTTAGAGACGCTTGTGGGGTGGTGGAGAACAAAGAATGGATGTTCAAGACATCTATCAAAGGTTATGACATGGGTAAGGGAAGTCAAATGAGTGAACTAACACCCGTATCATTTGTTCAGGATGATGGTGATCACCGATGGCCGCCAACATGTGAAGTTTGCAAAAAAGAGATGGAGTGCGACCATGCTGAAGAATGGAAAGATGGAACTCTGGTCGAGCGTGTACCGTTTGCTACGGGCTATTCTATCCATGCGTCATCTTTCGACTTGGCAACTTGGCCGGAAGGCCGTCGTATTGATGTAACAGACGAAGGGTGGGAAGAAGGCCCAATCTGCTTCGAGTGCTTTAAGAAAATGTTGCATGCCCATGAGATGTATAAAGCTCTGGAATGGATAATTAACGTGGAAGGTGGTGCAGGGCTGGCGGGGGGTGAGCCGCAGATAGGTGAAATGTCGACTGCGATAGATGCTGGCAAGGCCGCTATTGACAAAGTGGGAGTGAGATGAAAAAAATGAATAGCAGAACGGGAGAGAGTGATGGGTGATTGGCTGACGTGGTGTAACGTACTTGACAACGAACAGGTTGCGCGGTTGGAGGCAATCGAGGCGCGAGCGAAGGCTGTGGCTGACAACGAAACAGGTATTGCTGGCGATGCTGAGATACGACTGGAAATCAATGCTCGACCCGACATACCTTGGCTGCTGGAACTGGTCAGCGATTTGGTAGCCAGTATCGAAAGCGAAGTTGAAAATTCAATGGGGGATGATATCTGATGAGTAATGGAGTAGCAAAGGCAATGATGGAGCGTATTGATCAGCTGGTAGCAGAGCGGGATACACTACTAGCAGATGGGCGGACTGTAATTCGTGAGCGCGACAAAGCCTTGGCCGAGTTGGATACCCAGGCTGCCGAGATTGAGCGACTGCGAGGTATCATCAACGAGGCGCACGGCCTGTTTAGCACGATTGCATTCGACTGCGAGGATGAGGACGTGTCCGAGCAGGCTGCCAGTTATGCGGTGCACGTAATTGAGCAAATGGAGGCTTCTCTATGAGTGAATGTCGGGCGGCAATCGTTGGAGCAGATTTGAAGGGTGAGCGGAGTCCACAAGATTTCTACCGGACACCCTCAGAGGCCGTTACGTCTCTCATGAAGAGAGAGACCTTTCCCGGTCTTGTTTGGGAACCAGCGTGTGGTGACGGGGCAATCAGTGAAGTCCTTTTAGATTACAAGGGGCATGAGTATGTACCAAACGGAGGGAAGGGGCCAAAAGACGGGGTATACAGCTCTGACAAGTATGATTGGGGATATGGCGTTCCAGGAGTTGATTTCCTGGGGTCAGTGGATGCTCTTCCGCTGAATACAGTGGATCATGTGGTGACAAATCCCCCTTACGGTGTGGCAAAAGAATTTGTCCAACGAGCGTTGTATGTGACAACAGGCAAGGTTGCCATGTTCCTGAAGCTCACTTTCCTGGAGGGCAAGGGGCGTCATGTGTTCCTGGACCATAGTCCTCTGAGATCGGTCTATGTTTTCTCGGGGCGTGTCAAGGTCTACCGTCATGACATCGAAAATTTAGACTCTAGGCCGACTGGTTATTTTTGTTACGCATGGTTCATTTGGGAGCATGGCTACCGAGGAAAGCCTGAGATTGACTGGATATATGAGGCAGGGATGTAAGGCATGAGAAATTTTATCAAGAATTTGTTTTCTCCATCTCGTTGCTACATGTTCTTTTTTTCCTACACTTATGATGCAGATGGCTTCTCTGGTCAGGGGTTTGGAAATGATCGGTTTTGGATTCGAGGGAAGATAACACATGAAAAAATAAGGGAGATAGAGAATCTTTTGAAGTATTCGATTCCGGAAATTGTACTGCCAGAGAACCATGACAATCTCGATTATTTCAATATTGTCTCTCTTGGATGGGAACGTATTTGGGAGTAAATGCATGAAACTGAGTGTCTCCATTAACCAGCCGGATGAAAAATATTTGGCAAACGGCGACTTTGCTGATGTTCTCTTTTCAGACATACGTGAAGAATTTCTCAATACCCTGGAAGAGCATGGGTTTGTGGATTGCGATCTGCCGTGGGAGCTGCTTGAGTTGACTGCTTGGACTGACTATGGAGCAGGCAAGTACCGTGGAATTATCCGTTGTAGTGATGGGGAATTCAGGGAATTTGAGGCGCAGTATTCCAGTGATTGGTATGAATATTCAAGGGAGTGCGATTTTTGGGCTTCTGTAGGGGATGTTGCACGTTTTCCGTTCCTATTTCGTTATTATGAGTATGACAAGAAAGGTAGGTTAGTTAATGAGCAAGCATCTTGATGATCAGGAATTGGGTGAGCACGATGATGATGATGATGAAGTTCTCGAAAATTTAGATGGTGATTTCGACGAAGGGGATGATTTTCTCGAAGACCTGAATGAGTTTGATTTCACGGTCTCCCAATCCATTGTTACCCTGGGAACCAAGGAATATACTTTCGAGGAGCTTTTTATCATCCACCCCGAGACGATCTCTGAGGCCTTTTCCACACAAGCCGCCAGACTGGCTTATCTTGGCATGGTACTGGCTCGATCAGAGGCAAGTTGGAATGAGGCCAAGACCGACAAAGAGGCTGTCTATGCTACCCTGGATATTAGGACCAGGGAATTGTTTGCAGAGACCGGAGAAAAAGTAACAGAGGGAAAAATAAAATCCACTGTGGCCATGGATGGGGCGTACATAGACATCATGCGGAAAGAGAACGACGCCTTGCTCCAGATGAGAACCCTGAAAGCTCTGGTTGATGCCATGCGCCAGAGAGGGGATATGATGATCTCTCTGGGGGCTACGCTCCGCCAGGAATGGGATATGACTGACGTATCCATGAAAATTGCGGAAGAGGTCAAGAAGGACATCCGGAGGGTTTACGATGAGTCGAGCGAGTGATGAGGAACTTCAGGCGATAATCGAGTATATCCAAGCCAATTATCCAGGGGTAACTGGTTTGTGCAGACATGCCGATGTTATTGCTCAAATTGTCTATGCCATGTCAGCAGGTGAGATTCCTGGGAGCGGTGTGAAAATTCTTGAGCTTAGTGTCACTGAAGAGCGGCCAATGGTCGTTAAGGTGCAACTTGATATCTCAGTTGAACCTATGAGGGGCTAGATGACAAAAAAACGACTGACGTATGAGAACCCTGCCAAGTATGGCAGGATCGACCCAAAGAAGTGGCGGAAGTATCCCGATTATTTTACACAAGTTCTCTGGCCTTCTGAGTTGCCCTCACGGCCTGCCCAATATGGGTCAAATGATTTTCATGGTCGTACTCACCCTGAGATAGCTTTTGTATCTTTGGAGCGTTACACCGAGCGAGCTGAGACTGTTTGGGATGTCTTTGCAGGTTCGGGTACGATTGCAGATGTCTGCAAGGAAATGGGCAATCCGTGTATCTCTACCGACATCAATCCAGTTCGGGAAGATATAGTCAAGGTCGATGTACGTTACTGGAAACCGTCTGGGACTGTCCAAATGGCTGTCGTACACCCACCCTATCTGGACATCGTTAAGTATGGCCCAGAGCCAGGGTTGACCACGGGGGATGTTTTTGATTACACCTGGGACATGGGCCGGGTTCTAAAGAATGTTGACAAAGCACTTGATCCTGGCAGAGTTGTCGTTCTGATTGTGGGTCAGGTGTACAATGATAAACAGGTTGTGATGTTGGATGCTCAATTACATCCTCTGCTTCGTTCTATGGAATATAGGCTATTGGGTCGAGTTGTGAGGAGCTATGGGGAAACTAAAGGGGGTGAGACAGCCGGAAATCGTAATGAAAATTTGTGGAAGTACCGGAGACTGAAAACTGGTTTATGGTCTCTGGCGTTTGAGACAGTTCTGTTTTATCAAAAGCCAAATACCAAATAGTCGTAGGCCAATACGGGCCAAGACAAGGAAAGGAATCATGGCAATTAGCAGAGATGAGCAGTTGGAAGCCCTTCGGAAAAAAATGGGGGGCATTGACATGGGGGGTTCCTCTGGTTTTTGGAGACCTCCCAAAGGTGAACGCTCGACTATCCGTATCCTGCCTCCAGTTGGGGAAATGGATTTCTTTTTCCAAGAGGTCGGGCGTCATTACGGGCTGGCTGATTTTGGGCCTATCGTGTGCCCGAAGTTCACAACGGGGGGTGAGATGGAATGCCCCATTTGTGAACTGAATAGCAGACTCTGGAAAGGCTCAAAGGCGGACAAGGCTTTGGCGGGTAAGTTGCGGGTCAGCAAAAGTTTCTGGATGAATATCGTGGTGCGTGACCCTGACGACGAAGAAGGTACTGCGATTTTAGGGGACCCTGCAATTTACACTCCGGGGACAACGGTCCTGACTGCAATACAGTCCTTGATCAATGATCCTGAATACGGTCTCATCTACGAGATCGAGGAAAAAGAGGGCAAGGACCTACAAATTGAGCGCATAGGTGACGGGATTGACACCAAATACCATGTCAATCCACGCCGGATGGATTGTGCGCTTCACTCCGATCCTGATGTTGTAGATGATCTCCTTGAAAAAGCCAAGGACCTCAGTATTGTCTACCTCACTGACGATTCCGATGAGGATGCTGAGCTGCTTCAGGGCGCGGTGGTTGTGGTCAAGTCATATGACAGGATCGTGAGCGAGTACGGGATTGACCCGGCTGCATCCACGGATGAGTTGGAGAGCCTGATGACCAATGATGACGAAGAGGACGAAAAGCCCTCCCGGACCTCAAGGTCACGACGCTCATCCTCATCTGATGACGTTGGTAGTGACATCAGTCGTAGGCGACGGCGACGTAAGTAGAGAACAAAGGGGAAGTTGCATGTGGTCTTTTACGAGTTCGGGGCAAGCTGATTTGTACAATTGTGATTGCCTGAAAATGCGAGAGTATTTGGCAGACGACTCGGTGTCGCTCACTGTGACTTCCCCTCCCTACTGGAATGCGATTGACTACGGGCGGTATAGTCCTGACACAGAAGAGGATTACAGGACCCGTAGTGATGAGCCCCGTGATTACTGTAATTTCTTGAATTTCCTCAAGGGGGTTTTTGCAACTGTTGGTCGTGTCACCAAGAGCGGGGGGTTTGCAGCTGTGGTAGTGGGGACTGTCTTGAGCAATGGGACCCACTACCCGCTCCCATATAATCTGGTTGCAGCTTTGGATGGGATGGGGGATTGGGAGTTCCATCAGGATATCATCTGGCACAAGTGCACGGCTGGGGTGAAACGAGCTGGGGTAGCAATTCAGCATCCTTACCCAGGCTACTATTATCCCAACATCATGACTGAGTATATCATGGTGTTCCGGAAAAAGGGGCCAAAAATTTTTGAGCACCGGAGTGCAGGGGAAAAGTCTCTGTCGGAGTTCCCGGTAGATGATTTGTTCAAGAAGGATACCGCCAACAACGTTTGGCATATTGCTCCGGTTCCACCAAGGCACTTGGCTCACCCCTGCCCGTTTCCAGAGGAAATTCCATACAGGCTGATCCAGTTGTATTCGTACCCTGATGATCTGATCCTCGATCCATTTGCTGGGTCTGGACAGACGCTGAAGGTAGCAAATCATTTGGGACGGCGTTCCGTAGGCTTTGAGACGGATTATGAGTTCTATAAGTATGCCAGCAGCCGACTAAAATCTCCGTCGAAGATCAGGAAACAACAGCTCGTGGTAGGGTTTGACAAGGTGGATTTCGATGCGTGAGTTCCTAAAGGCAATTTTTATTGTGGGTTGTGCGATTGTCGTTGGACTCACGACCTGGGCAATCATTTTTATCCTAATTTTTGGAAGTCCGTGCCTTTGACGGCCTCCCTAAGGCCTCATTTATGCCCTCTGTGACGTTTTATATCATGAGGGTAGGAACGGGTCTTAGAAAGGCTTCTAGGGGCCTTAGAACGGAAGGTAGCATTCATCCAGTGCATAAGTACCTGTTTTTGGGGTAGTAGTGCCGGGAAGATGCTGCTCGATAGCAGGGGGCTGTGACTGTCGATCCTGCGGTTGCAGTCCCCCTGCATACGGGGTTTACGCTGATGAGCGGTCAAGCCATCAGCTATACCTATCGCCCGGATGCGGTACAATTGAATAGTTTGGTAGACAACAAGTGATTTGGCGTTCCTGTGTCAGTTCCCAGGCCCCCTGATCCGGCAGGGGGCGAAGGAAAAAATGAAAAAGCGCACGGTGTCATTTATCATCCAGGGATGTCTGGCGATTGATTTGGTCTTACTGCTTGTTATTGTTGTATTGGGAAGCCCAGTTGCTGTTGTGACATCGGTAATTATTTTTCTTGCTTTACTTCTGGCCTATGCTTTGTACCTCAATTTGCCCGTCTCCCCTCTGTGATGCCCATTTGGGTGACATGCTCAAACTGAGGGGGTGACTCTAAGACATCCTCTCGGACAGCACAAAAGTTAGATTTGGGGGTAGTTAAGGTAGTCAGGGTAGTTGGGTAGAGCTTGACTCAGGTGGGTGTCACAGAGGAGAGAAAAAATGAAGGTCAGGGTATCTGTTGGAGCAACACTCAAGGTTGGGGATGATTATGTGAAAGCGGTTGTCGATATTGAAGATGAGGTGGATGCCGGGGAATTTAGTATGGTCGCTGAAAGGCTTGACCAGGTCAGAGAGCACTCTGATACACTGGCTAAGGTTGCAGAGAATGCTCTCGTTGAACGTTTGAACGAGGTCATCGAGATAGTGGAAGGTGAAATAGGATGACAGAGAAAAATGTGATTGGTGAGATAGCCAAGGACCTGATCCCAAAGGATGGGAGCTTTCAGGTTGCTACCCTGGCAGATGATGATTTGCGGTGTCAGGTGAACAGTTGGATACCATCCGGCTGCTTGCCTGTCGATCTCGCTTTGAGTCTGGGATATGGGTGGCCTGTTGGCAGGCTTGTCGAAGTCTATGGGGAAAACTCCACTGGAAAGACCCTGTTGGCTGTAGAGGCGATTGTAGCAGCTCAGGCGATGGGAGCCTTGTGCGTCTTGGCAGATGTAGAGACGGCTATCTCAAAGCCGTTGTTGGAAACGTTGGGGGTGGATAGTGATAAATTGATCTATTTCAATCCGTCCACAATTGCTGATGTCTTCTCCGTGCTTGGAAAGACCATGAAATCCAAGGAAAAACGTATGAGTCGAGAGACACCCATGCTTTTTGTTTGGGATTCAGTTGCTTCTAGCACCACAGAAGAGGAGATTTCGACACTGGAAGAAAATCTGGAAAAGCGTTATTTCTCTCCGGCAGCCCGTCAAATATCGGCAGCTTTTCGGGGGGGATTGTGCGGAGAATTTGCTCATCACAATGTTTGCGCCATGTTCATAAACCAGACCAGAACCAACGTTGGTGTGATGTTTGGGGACAAGGTTGTGACTTTTGGGGGCAAGGCCATTGGGTTCTATTCTACAATGAGGGTTGAACTTAACTCGAAGGGTTTGATCAAGGATACCAAGCGCAAGTTGAATAAGACTGTCGGGGTTAATCTGTCGATGACGGTCAAGAAAAACAAGGTTGCACCCCCATACCAGACTGCCAAGTTTCCTGTGTATTTCGGGGAAGGAATTGACAACGCTGAGGCAATTTTTGATTTGGCGTCTGTTTTGGGGGTTATCCGGACATCTGGCAGCTTCCGGAAGATTGATCTGGCAGGGGAAGAGAAAACGTTTCGGACATCGGAGTGGTCAAGCATCTACGATGAAAATTGGGAAGAGATCGACAGCCTTGTGACGGAAACCTATTTGAATCAAGAGGTAGGAAATTCCTCAGTTGAATCTATGAAAAGAGAGGATGAAAATAATGGCGAAGAAGAAGGTAGTGAGTCCGACTGAAGAAGAGAATAGAATCAGAAACACACAAGAGGCCAGGATAGATAATGCAGTCTGGTGTGCCAGGGCAATCCTTCAGGGCCGTCCGGCGGAGTATACGTTGGAGCAAGCTGCCCATGATATTATGTTCCTGGTCGATGTATTCCAAGAGTTGGAGGTACGGAAGGTTCCGATTGCCGATCAGGTTGTCTCAGGGGGCGTAGCCCTTACAGCGGAGTTCATGAGTGTCTGAAATCGTAGGGATATATGTTCTGCACATGAATCGAGATGGCATTGATTCACAGGCACCTGGGGGGCGGGTGGATAATCATTCAATCTACTACCCATCTTTTCGGAAAGCAGAGAGTCGACTTAGCTCTGTGTTTGGGGACAAGCACGACTTTGCGTTGTTGAACCAGCCTGAGATTGGTTGGCTTCCGGATGAGGCTGATATTGATGTTCTGGTTATCCCAGATACTGCCAGTTGGCAAGACATCAAGTTTGGTCAGATGTGGCAACAAACTCATCCTGATACCCTTGTGATGTTTAATGGGAGAGGGTGGGGGATTGATGGCAGATAGTCTTGATGCTGTGGAGCTAGCCAGACTGATTAAGGAAATGAAAGACACCAGGACCCCGACATTTGGGCGTCAGACAATTGTGGGGGTCCCTATTGCGAGTCATCTGAAGGTTATTAAAGAGAGAGACGAAGCTCGGAAGTTGGCGGCTTATTTCTACAGCGCGTTGGAAGAGATCGAGAATGTGACCCCAGGCGCGTGTCCCGGTCCTGGGGTGGATGAGGAGTCTTGCTTTGGGGATACTTGGAATATCTTAGACCGAGTTTTGGGGAGAAAAAGCGACGTTGGGGAGATATGACTGAACAGGGCAACAATTTGATTGGGGGGCCTTCAGAGGGGTCTATCTTTATGGGATACACAGACAGTGCAAACACCTCGGATGGTAGTATTGGCCGTGAGGTTGGGATGCAGCGCAGACTGGATGAGACACGTGCGTTGGCGTCTCGGTTTTACCGTGACCGCAAAGATGCCCGACATCTGGCGTTTAGATTGTCCAGGGAGTGTGATAGGTTACGCTTCCAGTTAGAGCTGGCTACTTGGACCGACCCGATGGACGCTCCGCAATTCTGCGCTCGCTGTGGCTTACTGAAGGACATTGTGCGGCCCGGCAAGTGGCAATGCCCAGAGTGTGACTAAGCTCGCTTGAAAAGGCAATGGAAGGGAGAGTCGAAGAGGGTATGATGGAAAATGTATTTGTACTTATGCACATTGTCTTTGATGACATCAAAGTGTTGGGGGTGTACACCACCAAGGACAAGTTGGCGGAGGCAAAGAGCGAGTATGCAAAGGTCAATGGGGATCGTAATGCCTATACGACTCTTGTCGTTATTGAACGCCAAGTTGATGATATGGAATTGGCGCGGCAGGATTACTGCTGATGACTGATGTGACGTTGTACCATGGAGACTGCGGTGAATATCAGCAACCACAAGGCCGTTGGCCCGCCAACCTGATACTGGAATGTTCTTGTGATTCTGAACAAGGTGAAACTCATTCACCAGATTGTGTATGTGGTATGCTGGACGCGCAAACAGGTGAGTTGAAGACCGGAGATGTAAAACCACACAAAAATGCCGGAAGTTGGAAACAGGGAAGTGAATTCATAACTGGAAGTCATAAAGGTGACACCGGCGGCGCGTCACGATTCTTTTATTGTGCAAAGGCGTCAAAAGCTGAGCGAAATGCGGGCCTGGATGATAATGTCAACGGGCATCCGACCATTAAGCCGCTAAAACTTATGGAATACCTTTGCAGACTAACAGCCCCCCCGACTGGGGGAGTTGTGCTTGACCCATTCATGGGGTCGGGGTCAACGGGTATCGCAGCCGTGAATGAGGGTCGAGATTTTATTGGTATTGAAATCGACCGCGACTACTTCGAGATTGCCAAAAAAAGAGTTGCTACGGTTGCACCGGAAATAAAAACTCCAAACTTGCAGGTAACTGAAATGACAGAAAAAATCCTGGTGGTAGATGGTGGAAATTTGGGACACCAGAGCAAGCATGCCTATTCTGATGTGCAGTTCAAGGGCATGTCTACTTCTGTGCTGTTTGGGTTCATGAAAATCTTGATGGGTCTGATACGGAAACATAATCCTACCTCTGTTATCGTATGTTGGGATGGTGGGGTTCCGTCTGAGCGTCGGAGGCTGATGCCTCAGTACAAAGCCAATCGAGATCATGGAGACGAAGAGGAGTATAAGAGTTTCCTGTCTCAGGTGGATATCCTGCACCGTGTTCTCCCAGAGAGATTTGGGATTACTTCTGTCAGGCGAGCTGGGATCGAGGCAGATGATCTTATGGCGGCCTGCTGCGATCTGCTGGATGTAGAGACCATCCTGGTCACAGCTGACAAGGACCTCTACCAGCTGATAAACACTCAAGTCTCCCTTTACGATCCTCGTAAACGAGCCCTCATTACGCTCCAAAACTTTGAGAAGGCAAGCGACGGAGTCGGAGCTCTCAGTTGGCTCTCGTATAAGGCTATGATAGGCGATCCCTCAGATAATATTCCAGGGGTTGCCGGTGTGGGTCCGGTCACTGCCAAGAAAATACTCAAAGAAGCGGGTCCTGACCTGGGCTTGATTATTAAACGGGCAAAAGAGGGGGAGCTCACAGTGAACAAACGTGTCATAGAATCTCTCCGAGAGTTCGACTCACAAAAGGAAAATACACTGGCTGCTATTTCTCTCTCATCTGATATCTCAGGGGCTCGGATGGCTTTGTTGTCTAGCTTGAGGCAAGGGACAGGGTTTGATCTGACTGAGTCCCAGAAGTTTTTTAGGGGATATGGTATAATCTCCTTGTCAGGGGAAGACATCAGCGGGGCCTTTTCTTCTCTGGTTGATCCTGCACGTTTTCAGTCTGAGTCACGTTTGGAGGCTGTCAGGGTCCCGGCAATACCTCCGGAAAGGAGACCTGTGCTTTGAATTCCAAGGCAAAGGGAAACAGGTTTGAGAGGGAAATTGCTCAGGAGTTGACCGAATGGACCGGAATGAAGATGGTCAGAACACCTATGTCAGGGGCCTGGTCTGGTTGTGATGTCGATATATGGCCCGACTCCCAGGCCATGTATTTCCCGTTTGCAGTTGAATGCAAAAAATCAGAGGGCTGGGACCTGTCTGGGGTTCTGACTGGGGGTGCCTTGTTCCAGGATTGGTGGACCCAGGCCGTCACGCAGGCAATGAGACTCTCTGAGAAGGATGGTCGTAAGTTCCATCCTATGCTTTTCTTTGCACGGAATAGATACCCCGTCATGGTTTGTTTTGATTATTATCTCTTTGGCCCAGAAGAGGGAATGGTTTCTCAAATTCTTTGTCGCGAGTATGTGGGAGAGAGCGGCCTAAAACCCTTCTCGATTGTTCCTCATATTGTGTCCAGTTTGAGCCCCCCTTGTGTTATTTTCCCATGGGAGGCATTTCGTGATTGGCTATCCTATGCTGAGGTCAAGATAGCTCTGGATCACGCTAAAGTGGGCAGGGTTCAGTCTTGGTATCCAGAGTCGCTTTACTGGTTTGAATAGGATAATTTAGGGTGATCTTTGACAATGCTCTAGCTGAAAACTTATTACGAGAATACAGCATACTCAATGACTCTAACGTTTTAGATGCGTTACATTCAGAGGCAGAATCTTTAATCGAGGTTCTTGCCTCTTCTATAAATTATTGTCCGAGAGAGGACCTCATTCAGGTTGGGCATTTGAAAATGCAAGAGTTGGTCGAAAATGATATGTTTGATCCCAAACGAGGGAGCATGCATTCATTTCTCACGGTGTCCTTGAGACGTGCTATGCTCGACTACACAAAGTGGTTTCAGCTTGGAGCTCCCAGTGAGTATTGTGAGGGGGAAGATGGTGCAGAGTACATGAGTGAAATCATGTCCTTCTGCGATATCCCCCCTTTTGAGGCCAGTCGATTTTCGTCGTTGGATCGCTATGTTGTGTCAGAGGCCAGCTGGTACATAATTGAGGCTGTATGTGAACAGGCCAGGGAAGGCTATCGAGGTATACTGAGGACACTGATTACAGTCTACCCAATCAAGCGTGATCTAGGTACATCCTTGTTTCATTCAATTTCTGCTGTGATGCGGATGGAAGTGTCCGGAGTTCAATGGCGGGACAACATAGAGGATGCCCTTGGATTGGCAGTTATTCACGGAGAAAAGTCATTGATCCCTGAAGTTTGTCTGCTGTTTGGCAAGGAAATGTCAACTGCAATAAGTGTCGCTTTTCGAGGGGCCTACGTCAAGTTCTGATGTAGTATTTATTTATAGGGGGTTTGTATGTGGCCTTTTGGGGTTTTTGCTTTCGTAATGGTTCTGATGCTCGTTTGTTCATCTTACAGGAATATCCAGGCAGCGAAGGAATTTATTGAACGTAGGGAACAAACAGATATTTGTTCTAAGTGTGGCTACCCTTACCCCAAAGATGAGATGATGCATGATCCGTTCTCTTCGTCTGGTCAAAAAGTATGCTGTTCATGCCTGACCGGAATGATAGCCTTGGACGCACTGATAGGCAGTGTTGGGGTCGAAGAGGCTGAAAATCTCATGAGCAAGAGGATTTGGACCGTGGGTTTACTAAGTGGAAGTGGAAAGGTAGAGTCTGATGGGGTTGCCAGTCAACGACGTTAAAGAAAAAGTTATCCTCTACGTCCCAGGAACGGTGGGCGGCGGGACCTACTATATCGAGAGCAAACCACTATGCTTGAGTCCCATATCTGAGCTGGGGAAAGAGGATCAATTGTGCTCTCGGGGGGCTGGCTATGGAACCGACCACCAGGGTACAGGACGTTGTATGTACCATGGGGGGCGTCGGGGTGTGACAATTAAACATGGCAGGTATGCCGACGTTACAAAGAAGCAGCTCAGGGCTCAGATGTCCAAGTTTGAAGAAGAGGATGCCCAGGTCAAACTCAATCTGCTGCCTGAGTTGGATGTGCAGAGAGCTTTGCTGGCTGACATGATGATCATGTACCAAGAGGGAGGCCGTCGTAATCCTGATATGGTGCGTGTTTTGCAGAGTATGATAAACGATATCGGGAAGATGGTCGATAGAGTCGAAAAAATGCAGGATCGCAGGGTCCTGACCATTTCGACTGCCAAGCTCATGATGTCAAGGGCCTTGGAGGTAGCTGCTCGATTCATCCCCAAAGAGCAAATGCAAGAATTTATCTTTGCCTGGCGGGAAGAGGTTACTACGCCCCTGTCTCCATCTGGGGAAAATGGCAGGCAAAAGCAGTTGGAGCGTATACACGAATGAGCTCTGAACTGACCCTCGATGATCTTTTTGAGTTTGCCTCTGAGTCTGTTTCAGAAGACCAGGCACCGGAAGTTGCGGTGACTTGGATATGCGAGAATTTTATTGACCCCATAGCAAATACGCATATCAAACTTCAGCCATTCCAAAAACAAATATTGCACCATGCCCTCCAGATTGATCCAGACGGTTACAGCAAATACGACACCGTTGTCTGGAGTCAAATTAAAAAGTCGGGGAAAACTGCTATCGCAGGTGCAGTCGGGGCCTGGATTGCTGAATGCGTAGAGGCTCCAAATGAGGTTGCCTGCGTAGCCAATGACCAGGAACAAAGTGCAGGTCGTATTTTTGCTGCCATGCTCCCTACTTTGGAACGTGTAGGTTGGACAGTGCCTTCGTCTCCAAAGGGGACAATGGCCTACAATTCCAGGGGCTCCTTGGTCAAGGCCATCACCACAAACTATAAGGGAGAGGCTGGCGGCAACCAGGGGATTAGCCTGTGGTCAGAGTTGTGGGCTTACCAGGGGGAAAGATTGAATCGGCTCTGGGAAGAGATGACACCCCCTCCGACCCGTAAGTTCCGCATGAGATGGGTAGAGACATACGCTGGATTCCTGAATGAGTCAGACCAACTTTTTGGACTCTATTCACGGATATTCAAGGACCCAAAGACCGAAGAGTTACAAGACAATGTTGCCAAGCTTTGGGATGATCTTCCGGTCTATGAGGTCATGGATGAGAAGACTCTTGTGTTTTGGGACCACGAGCCACGCATGCCCTGGCAGACAGAAGAGTATTACGACAGCCAGAAGAGGCTTATTCGAGCATCTGCTTTCACTCGCTTGCACAAAAACATGTGGGTGCAGGCGTCTGATGAGTTCATTACAAACGACATGTGGGAAAACTCCCTGCGCCGCGATGGTCCTATGAATGTCAAAGCAACATACGCTCTGGACGGGTCTAAGTCGGGGGACAGCACCGTTCTGGTTGGTACGGTCAGAGTTGGGGATACTGTGCATACCACCCATGTCAAGGTGTGGATACCAAAGGATGGGAAAGAGATAAAGCAAAAGGATGTCATGGAGTACATTCTGGCTTTGAACAAAAAACATCTTATAAGGCAGCCGCTCTACTATGATCCCTATCAAATGGTCAAGCTTGCCCAGGATTTGAGGGAAAGAGGCCTCAAGTGTGAGGAGTTCTCTCAAGGGGTGGAACGAGTTCGAGCTGATACATTTTTGCACCACCTGTATGCAAACGGATATATTGTCAATTGGCCGCATCCGGTAATGAAGAGCAATATATTGGCGGCCTCAGCTACGCAAGAGGGGAAAGATGACGCAGCCTATCGGATTGTTAAGCCCAGCGGGTTGGTATCCGAGTTGAACGCAAGGAAAGTAGATGCCGCTGTGGCTCAATCAATGTCTGCTTACAGAGCCTACCATGATAAACGAGGTGGGGGGTGGGCGTCCGTTGGAATATAAGATGAGAGGATCGTAGAGTTTGTGGTCTGGAGGGGAGATAGCAATGTTGATTTTTAGCCTTTTGGGACTGAGCACTCCCAGGCTTGATATTGTGAATGAGGTGGACGTTGCGGTTATCGGGGCCGTCGTTGCTATTTCAACAGCATTGTGCACTGCTTTAATTCAAGCCATCAAATATTTTCTGGAAAAGGAAAAGAACAAAGCCTCTACAGATGTCAGTCTTTTGCAAGAGGCGGCAAATATACGGGCCTCTCAAGCGGACCGTATTTTAGAGTTTGACGTGCGGGTAGATAACAAGGACAGGGAAATAGATAGCTGGCAGGCATTATTTTATGAGGCGGACAAACGAGCCTCCAGGAGTGAGTTTGAGATAGATTCATTGAAAGGGAGGTTGGCGGGTCTTGAGGCAGCCATAGTAGACATAGATGCCATCCGTCAAGAAAATATTGCCATGAATCTTGAGATTTCTAGTTTTGCGAGTATCCGCAGTGAGGTAGAGAAGTTGAAAGGAGAAAATCTTGATCTCAGAAAGGAAAATGCACACCTGGCGGGAGAGATTGAATTTCTGAAGGAAAAGGTTATCGAGTTGGAAAAGGGGCGGGATGCCAGAGAAAATTAGAGCAATATATAAACGGGTGTTGAGCTGGTTTGCAAAACCAGAAAAACCAGAAGAGGAATCATATTTTTTGGCTTTCAAGTGTGAGGAGTGCGACTCACAACTTTTGTTGAAATCAGAAATTGATTATGGACAGGTAGCTGTCATAGAGTGTGAAAATTGCGGGGAGAATTGGGTCGTGTACTCACCCCCACTCGAAGTGCATAAGGTTAAAGAGTTTGAGCCCGTTTGGTCTCATCTTCCACAGTAAGGAGTTGAATCATGGCACCAAAAAAGCCAAAAGTTTATAGTGTGCAGCCACGGTACAAAAGAGGTGGGGTTCCCCGAGGCTGGTATGTCATTGATGCGATCACTCGTTTGGGGGAAGACTTGCCAGCCTATGGATCCGTGCATCGGGATTCCTATCTGTCAACTCAGTGGATGAATGAGCCTCTGCTGGCAGGGGTTTTTAGTACCTGGGTGGAACGAGTTCAAACTGTCAACTGGAAAATCACTGGGGGACGGAACACAGCCAACTACTATGCCAACTTATTGAACGAGGCGGATGGGGGGTTGGGCTGGTCGTATCATGAGGGCATGTGTGCGATTGATTATCTGTCAACAGACAAAGGTGGTTTTGAGGAGTTGGGTCGATCCAAAGCCAGGTCAACCACAGGCCGGGTCATGGGTATTCAGCATATCGACTCGGTGCGCCTGGTCATGATCGGTGAGGTTGGACAGCGTTGGAGATATTTCCCGGAAGTTGGTCGGGGGGGTGAGCCTTTCAATATTCCGGACGCAAATATTATCCAGTTGGTAAGCTTGCCCTCTGGCAGGGAGCATTATGCCGGGAATGGTGTTTGTGCACTGTCCAGGCTGGTCGAGTCCAAGACCTTAATGTTGGGCTACTTGGTCTACTTCCGGCAAGAGATTGGCAACCTTCCGCCAGAACTGGTAGCTATCATCAATGGCCTACCACAGACTGTTGTAGAGGACAGTCTGAAAAAATACCGCATGGAATTGAAAAAGAAAAACCTGGACACCTATGGCAGGGTGTGGTGGTTGGGTTCTGATGACGAAGCAGTTCCGGTGACGTTGGACATCAAGAGTCTGACGGTCCCCAACAAGTCGTTTGATTATAGAGTCATGACTGAGTGGTGGGCTAAGCTGCTGGCATTGAACACTGGGGAAGATGTTGGGGAATATTGGCTCATTCAGCACTCTGGCAGCACCAAAGCAGTTCAAAGCGTGCAGGCCATGAAGTCCAGGGGCAAGGGTACAGCCAAATATTTGCAGGAAAAAGAACGGCTCTACAACTTTAGGGTTCTACCGTATGGTGTTGTTTTCCAGTATGACAATAAGGATGATGATCAGGATAGGGCGGTAGCTGAGATTCTGTCTCAAAAGGTATCTACACTCTACCAGCTGGCCTCTGTGGGAGTCGAGCAACAGGATTTTGCTTACACAATCGAAGAAATCCGGAGGTTGGCGGTTGAATGGGAAATCGTGCCTTCCGAGTTTGGGGCGGAAGAGGTCCCGAGGTTGGTTGGATCGGCCTACAAACATTTGGTAGACGAAGACACTTATGTAGTGGATCGCTCCATGAAGATGTACAAAGTCAATCCAGTTCTGAGAGGGCGCGAGGGTCGGGAGGCAGAGCATATCTACCATGCTTTCCAGGACCTGGTGTCTGGTAAGAATAGGGAAAGTGCTATGCAGCATAAGGCAGATGGGTTGGAGGGTGGAAATGGAGTCCAAAAGGTCACAGAGAGCCAAGTCGTATCCTAATCCTGGTCATGAGGGTTTGGATGAAAAATGGGGGGGCTCGAAACCACGTAGCTCTGGGGATGAGTCCAGTTCTGCCTCTGTGGATGGAGAGGATCGTAAAGTCTCGGTAGCTGACCTGGCTGACAGGGATAGTGAGGTCAACAAGCTCGGAAGAGAAAATTGGGACGATCTGTCTGATGCAGAGAGAATGTCTCTGATGGACCCAGATGCTATCGACATGTCGATGCAAGATGAGCTTGATCGGTATCGACAGCCCTACAGCTCCCAGGTTAAATTCCAGGGGAAAAAGCTGACCTCGAAGGGCATTGAGGATATTGGGAAAAACGCAGATGCTTACATAGAATCTCTCGATGACGCCTTGACTCCAATCACTCGTGAAAAATTGAACAAGTTTGTCCACGATTTCTATCTTCCCGCTGTGGATGCCTCTGTCTCGGACGGGTCGTTGGAGTTGACAGACAAAGAGATGGATGTGATCATGCGGGGTAACATTGACAAGCTTGTCTTCCAAGAGATTGAATCAAGGAAAAGACAGATGGGTGATCATGGTATCCGACATGTTGTTGGCAATATTGAAAGATCATTCCAAATGATAGATGAGTTGGAGTCGGTGCCGTCGTTGGACCGTCTCATGGTTGCTCAGGCTATGGTGGATCATGATATCGGTTTGACAGCTGGTGTTGCGACTCAATCCTTTACAGCAACCAATTATCACCCTCAGTATTCTGAAAAATTTGTAAGGGCACAAGACTATCCAAACAGGCTTTTTCCTGGGCAAGAGGATAGATTGTACGATATGGTTTTGACTCACTCCGATCCTGACATGGATTGGGAGGGTGAGCCAGCTAGATCAGCTTTGAGGGTATCCGACAACACAGCTCTTTTTCAAGAGGATAAACTCCCAACTCTTTTTGTTGAGATTCCAGGAGCAACCACTGAGTTGTACAGGTTGCAGCTGGCAAAGCAAGCCGGGATGGAACAGGATTATTTGCCAGAGACAAAAAGAAGGTTGAAAGAGTTGGTTGGTGAGTCGGACTTTGACCCACGGATCAAAGCGGAATTGGTCTCAGCAGCTGATGAGGTGTTTTTTCTGACACCTAAATTCAATCTTGGTATGTTGGCAGGTGAGGTGTCTGAGTTTGATTATGATCCAGAAGCGGTTCGGATGGATATTTACCTTACTTCCACCCCAGAGCGTGAGCCATTGAATGGGATATTTGACATGGGTGAGCGTCAGTTCGAGAAATTTATGAAATCTTACGATTCTGAGGGGAGTCCAGATGAGGGTTTGCTGTTGCGGGAAAGGAACTCAGGGGACGCCGTGCTCAGCTTTACATACAATGAGAGCGAGGCTGGTACTTCCCAGGAGCTGAGTAACTTGAACGCCATGAGTATTCGGCCTGTTCTGTCGGCAATGGAACGTCAACTGGGGCCGTCTCCAACGCCGGAGCGTAGGCAGGCTGTTTGGGATGAGTTTTCACCAGAGGTATCAAGACGGTTAACAGATTCAGAGATTGGGGCTATGAAGGCTCTCTATGGTGAGGGGGTTAATTTGACTGGTTTCCCGCTCACTAAGAGGGAGAGAACTTTCATGCAGTTGGAAAGCTTGAAGAGTCTGAAGATACTCGTTAATCTAATGGAAGGAAACCCAGGTCACGCCGACAATTTGCTGCGTTCCTACTTTGGGCGTAGCACAATAAGAGGTATGTGAACGTTATATTGAATGAAGGGAGTCAAGTGAGATGGCTGAGAGAAAAAGGATCGTGTTGGATGCCAGTCCGGAAGAGGCAGACTGGATCAAGACCATAGTTGGGCCGGATGGAAAGACTGCAAGGGAGCGCGATTTGGAGGCGCATGATGAGGCGTCTCGGATGCATGCTGAAGAGGTAGGTCTCTCCGAGTTGGCTGAAGTTCTGGAGGAGTCCGATGAGCCATCTGATTGATTTGATTGAGAGCGCAAAGGTTCTGGTCAAGGAAAAACATCTCCCTGGTCAGCATAATCAAGATGATCATGGAAACTGGGCGGATGGGGGTGAGAGTGGGATGCTTGGCCCTCGGGGTTCTAAAGCAGAGGCCCAAAAGATCAGACACCTGTTAGATTTGTTGGAAAAGGAGAAGGGGTTCTCAATTGATGTTGTTGGTTGGAAGCCCCCGGTCTCTGGGAGCATGGTCTCGATTTACCCAGATCGAGAGAAGCAGATTGTTGACCTTGGAAAGTCCAGTTTTGAAGAGCAGCAGGACTTGATTGGTGATTACGTTGCCGATAACTCTGATTTGTTGGAATTGCCCGATCACTATTTGGGTGGGTGGTTGGAAAAGGGAGTTGTATTTTTGGATGTGTCGGTCAATATCGCCAGCCAAGAGAAGGCAATGAAATTGGGGATTGAGCATAACCAGTATGCAATCTTTGATGTTAAATCCTGTACTGTAATCAAAACCGGGTATGAGGGTGCCAGAGAGGAATGAGTGTTTTTGATGCAGTTGTTTGTGTTGTCGCTCTGATCTCAGCAGTTGCGTTGGTATATGCAATATACCAGGTGCTCTACCCCCGCAAAATAAAGTAGTTTGTGAAAAGGAGAACGTTAGAATGGCAAAGAAAAAGTTGGTCTATTCCAGGGGAAAGGTTAAGTCCTTGGAAGAGTTCAAAGAAATGGTGATCGGAACGGTGTCAGCTCTGACAGGTGCCCCTAAACGGGATGCTCTGACACCAGAAGCCTGGGAAGAGAAGTATACCAGGTACGTTAAGAACGCTCAGAAGGCCCCTAAAGACCTGTAAGATGGATGTAGGTCATTTGATACCTAATTGGCTGTAAAACGCCGTAGCGAGGCCCTGGATGTGTTCTGATTGCTCAAACGATATCTCAAAAACATTTGCCAGCCTATTGCCGTGGTATGCTGTTCTGGTTTTCAAGGAGTCGAAAGAGGAGCTTGAGAAAAAGGCCCTTGATGACCTGCCAGAGTATATCACGGCAATTGCAGAGGGGACGCTTGGCTATGAGCAAGCTATTCGTGTTGCATGGGACAAGCTGAAAGCTCTTCCAAGTGATAAGGCAGCTCGTGAGTTCATAGAGACCCTCAAGCGAGAGTCCAAGCAGCGGTATGAAGAGGTTTTGAAGGCTGTTTTGGAGCTTGATGAGCTCTATCCTGTGCAGATAGAATTCCTGGAAAAGTATCTGAGAGAGCATTATGAGTATCTGGAAGATGCCTTGTTGCCAGATATCATGACAGCCATGTCAATAGGCACCCCAGTTGACGTGAAATCTAAGCTGGGTTCTATGGACTACCGGGTGATTGTGATGTATGCCGGGGCTTTGTGGGGTTTTGGCATGTTGTCTACTATAGTGTTTGATGGTATCCAGTTGCGTGATGCCCTGTCCTTATTCATGTTTTCTGGCCCCAATGATGAGCGGACCTGCACTGGACCTCGGGGATGTGCCCAGCATGTTGGTCAGGTCTATACGGTTGCCCAGATATTGCTCTATGATATTATTCCTGGGCATATGAAGTGCGGGGGGAATTGCAGGCACATGCTATTTCCGATTTTACTTTGGCCTGATTTCAAGGGCAAAACCAAAGTGGCATGTCTTGAGAGAGGATGTATCCGCTATCGGGGTGCAGTTGACAATCCGTTTGGTAAAGGTCTTGATTATGTTTGTGATGCCTATCCTTTTGGAATTCCCTCAGTGATCGTATCAGGAAAGGATAAGCATATGGTATCTCGGGGGGATGATATGGGGATTACATATCTCGGGCCGGAGCTGTGGAGTCCGGGGACCTAGGGAGGTAGGATGAGATTTTTGGCTTATGCTCGTTACGTTTTTATTCACAAGTGGTACGTGTTTTGGGCCTGTTTGAAGCTTGGAGTTCCTATTTGGCTGGCAATTTTTCATGACGCATCAAAGTTCCTGCCCAGGGAGTTTATTCCTTACGCATATCAGTTCTATGACTCGAAGGGTGCTCCTAAAGATGTAAGAGATTCGAGTGGTGCCTATGACCCGAATTCTCAGTCGGATTCGTTCAAAAAAGCTTGGATATCTCATCAAAAAAATTGTCATCATTGGCAGGCATGGGTATCTATTGGGAATTTCGGGACCCTGGAGCCCTCCCCATTTCCGGAGAGATATGTCCGTGAGATGGTGGCAGACTGGATAGGGGCTGGGAAAGCTCGTGGGCAATCTGACCCGTCCGGTTGGTTTGAAAAGAACAGAAGTAGCATGGTGATCCATCCGGAAACGGAAAAAAGAATTGATGAGATACTTGAGGGACTCGGTGAGTAGAATCTTTGAGTAAAAGAAGAGGCAGATATGCAAGAGCACGAGAACGTCCAGTATGGACGGGTGAGAATTTTAGCATTGGGTCAGATGGTGCAGAACCTTTTGGGAGACGATCCCAATACTGTTATCCAGTTGACATACCAGTTGGATGATAGTGGGAATCAAGGCTATCCTCGGTTTATTGAAGTTACTTGCTCAACACCGCTTGCTGTCAGTATGGAAAAGATAAGGCAGGCAGTGGAACAGACCATGGAGGGGAACTGGTTATTTTTGGGGTCAGTTCCGAGAGAGGGAACGGCTGCTGAGGGGGTATTCATCACGGCTACATTCCAACGGCTTGTGACTATAGTTGGGAATACCCAACATATTTGATACATTTTTCGTTCTATCCTATAGGAGAGTTTTACATGAAATTGCTAGGAGTTGTCGTAATTCTGCTGATTGCTATTTTCTTGCTGGTGAGTCCGACCTTTGCCCAGAATACAGATCGCCCTCCGCAAATGCAGGGGTTTTGGGTGTGTCAGGATACTTGGTGTCTTGCTTTGCAGTGGACAACTTCATGCCCACCAAGCGGCTGTCCTGTCGTTTATCCCTTTGGTTCCATAGTTTACGATTGGGAGCCAGTGATTGTGAAGGCACCCGCATGGATACACTATTCCCTTCCACCTGGGCCGCATCGAGCGAGTTGATAAGAATACTGATTGAGTCAAAATGGAACAAAAAAGAGAGGAGCCAGTAGGCTATGGGAAAGACGTTTACAAGCAGGGGAAGTGATCTCAGACAGGCGTTGGAAGCTGTTCGAGAGCAAGAGCAAAAATCTGTGGGTGACCGGGAGCTAATTTCTCGTGACGTTGGAGAATTGGTATGGGAGTATGTGCGAGAGCGGCTCTGGCACCTGAGATGGTCGTCCAGTGTCCAAAAGTACGATGAGAGGATTTCATTTACAATCTCAGAATCATCGAATAGTTCTAGCAACCTGGCCCAGAGAAGGTCAATTATGGCTCGCATGTTTGATCTGAGCGGAGAGTGTACTCTCGGTCCTGGTGTGCTTTTCCTGTGGAACGGGCGTGATTTCGAGGTCGTTGCTCAGTTCACTGATGATGCCTCTTCCACCCTGGCAACGTTAGTGAGTGAGGGGATGATACTGGACAGGTTTCAATTGGGTTTGTGCACGATGGCTCTGAGTAAGAAAGCTGATGGGCATAGCAAATTGCTCCATAGAGTCGATGAGAAAATCATCTACTTGAATGGTATCCAAATGTTTCAGGCAAAGATTATAGACTCTGGTAAGAGCCCTGAGTAAGGGAAAGGAAAAGGAAAATGACTGAATTGATAAGTGAGATCAAGCTGTTGGATATTGAGGATGAGGTCAAGCTGGCTGGGTCACTTTTGGTTGTGGCTCAAGATATTTTGAAGGGTGTGCAAACTCTTTCCATAGGCATAACTCGGGTCCTGGTAGGCTCAGATGACCTTGCTCGTGAGCTGGACGGGGAAGCTGCCCACAAGAAGATTTCGAGTCTGATGGAGTCGGCAAAGAAGTCTGGTAGTATTCTTAATTTCATTGAGGGTCTACCTGCTGATGACCTCAAAAACTTCGGAGACATGAGTGCCAGGGCAATCAATGCCATTATGCTCGATGAGCAAGTCATGGGAACCAAGCTGGCTATTCAGAGCATCATTGAAGCTGAGCGAGCTTTGAAGGCTGCTTGCTCCGAGCTGAAAAAGTCTCAGAGTCTTTTGGAGGCAGTGGCAGAGGTTCCAGGAGAGTTGGAAGTGACAGCGGAGTCCATGAGCTCCGTGCTAGATGAGGTTTCTGAGATACTCTGCAAGAATTGTGATAGAAACGGAGAGCGCGTTGGAGAATCTTATGGAGAGTGCTGAGGTCAAGCCCCAGGTTTTCATTTTAGCTGCGGGTGCTGGTGAACGTTGGCGAAGATCTGTCAGTGGCGGCAATCCAAAGCAGACAATGAAGCTGGATGGTACTACCTCCATCATATCCAGGATCGAGGGGCAGTGCATCAGTCTCGGGTACACTCCGATTGTTGTAACCAATTCAGACCAAATACGGGAATGCACGGGGCATAGTATGCAAGTGTCTCCACAGAATGATAAGTTCACTGTGGAGACACTTCTTTCATGTGAGTCCTGGTTTATACATAGAAATGTCGTGTTGCTGGGGGACGTTGTTTATTCTCCGCAAGCTATCCGTAAGATATTGACCAGTCAGAGCAGCCTAAAATTCTTCGGAAGCAAGGATGAGATATTTGGACTCATATTTGAATATAGTCCCGAGCTCATGGACAAGTTGAAAGCTGTCTGGCAGGTTGCGGAGGCTGGTAAATGCTCTGGAATCCTATGGTGTCTGTACAGGTTTTTAGAGGGCTTTGGCTACCAGGACTATAAATTTGGATCACTCTATGAGTTCATAGAGGACGGGACAGATGACATTGATGAGTGGGTGGATTTCAATCGGATGCGGCATGCCTATCAATCCTTACGTGTGAAGTGGGGTGAGGTATGATTGTAAACGAAGATCGTACAAATCCAGTTCAAGTAAAACAGGCTGAATGGCGAGGCCAGAGACGGCTTGATATTCGTCATATTTTCTACCGTGAGGATGGGGAAGTATTTCCAACCAAAAAGGGGGTAGCAATCCCTGAAGAGGATATACCCTCGTTCATCGAAGCTATCCAAGGGGTTGTAGACGAAATGGGGACGCCCGATGAGTGAGGCTGGTAGAGTTGGGGATTTAGAGGTACAATAACAGAGGAGGTACAAAACATGGTTATCGCAATAGGACCAAGGAGTCAGCAGGGACCAGGTGGGGGCATTGTGAGGTTGGACGTGCCACTTGCGACAGGCGCGGCTGTTTCTGATGTCATAGACCTGGAAGAGATGATGGCCGTTGGAGTTATGGTTCCTGTGGGTTTTGTGGGGAATGAGTTGTATTTTGAAGCTGGTTTTGGGCGTACAGGTGCTTACATGCATCCGCTCTATGATGATGCCGGGAATCGGATGATTGTAACCTGCGGAGCAGACAGGTATGTCGACTTTGAGCATGATGCTTTTGATGGTGTGCGTTTTCTGCGTATTCTGACAATGGCCCAGGGTTCTGAGCAGGTCCAGACATCTGATATTGTCCTTCAGCTTGCTTTGAGACGAGCTTTGTCATAGTTCATGGAGGTGATCTATGTTACTACGAAATCAAGACGCGAGTTCATTTTCCAATGGGTTTAGCATTACGCCCTCAGATGTTGCGGAGATCACAGAGACTCGTGGAATCTTTGTTGGGGTGTCTGGAAATTTGAGGGTACAGACAGCTGGCGGAGATGACCTGACATTTGCAACAGTTCCTGTCGGGATATTTCCCGTCAAAGCTATAATGGTGTACGCCACCAGCACAACTGCCTCCAGTCTTGTGGGTGTGTACTAATGAGATCACGTAGGGGGGAATAGTATGATTCAAATGGATAGCGCACAAATCAAAAATTACATTGAAGCTATCGGTCCCTGGCATTACTGTTGGAAGCTGCCCTCCAACCATTTGACGGGTGATAGTGCACCAAACCTGATCCCGGAGAAGATGCCCATGATGATTGAATCTGGGGCGTTTGCCAGGGACAGCTACCCAGAAGTCTTGGACCTGGGGGCCAACTCAGGCTATATTTCCAAGTGGTTCGTAGAGAACAAGGATAGTCACGTCCTGGCTGTTGAGCGTGGTGAGAAGTTCTGGCTTCAGCTGAATTTCATTGTAGAAGTCTATGGGCTTGAGTCCAGGATTGCAACAATGAACGCACCCATTGAAGCTTGTGCATGGATGATCTCTGCGCCCTATGACTTGATCATATTCCTGGGGACTTTACACCATATTCAGCGCAAGCATCATGACAAGATTTTCGAGCACTGCTTTCAGGCACTTCGGCCTGGGGGTGAGATTGTAATCCAGACCAAGCGGGAAGAGGATGTCATTCAGAAGTTTGAAGCTGCTGGCTTTGAGGACGCAGACCTGCTTTACTGGAGTGACAAACAGGAAAGAGGCGCATGGGTAGCAAAAAGACCAAAGTAAGTGCCAAGGAATTGAGAGTCTTGTTGGGCATTGAAGATGATGATGAGTTGGCAGTCCTTATGATGTCAATTCTATCCCGGCAAGTTGTCATGCTTCATTATTTGAGAGGCATGTTCCATCTGCTGGAGTTCTACAACCACGCTTTCGACACCGAGCATAACATGACTCATTCCTACAACGGCTTGCGTGGTCTCCTGGATGGGCTTGAGGAGACTCTATGGAAGCATGTTCCACCTCGGGCTGCGATCACGCCCCTCTTTAACTGGATTGAAGAGGGAGAGTTGCCGGAGGATATGCTTGAGATATTGAAGTGTGATCGACATGGCAGGAAATTTGGACCCAATGATCAAGAGGGAGAGCTCGGGAATGACTCATTTCGAGCTGCCATGGGTATGGAGGCAACGAAGAAAAAGCCCTGATTCTAAGCCTTCTTTCGTTCTATAGAGTAGGAGTTCATTAAATCTTACAAGGAGACAAATATGTTAAAGCGACTAGCTTTGAAGCTCTTCGTGGCGTTAGGTCTCGAAGAGATTGTGTTGGAAAAGACACAAGAAAACGTCAAGGACTGGGCATACCGCGCACTTTGGGGGTATGCCGGGGGTGAGAACAACTATTTCCTGGCGGATGACATTCTGGCCCGTTATGCTCTTCAGATGCTATTGGAGCTGGAAACTAAGGCACTGTTTGAGAAAAGATATCAGGAACCCATTTCACCAGGATCATTGGCAGAGAGTGCTCAAGGGGGGATTGACGTTTGGGATTTGAAGAGGGGGAGGGTCGAGGATGATGAGGACTAAAGCCAAGTCAATTGACAGTGATTGAAGTAGACGGCCCGGTAGGGCAAGGAGACAGTATGTCAAATTTACATGCGTTAAAAAATCTGGTACATGAGGATGAGGCATTCATGTTGTTTGAGTCGTTTGCGGTGTCCTCACATTTGGTCAAAGAAAACGTATACCGTTTCCGTGGTTTTCAGTTTGATACCATGGAGAATCGAGAGCTCTTTTCTCCGCATGGTGATGATCTGATGCTGGTTTTCCGCCAGCCCTGGAACACGACAGAGCCCGTCAGTACAGTGGCTTTCATGAAGTTGCCGTACAATTGCAGTCCCGAGTCGGATGAACTACAGTATTTGGGCAGCTACCCGCTCAATATAACAGACGTGGTAAGACAGGCCCATATGAAGCTGGTTCCAGATGAGTTCATCGGCAAGGTCAAATTCATTGATCGGAATGAAGGCCAGCTGGGTACGATTGCCCGCTATGAGTTGGAAAAGGACTCATTGCCGACAGTCAAAGAACGACGCATTTCAGTGGTGAGTTTTTTCACACCAGGATCGGGGAGCGACGGAGAGCCTACTATCAATCGAGTCGAGCTTTGGACCGGAGAGGGAACCTACGCGCTCCAGAACGAAGAGAGGTCCCCATTGCAGCTGGCTTTGATCCTGGAATATGCTGTAAGCAACACAGAGGCCTTATCGTATTTGATGTGTCGAACAGCGTTTCCGATTTATGATGAGCACTGCAAGTCGCTTGGACTTGATAGCATGGCGTAGCTTAGAATCAAAGCCTCGTAGGGTCAGGGGAGTACCCCAGCTCATGCAGTATTTATATGTAGGTGTGACACGCATATAAATACATGTTATGTCAACAATGAAGCTGCTCCAAGGAACCGATAGTGGAGGGGGTACACTAAGGAACCTATGAGGCTTTCAATTCTTTCATGCGGTTCAATCGTTGTAGATGGATCAAATGGCAACAGCAGGTTGCTATTTGGAGTCCCCGATGGTGTCATTCATTCCCTCAAAGAGAGTGGCATGGATCACCCGACCATGGCGTTCACTACTTCCATGAGAGCCCCAGGTGTCGGGTCGATGGAACAAGCTATCCCCATTTTTCGAGAGAGCCCTTACAGCAACGGAGAGCTCAGTGCATCCCTCATAAGACACAAACATGGCAGCGACTATTGTATTGAAGCTGACGGCGCAAAGCTCCTTTTCTCCGAGAGGGGCGATGTCTCAGTTTTGGATACCGCGAATTATGACCTGGCAATCATCAAAAACAAACATAGAGCTGACGCCCTGGGTGAGCACGTTATCACATGGCCCTGGCCGGATAGCGAGGTATCAATCGTGGATCACGACGTTCATTTTAGTTCCACGGAAAAGGTTTGGGGAAGGCTATCAGAGGTCCCCAGCAATTTGAAAAAAGTAGACGGCAAACCCTTGACTCTTTCCCAGGCCAATTGGCTGGCAAGTGCAGCGGATAGCATTGAAGCTGACGGAGATGCCAAAGAGCCGTGGGCAATCGCCATGTCTCAATTCAAAAAAACCTTTGAGAAAACAGAGGATGGTTGGCAGAGAACCGAGTGCCTAACCGGACAGAGAGATAAGGAAACCGTCGGAACTGAAGCTGACTTGCAAGAGACAAACGTAGAGAGTGAAGGAACCTACGAGACAGAGCAATTTGGAAAAGTCTCAGTTGACAACGTGCGCCGGGTAGAGATGGGAACCAAGCGCGGTATGACTGAAGCTAAGATTTTCTCAAGAGACGGTAGAACAACCACGACTCTTGTTGGAGGCGAAGCTGAGAATTTCCTGGACTGGTGGAACCAAAACAAACCAGAAGGACCCCAGAGTTCAAGAACCAATACCCTGCCGCCAGCCCCTACCGTAGTTTCGTCTCAACCAAGCCCGTCTCAAAAGGGAGTCAGGCCAAAACCCCTAAGAAAAGCGGTTGCTGATTCTCAGGGAGCCCAGCAACTTGAAACAAAGCCAGAGAGTGAAGTTGGTGTTGAAGATGAAACAACGCCGCAAGAGGAGCCAGAGCAAATGAAAAAGGATCCAAAAGACAAATCAGAAGAGGCCCTGGCAGAAATGGCAGACGAAGAGGAACCTGATTTCAAAAAGGATTCCAAACCAGATCAATCAAATGAAGCTGACACAAAGCCCTCAGACGAAGAGAAGCCTGTAAATGACACAGAAGAAAATCAAGATCAATCAGTGGATAACACCGAAGAGAAGCCAACAGAATCAAATGAAGCTGATGAACCTCAGCCAAAGAAGTCAGCTAAGCCTACTGAGAGGCCCTCAGACGAAGAGAAGCCTAATCCTGAAGGGAATTCCTCTGAAGAGGATCAAGAGAATGAAGCTGACAGAGAGCCTAATCCCAAAGAGGATAAGAACAGCAATCAATCAGGCAAACCAAAAGTCCCGGCTTATCTTACAGAGGGAGAGACACCTGAAGCGCAACCACTACCAAAAGATACAGATGAGGACCCAGATCAGTCAAAGGGAAAGAAGTCCCCTGAGAATGAAGCTGACACAAAGGCAGATAGTGAGCCAGAGGATGAAGACATAGCAGATAGAGATCAAGAGAAAAAGGATCAATCAGAAGAAGAGGATTCAAGTAAGAAAAAACCCACAAAGAAAAAAGCAAAGGAACTACAGGCTAAGGAAAGACTAGAGAGAGCCTGGGTAGACAGAGACTTTGAAAGCATTGAAGCTGAGAGAGTAGCAGAGAAGGCAGTAAGGGAAGTACAGGAAACAGTAGGGGAAAGCATTGGAGCTGAGAACGTAGGGGAAGTACAGAGAGTAGGGAAGGCAGAAGGAGTCACGGAGCAGGGAACAGAGAGAACAGAAGAGAACACGGAGCATGGAACAGAGAGAGTAGGGAAAACAGAAGGAAAAGAAGAGAAAACAGAAGGAATCACGGAGCATGTAAAAATCAAAACAGAAGAGAACACGGAGCATGTAAAAATCAAAACAGAAGAATCCCGCCCCGCAGGGCGTGTGCAAAAATTCACAAACGCCAATCCGGAACACATCGCTCAAAAAGAGGGGCTCCAGGCTACAATGGATCGCTTTGCAGCCACCCTCCGGCAACAGTTCTGGGCCTCCGACATTGAAGCTGACACCGTTGACTGCTCTGGCACTTACAGGCCCTGGCTGGTAGAGTTGGAGCCTGGTCTGGCCTACGTGGAATTGAATGGGGGCTACTTTGCGGTCCCCTACACAATAGAGGGATCAAAGAGAGAAGATATCAAGTTTGCTCCCAGAGAGCTTTGGTTGGATGCCGCCAGAACGTGGGGCATTGAAGCTGATGAGGCCCAGATCGACGCACTTTTGACATTCTACGCGCCCACAGGTGAGATACCTAAAATGGGCGCAGTGATGCTTGGAAAAGGTGAAATAACCAAAAACAAGGCAGGCCTGACTGCTACAGACTACCTGGCAGTTGAAGACCCAGACAAGCCTGCCACCTGGAGGCTGCCTGTGGCCGTTAAACACGGGCAACCAAGCCCTAGACTAATGAAGGCGGCTGCGGACGCTCTAGCAGCCCCAGGGGGCTTCAGGGGCAAATCCTATGAAGGTCCTAAAGCAGAGGGAGCACGAAAGAAGCTCCTGGCAATCTACAACAAGCTTGAGTTGGACGCGCCGGGGAGCCTGGCCCAGTTCAAGAGTATTTGGGAGAACGCTCCCAGTTATGAAGACTGGCAGGCAAGCAAAAAGGGCTTTTCAGACATTGAAGCTCCCAGTTATCTTGAATGGGGAGCTGAGCATGGGGACCTCATGGCCCTGGCATTCTACCCAGACCTCATGGACGTGAGTCGCACGCTTGAAGAAAAAACGGTAAAAGAATGGACAGAAGAAGGCCCCGAGAGACGTTTGGGAGACGTGCTAACCTCAAGTATCCACAAGGCGTTTACCACTGAAGCTGACAACCTATACGGAGAGGGCTTTATGAATGAAGAGGAGAGGATCGCCCTCAGTTCCGCCATAGGCGATATGTTAGGGCTATTTAGGGAAAAGGCAGACAAAAAAGTGCTAGAGAGGCCGCTCATGACCACGACCAAGATTCCATTGAAGTTGAAAGAATATTGCCCACAGGCCCCAGATGAAATAGAGGGTATTTGGACTTCAGTTTGGAAAGAAGACGGTAAGTGGAAATGGGCAGCGATTACAGCTGTTTCCATGTGGGATCGCCAGGGTGAGTTTTTGACCCACAAAGCGATTGACTGGGCTTTGGCTATGTCAAAAGTAATTGGCCCTGGCCCATTGCGATATAAGCATATTCCCGGCCTGGACGGAGGAGATTGTGACCGTCAAATTAGAGTCGGGGATTATCTGTTTGAAGCTGGGACATTCCGTGACAGCCCCATAGGACTGGCTATGAGGACTAAAATGCAGAGTGACCCTACATGGCAAATATCGCCCGGACTGGCCTTCAGAGCTAGTGACCTACAGAGAGGGGTGTATCAGAGAGCCTCGATATTTGAAAGGTCGATTACACAATCCCCAGCTATTCCGGCGACAGCCATCCTATCTATCACGCAAGGAAATGAGGACATTGAAATGGCCGTTAAGGAGTTGGATCAGAACGCTATTCAAGCGGTTGCAAAAGAGCTTGGCCTGGACGTAGGCTACGTGGAAGAGCTCCACAAACGCAGCCTGGCAGGCACGGGTGATCCTCTAGGATTGTCTGAATTCAAGGAGTTTGTGGCCTATAAGGCAGGTAAGAAGGCAGACCCGCCAGCAGCCATACCCCCTGAAGAAGAGGACATGGAAGAGGACGAAGATGAAGAGGATACCAAAAAGAAGCCCTCCAAGGAGAGTGAATTCTCCAAGGTAGTAGGCTCCATGAAGAGCGTGGCCCCGAAGCTCACACGCGCACAACGTGAGCAGTTGGCTAACGTGCTTGACCCACGGCATACAGCTACCAAGCACGAAGAGGACGGAGACCTGGCAGAAATCAAGCAAGTGCTCAAGCAGCAGGCAGCTGTGATGGGCAGCCTGGTATCAGCCGTATCCGACCTCCAAGAGGTAGCAGGGACGCAGGCAGGCCTACCACGCAGCCAGGCCGCACAATTCATGGTAGCCGCCAAAGAGGACGCACCGGCAACGCAAGCAACCGACCAAGAAATCCTCGCAAAGCTGGATCAAATCCAGCAGGCCGTAAAGGCCGTCGAGGCTAATCCCCTGGCAGCAGGGGGTAACGTGTACGAATTGTTTACCAGCGACAAGCTGAACCAGCGTGGGGCGTAGGGGGTAGAACGTGCAGGGTATACAGGTAAGGGTGAGCGATAGCAGGGGTAAGGGGGTCACAGCTGGGCGTAAGGCAGGATACCAGCTAAGCCACCACCCAGGCCCAAATCGCAAATCTCGTGGAAAAAGTGGACCCCCTTACCTACCGCACGGATTTCTCTCAAATTGCGAGAGGGATGAAAATGTGTAAGAGACTTTACATAACACACGGTTCTCTCCCACATTGCGAGAGGGGCAGTAATGAGCAAGGCACATAACACACATCCCCCCCACGCAAGCAACGGTAAACTTAGCATATAACGCAACGAGGTGAAAGATGCCTGGACAGGGTTTTAACAGTAATCCGATGGTAGACAGTTCGTTCATTCAGTTCATGAAACAGTTCATTGCTGAGTCAGAAGGCAGTGATCCGTTTGCGACTACCATCCCCAACGATCCGGCTCGGACCATGACCTGGACTGAGTACCAGAAATTGCGAGACCTGGGTCGCCTGAAAGAAGTCAGAATCAAAGAATCGGCCTTGACCCCCACGGGCAATACACTCTACGGGACAGGTGGACTCTTCGGCCTTTGTGGTCCTGATGACATAATCGGCCTGGTCATGCAGGATGACCCGCTGGTACCGTGGATTGGCTTTGAGCCTGATACGGCCCAGGAGAAGTTCGTCAAGATGTGGACCTACATGGATGTCTCAGGGACAGCGGCTGGCTCAATTGGCACCACTGTCTACGGGGATGCCTGTGATGATCCTCCAACTTCTGAGAAGGGTGTTTGTGAAGTGTACCAGGGCGACTTTGGTACCTTGCGTGCCTGCGGTGAGGCAGTGAAGGTTGCTGACTTGGCTTTGCGGAAATGCGACAAACAACCGACTTACACCGTGCCGCTCGAAGGCGTCGGCAAAGTCCGGATTGACAACGATCTCGATCTGGAAACAATTGCAGCCGCCCAGGTAGTCAAGCACGAAGTCAGTCGTGAGTTGATCACAGGCGACAAGAACACCACCGGCCAGTTCGACGGCCTGACCAATCTGGTCAAGAGTGGCTGGGCTTCCATCAATGGAGATCGCTGCTACGGCATGGACTCCGTTATTCAGGATTGGGAGAACGACACTCTGACTGGCGCGGTCAACGGCCACGGCTCGATCATCGGCAAGGTCAGAGACATCTGGCGACGTATCAAATGGCGGATTCAACAGACTGGCATGGGGCTTCCGAGTGAGGGTGATGTTGTTCTTATGATGCCCTCGTGGATGGCCTGGCAGTTCTTGGATGAGTGGGCGTGGTGGACAATCCGCACAGGAGCTCAGTACAATGAGGTCTTCCGTGATAACTACGCAATGCGCGAATTCCGAGAAAAGCATGCCAATGGACGCTTTGGTGGTGGATACATTACCATCGACGGGTTCAACATCCATATCATGCCGCATGACTGGATGGCAGTTGACCAGACTGCTCCCTACTTCTGCTCTGACATCTACCTTTTGGTAAGAGGATTTGGTGGAAGACGAGTGATGCAGGGTCAGTTCGTTCCAGCAGATGTCGGTTCAAGTGCTGTAGCAGATGTGGCTGGTTACAGGTACTTCAATGTCGAGAGTATGCAGAGTGGTCGTGCATTGCGCTGGACAAAGTTTGACAATGCCTGTGTCAGTCCTTGTTTGCTGATCCGACCTCGTTTGTTCATGGAATGTCCATGGGCTCAGGGAAAAATCGAGAACGTGTGTGTAAGCACCCAGTTCGATCCTCAAACTCTTGATCCTCAGTCGGACTACTTCATCGAGCAGAATCCAGTAGTCTCGACACACCATACTCAATACTGGTACGAAGAGGGTTCTGGCTGGTTCCATTGAGTTAGCTGAAGTATCCAGCTAACCACCGCTCAAAGAGGGGGATGGGGAGTAAATCCCCTCCCCCTTTTCTTACAGATTTTAGGGGTATTCTCTGAGTTTTGACGGGGTTTTCTATGATTGCTACTACTTTACATAAGAGTTCTGCGCTAAAACACCTGCCTGGTCAGCACGAACAGATTTCACACGGGAATTGGGCGGAGGGAAGTGCGAGTAAATACATCACAAACGCAGATTCAATGGATGACGCCCTCCGTCAAAAGGATGTATTGTGGAATCCAAACCCAGATGGACCGGGAGTGTATATAAATCCTCCCTCGATTGAATCCTTGCTCAACAAACCAATGGAAAGAGGTGTATTATCGAGCAAAGGAAAGACAGTCAAGGACTACTTGAGAGATTTCCTGCCGTTGAAGATCATCTATGATCCAGTCACTAATTCAATAATTGCTCCAACCTCCGGTGAGCAGACCACTCATTATGACGTTGCTGCGGGTGTAGTTGGACACACCCCAGGACGTGTGCTTGATGTAGAGGACAATGAGACGTATGCAGCAATAGTCGGTCTTGTGTCTGAGTTGGAAGACAGGTCTGTGAGATTGGTCCTGACAGGGAACTCAGCTGGAACTCCTGATTTCATCCAAGTCAACATTGAGTCAGCTGGAGCTGTGGGCGACAAGGATAAGGCCCTCAAGAATATCTATGAGGCACTGGACAAGATGTCAGAGTTGGGTCTTCCAAATGACCTGGAAGTTGAAATAGAGGATAGGTCTGGAGATACAATCCAGACTTCCATCAAACATCTCCCAGGCCAGCATGAGCAAGAATCTCATGGAAACTGGGCCTCTGGAACAATAGAGCACCCCTCCTCAGAGCTGCCAATTCAGTCTGAAGTGAGTGATGCCGCCAGAAAAGCTTTGACAACCGTTGCTGACAACATCCGAGACAAGGAATGGGAAGAGTTCTACTCTATTGATCCTGAGACAGGGCGCAATCGGTACAATGCTATCGGAACAAGGCTCAGCTGTAACATTGGGCAGGACCTTCTATCATTTGAAGGCACCCTTGCGATTCACAACCACCCGCTGGGCAGCTACACGTTTTCAGCTGATGACCTCTTGGTGTTTGCAAAAGCGGGAGTAGCCGAAGGAATCGTCGTAGGCCGGGACTACTTTGGGAATGAGGTTTTTGCCAGCATCGCGCCCAGTGATGGTGATATAGCATCGTGGCCTGACCCGTATCGGCTTATGGAGAAGTATCAAGACCTCAATCATTCTATTCATTCTGAGCTTGAAAGAGAGTTGAAAGGAAAGGGGTACTCTTTCCCCGAGATCAGGGGTGCTGTTGCAGACGAATCAGCAAGACAGGTGGCCGACTATTTTGGTCTGAGTTACGTGTCACATGGATTTCCAGATTTGGATGCCATGAGAAGTAGGGGTCCGGCCTCCAACGAAGGACAAGAATACTTTGATAAGATGGCAGAGTCCAGAGATGCGTACCTTGCCCGAAGACCAGAAATCACAGCTGAGCTGCAAGAGGCCCGTCAAGCACTATTACAAAACAAATACAGCGTTATCAAACATCTTCCAGGCCAGCATGA